GTAGGTTGCTGTCGGCTATCCTGTTTGCCTCGTCCTTGGTGCAGGCGGTGTATTTACCAGCGATTTCCCTATAATTGATAGTCTTAGGAGTACAGTTGCTAGGACAGTTTGTAGCCTTAACATTTCCCCATCGGTCATCATTACCAACCTTTGCAGAACAACCCGCATCCGCTAATGCCTGAGCTTGAGATCTAAGCGTCTCTATCTTATCGCTAGCCTGAGCGTTGGCAGAAGACGTGCTAGAAGCGCATATAGATCCAGAAGGTACACCCTGATAGGAGATCGTTACTCCACAAGGTCTATCAGATGGACAATTCCTACTAGTAGCAGATCCCCCTTGGAAACCGATATCATTACAGCAAGCAGATCCATAGCTTAGATATTCCTCTCTTCCACAATCATTTCTATATAAAGCTACACTTTCGCCAGATCTACACTCAGCCTCTCCTATTCTACTCCAAGAATCAGGATCACAACAGCTATCACAAGAACCACCTGAACATCCACAATCGCAAGACTCATGCAACCTGTTCTCAGTCTCGTCAGAGTGACATCCAGTGCTATCAGTCCTTCTATACCTAGCCCAAACATCACCACCTGAGCAATAGTTTCCGCCATCATAGCTCCAACCACTCCAATTAGGAGGAGTGTCCTCGCAATCTCCGTTCTTATTAGCGTAAGCTTGAGCGGCGGCTCTGGTAGCTGAATTGCTTCTGAATGCCTCTTGAACCTTGTTATTGGCGTCAGCCTGAGAGACCGTTGATGTTATAGGATCTAATCCTAACGAGCTATAAGGAACTGATATAGCCACACCCTGTTTACAAGAGCCGCAATTATCCTTGTAGAAAGTAGCGCTTCCGGTACCGGTCCATACACAAGTGCCATGCTGGTTAGCGTAATCTTGTCCTTTCTGATCTAGGATCTGCTCTGCCTTGCTTCTGGCATCCGCCAAAGAAACCTTGCTGGTGATAGCCGTGCCGCCGTTGGCTTGTGTGGAGGTCACCGTTATCCTCTGGCCTACCCCGCCTTCGGCGCAGTTGTTCTTATAGAAGTCACGGCTTGCCACGTAAGTCCAGGTACATCCTCCGTTCTTATTGGCGTAAGCCTGACCCTCAGCTCCACGAACGGCATTCTCAGCTTTCTTATTGGCGTCAGCCAAAGATATGTTGGAGGTGTACGGGTGTCCCGGAAGCTTGCTGCTGCTTACGGATACCATGTCTCCTACGCCGCCATCAGCGCAATTGTTCTTCTGAACCTGACCGGTATAGCTTCCTGTCCAAGTACAAGTACCCTTCGAGTTAGCCACGCTCTGTCCCTGAGCCGTAACAGCCGCCAATGCCTTGGCGTTAGCGTCAGCCTGAGATACACATGATTTGAACTTGCCGTCAGAGCTAGGAGCCGGATCCGTAACATCATTCTGAGTCACGGTAACAGAGCTTCCAACCCCACCATCCGCACATTGACGGGTGAAGGCCTTAGATGCCGTACCAAACCAGAAGCATGTCTTATTACCACCAGCTATATACCGCTCTTGATTCTCAGGATCAGTATAGCAGGTATTGGTATTACGTTGATGTAATTTAGAGATACAATCCTTACATACGGTCTCGATAGTCTCCCATACCGGTTGCTCAGTCTTAGTATGGCACGTGTCATCATAATTCTTGTTAACAAATGCCTGACCCATCCTATCAATGTAGGCCTTAGCCAAAGCGTCAGCCTCCTCTTGTGAACGGGTAGAGGTAAAGAACTGTCCCATAAGATCCGGGGTTACGGTAATAGGATCAGCATACTGGCAAGTAGGACACTTAGGAGTGAACTCCTTACTATAATTACCGACATATATCTTCAACTCATCACAAGTACCACGATCGTTGGCTATGGCCTGACCTTGTGCCTTGACAGCGGCCTTAGCAAGCTCGTCAGCGGCGAACTGGCTCTCGTATGAGTAGAATGGACCTCCGGTTACATCAGCCTCAGTAACGGTAACTGAAGACGGGATAAGACCGGACGGACAGTTATTCTTCTCGAACGCCTCGCTATAATGACCGGTATATTTAGGAGCCTCATGACAAGTACCTTGTTCGTCGGCGATCTTCTGACCTTGATTCATTACAGCGGCCATAGCCACTAAATTAGCCTCATCTTGAGATACGCAAGACTGGAACGGATGACCTTCCACCATATCTTGTGTTACGGTGAACGGATCTCCTACCTGATTAGCGCCACAATTGCTCTTCGTAAACTCGAAGCTAGCCTTACCGGTATACATAGTAGCGTTAGAGCAAGTACCCTTGGTATTAGCCAAAGCCTGCCCTTGAGCTTGTACTGCGGTCATAGCCATAGCGTCAGCAGCGGTCTGGGAGTCGTTGGACTGGAATGGGCGTCCTTCTACCATATCTTGAGTGATCGTCACCTTAGATCCGATCTTGCACTCACCACAGTTGTTTCTCGTGAACTCCAAGGAAGCACGGCCGGTATACGTACAAAGGGCGTGGATATTGGCAAGAGCCTGTCCTTGGGCGTCAACGGCGGCTTTAGCCTTGTTATTGGCATCCTCCTGAGATACGGTAGACGTGAACGGATAACCGTCAACCATCCTATCATTTACCGTATAAGTACCACCAGTGCCAGTACCACAATTGTTACGGGTAAACGTACGTGTATAAGTACCGGTATATACAGGCACCTTCTCGCACTTACCTTTTACGTTAGCCACATCCTGACCTTGAGCCTCGACGGCGGCCTTAGCCTTATTGTTGGCGTCTTCCTGAGATACGGTAGACCTGAAATCTCCTGTCACCATAGTCTCATCCACGACAACCTTGGTGCCGTATTGGGTCTCATCACAGTTATTACGAGTGAACTCCTTATTATACCTACCGTAGTAGATCGTCTTCTCCTTACACTCACCTTCTAGGTTGGCTTGTTGCTGGGCGTTAGCCTCAAGATCGGCCTTAGCCTTATTGTCAGCATCCTCCTGCGAGATAATAGAGAAGTACTTACCGGCGGCTACAACATAAGTATAAGGTTGACCGATATGGAACTCATCGCAATTGTTTCTAGTGACTGTCTTCTCCATCCTTACGTTATAGTAGACGTTAGTCTGACAGTCGCCACGCTCGTTGGTGATAGCCTGACCTTGCGCCTCCACAGCGTCCTGCGCCAGCTTATTGGCGGCATCCTGCGATACCGTAGAAGTGAACGGATATCCAGAACACATCTTCTCGTCCACGGTGAAGTCAACAGGAGTAGAACCCTCAGGGCAGTTGGTTCTCTGGAATACCTTGGAGTACGATCCGGTAAATACCGGTATCTTCTCACAGTTACCCTTGATATTCGCTATATCCTGACCTTGAGCCTCGACAGCAGCCCTTGCTAGGCTATTAGCGTCTTCCTGAGACACGATGGATCTAAAGTCTCCTGTAACCATCGTCTCATTAACAACCACTTCCGTTCCGTATTGAGTGGAGTCGCAATTGTTACGGGTAAAGGTCTTGCTAAACTTACCATAATAGATATTCTCCTTAGGCTTACACTCACCTTCCAGATTAGCTTGTTGTTGACCATTCTTTTCAATATCCTCAAGAGCCTTCCTGTCGGCGTCCTCTTGAGAGATAGAAGACACGTACTTACCCTCAGGAACGATGTAAACATATTCCTGACCATCACTGAACTTATCACAATTGTTACGGATAAAGGTTTTCCTTCGCTCCTCGTTATACCAGATGTCAGTTATACACTCACCATGCTCATTGGCGTATGCCTGACCATTTAGGGCTATATCCTCCATAGCCTTGGCATCGGCGTCCTCCTGCGAGATAAATGATTTGTACGTCCGTTCCTCAACCACATACAAGACAACCGAACCGTGCTGGTTGGCTAGACAGTCATCCTTGGTAAACGGCTGAACCATCTTGATATTATAATAAACGGGCTTGGCATCTTGGGCTATCATATACTCCTTAACAACACTACCGTCCTTTGACGTTATACGGAACTTAGCCGTACAGATCTGATCGGTGTAATTAGCCTTGTATACGATGTTAAGCTTATTATCGCCTACCCCATGGCTCTTGTCGTTAATGGCAAAGCAATTACCCTCAACGCAATTCTTATCTACTTCCCTTGCCATGTCAATCCTCCTCTATTCTCCATGAAACATTATCTCCGGCCTCTACCCTCACGATCTGGGTATCACCATCCTTATTAAGCGTCAACCTTTGCGGATCCACGTTAAAGGGTGGTTCCGGTTCCGGCTCCTCGCTGCCATCGCCGCAAGTGCAACATACCAGTTCAATATCATACTCGGTATTGGACTTGATATCGATAACGACCTGACCGTTCTCACTAGCCACGTTATCAAAGTCATGATCAAGTATAATATAAGGTATATCATTAGGCTGTTGATTGATATTAACAACCTTGCCATTCAAGACAAACATCTCATGATGCTCCTCGTTATCCATGTTCTTAGGCATGGCTATAACGAAGCTAGCGTCATACAGGTCAGTGGCTCCCGGATCCTCAGGATCGGCGTACACCACGTATCTGCTATCCTCGTCAGGTATCTTAACGGATAGCCCGTTGACGTTCATAGACACCATATAGCATTTACTTACCGAACCACCAAGAGTAAGGCAGGAGGCCTTGACCGAGGCGGAGTTAAGCTTGGCGTTGATGACCGCCGTCCCGCCCTCCATGTCAAACATGATATTGGCCGGATCCACGCTCACCCGCTCCATACCCTTCTGGGTTATGGTAGCGAGCTTCGTAACCTTGCCTTTCTCGACCGCCACGTAAGTCTCCCTAGGCAACCTACCCATCCATCCCGGCTCTACCTTAATAGCGACCTTGTCTGGTCCGGTACCGGAAATCTTGTCGTAGGACACCCATGAGGAACCTTGCTCGATCTTAGCAAGAATATCTTTTAAATTATTCATATCATTCCGCTTGAGTTATAGTCCATTTATCACTCTTACCTACGATAATCTCCAGAATCTGCTCACCGCCCTCAGGAGGATACTCGAAGTTAGTAGGCTTAATCTCAAACACGCTGGCGCCACCACAACCAAGATCGCAGATCATGTCCGGCAACCATCCCTCCTCGAAAAAACGCTCTATAAGCTCCCTGACGGCCTCTGAAAAAGAATCAAGCTCCAACCTGTCTACTGGGACAGACCCTTTCTTAAGTGTCTCACCACATACCCAACCGTCGCACTCGGAAGCCAAGACCGTATCATACACTCTCTTAGCCATAGCATGAAGTATTTAAAATATTACTATTCAATGTAGTATATACGATATTAACATCAGCGAACTCATCGCCCATGCAATACCTTTTCTTAAACTTAACAGATCTTCCGGAAACCACATACCCGTCGTTAGGTACGATAGTACCGCAGTAGGTCACGCTAAGAACATTCAGAGGCTCGTATCTTAACCTTACGGCCTGCACTCCCTTAAACGAATCCCTTTGGATGGACGCCGTTGCTCCAGATACGGCAACCAGCTTCCTTACCAGAGACTCGATTACGCTATTCATGCCATCTCCGTTCCTGATATCTGCCTCAGGAAAAGACTGACCATCATATATGATCTGGGAACTGTAGATACTACATTCATTCCCCGGTCTATATTCCGGCTTACATGGATTACAGTTATTCCTCATATCAAATCAATTTATTAATCATTCTCCTTAATTCAAGTATCTCAGCATCCCTGTCCCGTATAGCCTTTATCATAGCGTTAAGGACATCAGACATATCGCAGCTGGGAGATAATCCCAATGACTCCACACGTACCTTGTCTCCTGGATAAACACAGTCGGTGCTCATGTACGTAGAGCACGGTACTTTCGTATCGTCTACAGTAGGCCTGTATTGTTTCTTGTTACAACCATTCATTGTTACCATACCTCCTCTTCAGTTCCGCTATCGCCACCGCCATTACCGGCGTTGACAAGCTCGTTTATAATCTTCTTCAAATCCAGAACCTCGCGATGGTATAAATCTATCTGCTTATCCCTAGACGCTATAATACGCCTCAATGAGTCTACAACGACAGAGATATCAGTGCCTTTCTCTATACCGTCCACCACCAACTCATCACCTGAGTATAAGACGCATTTATCATATAAAACTATAGGACATCCATAGCCAACACAAGGCTCGTCCTGACAATCCCTATCGCAAGGATCACAAGGATCGTTAGGGCATTTGTTAAGAAACCTGTCTATCTTAACGCCATGACAACACTCTTCGGGACGTTCCCTTGAATGATCATGGCAACAACCATTTGTACTACACATATTAATAATGTTATTGTTTTCAACAAAGATACAGATTTGATTTAATAACAAGATAACACACTCCATTAAACAATATAGGGAATACGACATTCGTATCCCCTATATCTGCGAATTATAACAACGAAATAAAATCAAGACTTCAATTTAAGAACAGGATTACCCCATCTTTCTTTCCATTGCCTTCCCAAATCATTTATAACACCATTGTAATCTTTTATATATCCAGCCTTAATAGCATAAGATATATTCCTTTCTATTGATACTATCATATCCAATTCTTCAAAAGAAGCTCTATTCCTTATCCCTTCCTCATGCACGCCAAACACGACGAAATTTATACCCTTGGCTATCCTTGATAACAACTCCTTTAAATTACTTTTATCACTTATAAGCGAAGATACACTGCTGCACATCTCTATATAAGCGTCACCAGCTGCATTTCTTACCCCTACGATATTATCAACAAACCACATTACGACATCGGCGCAAACCTCAGGACTCATTTCCATAGCCACCACAAGGAAAAGGTATGGGTTCATATACCACGTTTGACCATCCCCCTTTCCCTTTCTGCACGCCAATCCCATTTTGTTTAAATCACTAAGATTTAGGGTCTTGTTTTGTAGGCTGATATTTATCCGCTTACATAAATCCCTGTTTTCCAGTCTACTAATTATTTCCCTGCATTTCTCCTGGAAACCATTATACTTAATAATATCATTAAGTTTCTTAGGAGATAAACCTTTTTTAAGCCTATCATCAGACAAGACTTTCATAGCTAAAGTGATGTTAACAAAACCATTATCACTGAGCGCAGGTATAACAACGCCCATCAATCTCCTGTCAGAAGATTTGATTTCAACCCGACTTTTCATAACTTTGAACAATATTTTAAATTAAACATAATACCTATCGGTTCGAGATGAATAGATAGGTATGCAAATATAAAATATATTCAACATATAAGCAAGTGTATTACAGTATATAAACTTATCACCCTTGATATATATACAAAAAAAATGGAGGAGACATGCAATCTCCTCCAAACACTAAATCAACTATTATGGAAAACTAAACGCGCATCATCACCAATAACATTGATCCTCTTGATCAATATTCTCAATCCATTTCTCGCACTCAAGATTAAGATCAGCGTACTCCTGCCCCTCTACCATCAAAACCTCACGGGCTTTGGCGTTGGCATCCTCTACTGATATCCATGATCTAAACCTATTGGCTTTGATAGAATAATATACCCTACCTGATTTATATCCAAACGGGCATACCTTCTCAAACCAATCACCGATCTTCGTATTATAGAATACAGGCGAGCAACTACCCTCGGCGTTAGCCTTCTCCTGACCTTCTTTCATGAACTTCCTATAAGCTAACGTATCAGCGTCTATCTGGGATATATCGGATATGACGGCTCCGGCTGGCAATTCATACACAATACCTTCTTTACCTGATGTCCCGGTCTCACAATCGTTCTTGTAAAACAAGCCACGAAGAGGCTGTGAGGCCCAGTCCTTACAGCATGTCCCAACGGCGTTGGCCTCCCCTTGCCCGATCCGCCCAAGCTCCACCCTAGCCTTATCATTGGCATCTTTCTTGGATACGTAAGAGACAAACCTACCTCTCTCTATACATACCTGTTCCTTGGATCCCTTACCGCTTACGCAATTGTTCTTGATAAACTCATCGCATACCTGATCATTATACCATACAGCCGGTATTATGTCGGCATATGTGTTGGCGTAATCCTGACCGTTGGCTTTGATATCATCCTCAGCCTTGTTGTCAGCCTCCTCCTGCGTATCGCCAAAATAGACGTTGGCCGGGACCCGGTAGTCAACAGAGCCGCCCACGTACCCGGCAGGCGGGTTGTTTCTGGTGAACGTCCGTACTATTTCTTTATTACCGTATACCATTATGATTCACTTTGTCACAAAGATACAATTTAAAATCAAATTACAAAGGAAGAGCCTTTTTGCTTCTCAAAACCTTATACAGATAATCCCTTAACTGTTCCTCGGTAACTATATATCCAAATTCAATCATCTTAGCTATATCAATCTCCAGCTCCATCAACTCTTTAGCCTTAGCCTCCTCTCCAACAGAATTTCTTATCATAGTCTCATGAAGCCCATAGACAATAATATTTACGGATCTAGCCAAATCTTGTATTTTATCCCTTAGTCTTGAAGGTTCAATTATTTTAGACAAAGCGGAAGACATCCTCTTATAGGCATCACCAGCTTTATCCCTGTAATCTATAAGTTGATCATGCACAAATCTCAATACCTGAACTTCGAATCTAGGATTTATCCACATGGCAAATTTTATAAACAACAGAGGATGCATCCATACCTCATCAGGAGTCTTACCATGCTTAGTCGTCTTACCTTTCACTTTTATAACTAATTGATTATCACCAATGTCGATTTTTCTCCTATGGCTTTCATCCTCAGATAAAGCACTAACAAATTCCTTAGTTCTACTACTATTCATAAAATCATCAAGCCGTCTTCTCGTGTTCTCAGGATTATCATTCCATTGCTTAAGTAAACTATTGGCATCAAAATAACCATCACTAGTTCTTTGAAAAACGTTAAAATCACCCATCTTTCTTGTTAAAACATTTACTGTCTTCATTTTTTTAATCTAATTTTGAAGTTAATAATTAATTACTTTATGTCCGCTCCCTCGTGAGAGTCGGCGGACATACAAAAATAGCCAATTGGTGTGACAAACACAATCCAATTGGCTATTTTTAATATCCTAAAATCAGGACATTAATTACCCATTGCAAATCTTATCTTCAATAGCGTAAAGGATTTTCGATACGGTCTTATCGCCATTTATCTTAACACAAGACTCGCCGAGATCCCGGACATCTATAGCCTCCCTGATAGTTGTAAATTTTATAGTAAAACATAGTAAACTACTTAATTTTAAACGCTTCACCGGGACTCGCAACCTCATCCCTCAGCGTCCGATTATAGAGGATATCAACTCCTACCCTCTTGATATTCAAAGCGGCGTTAAGATCCCTGTCAAGGGTCAAGCCGCAATTCTCACAGATAAAAGTCCTGTCCGACAAAGTCAAGTCATCCTTCTTCCAACCACAATTACTACAGGTTTTGGAGGAAGGATAAAATCTGTCTATGACAGATAGGGTCTTTCCATACCACTCACACTTATACTCAAGCAAGGACCTGAATAGGCTGAAGCTGGCATCGGATATAGAATTGGCTAATCTATGACTCTTTAACATGCCTGAGACGTTCAAGTCCTCAATACATATCGTGTCGTAGTTATCGACAAGATAAGTGGTTAGATTATGTAAGAACCATAATCTCTTATTAGATATCTTATTGTACAATCTAGCTATTCTAAGCCTATTCTTATGCCATCTACTGCTACCCTTGACTTTTCTTGACATATGCTTCTGAATCCTTGATATCTTGGATTGGTTTTCTCTAAGATGCTTAGGATTATCTATGACAACTCCATCAGATAAGGTGGCGAATTCCTTTATTCCTAAGTCTATACCTACCTCCTTACCAGTCTTAGGTTTCTTGGTTATCTCGCAATCAACGGTTATAGACACGAAATACTGATTAGAGGGATTCTTAGATATAGTACAAGAAATAATCTTACCGTTATCAGGTATATTCCTGTCAACAACCATCTTCACCCATCCTATCTTCTCAATTCTGATCCTGTCTCCCTCTATCCTGAATTTCTGGTTAGGAAGTCTATAAGACTGGGTATTACCTTTCTTCTTAAACGAAGGCCTGCCTATCTTCTTTTTCCCGTTCTTGGAGAAATACTGTTTTACGGTCTCCTTGAAATCCATCACCTTCTGTTGGATAGCCGCTGCCGATACCTCGGATAGCCAAGGCTTATTATCAATAAGATCAGACTTCTGGATAATATTGGGCTTAGGATTGATATCCTTATCATAGGAATTAAAAGAAGCTACATTGGCATTCCAAATAAGACGCACGCATCCAAAGGTCTTGGAAAGCGATATCTCCTGAGACATATTTGGATATATACGATATTTGAATGCCTTTATCATGCCTCTAATTTAGTAATTATGCTATTGATTTACAATATAATTAAGTGATATTTATAAAGTTTTTATCATACTAGTAACCTGTTAATATGTTCCTTTAACGATCTTATCTCATCCGGGCATAACCCGCAATCATTATCGCATAATGACCTTTGTAGACGAATTATCTTGCCCCAATAAGATACATCAGGCTTATTCCCGATCCTGTACCTATGATACCTCATGTATCCACTCCATTGACAAGACAGCCATTCGTCTACGACCCTACATAGGTCTATTCTATCAAGGCTTGATATACTTTGCGCGCCCATCGAGTATCTCCTTTCTCATTTCTTGTACCTCCTCATCAGGCGGGCATCCATATGGCAGGTTCTTGATCCACTCACGGATCTTCTTCTGCATGTTGAGATAGACGATACCCACGTCACCTATGGTACGGGTCTGTTTGTATATGCTCACCACGTCACGCTCCATTGTCTTCAACAGATCGAGCATGACCATACAACCGGCGGTGCTTCTAGAAGCATATTCCCTATCGCTAACAACGGTAGAAGAAGCACGATTCATCATACTTCTCTCAATCCTTTCTCTCTCAGCCTTTAACGCCTTTTCCTTACAAGTATTACAACCCATAATTATATCTTTAAAATTCAACAATCCACGCAATTAGTAGCCATCTCAAGAAGCTCTCCTACACGATCAATGATCTCATGAGCCGCCTCTATATTATCCAACCTGACGTTAGCCTCCGCTACAGCCATAAGCGTCTCCATCTCCTGTATCTTGCCTATAAGATCCTTATCCTTATCCTCACACAAGATATCGGTCTTAATCCATAGCCGATCAAGACGTCTGCGTATAAGATCCGTCTTAAGATACTTGCGACTGAAGTTGTAAGTAGAAGGGCTACCTATGATCTTGATATCATATATACCATCAGGTAGATCAAGGTACTTGACATTACAATCATCGTAATTAAAGCAATTGAGGCCTAATGTTAGGCTAGTAAAGGTATTGACCTGATTCTTGCCAAGGAACAACGTAGCGGGGTCGGACATGCCCGGCGTAGTGATCTCGATGATCGCCTTCCTGTCCTCCAGCAGCCCCCACTCGGACTCATCCAATACCTGAAGCACCTTTGGATCACGTGTCTCTAGCACCTGAAACGACAAACGGATATCATTCATATTAACCTTCTTGTCATACCGGCACAAGCTATCATCATAACGGGCTTGCATATCAAGATCCGGGATATCGGTATAATATGTCTTGACCTCATGCCCGTTGATAAATACCGATGTTATCTGGCAAACATGAGACCTAGCGACATCGAAAAACACCATCCTTACATTACCCTCATAATCAACGCCATATGTCGGGTATGTCAATATCTGGGTATTATACTCACCATCGTTACGTCTAGCCACGACAGTAATAACGATAGGTTTCTCTATATCGTAATCATCCATGATAATCCTTGCGGCGAACTTATCATGAATTATCTTCGGTATGATATTTATCTGATTCATCTTTACTACTTTTAAGCAAAGATACAAAATAGGGTCATACCAATACAATAAACCTACTTTTAGATAAACCCTAAGGCATTAACTATATCATCACGATCACCGATAAAACCTTTATCAATCATCATAGAAAGCAAATCGGTAAGAGTAAAAAAACCATAATCGTCAACATACGGTCTACTTAACAAAACAAACAATATAGATATTATGCGATTGTCTTCCTTGGCAATATCAAATAGCTTCAACATGTCATCTGACATATAATTTCCTACATTCAAACTTGCCATGTCGGACAATGGCAGATAATCAATATTCCCATCACCACTATGAATAAGATTGCTACAATAACTCAATATAGGATCAACGCTATCATCATAATCATCAGAATCGCAATTGACATAATCGACAATTAAACGCATCACCTTATCTTTCAAATAGAGAGAAGAACATTTAATAGCCAAATCCTTAACATCCCCACCATCATATTCCCCAAGAAGCTCTATCATCATAAATATATCCACCCATATCATAGACAGTCGTTCGTCAACAATATACATGAATGTGCCAGAATCCATCAAATCTTTGACTATATCTTCAGATTCATCTAAAGAATCAAATAATGATGATACTTTAAAAAGTTGCTTCTTATCATCAAACACCGTATAAAAGTCATGTGATTTTATATTAACCATAATATTAGAAATTAAAATTGTTAGACAAATACTGCGATTCAATATAATCGTCAAGGAACGGTGTGCTATTATCAGGAATCCACACCTCATCAGACAACGCGGCCATGCCAAACTCATCAGCTATCTCATCCCCAGACACATAATCATAAGCCTTGACGCCAAAAATCTTAATCCTTTTAACCTTGCCAAAAGCGGACTTGACTTCCTTTATCTTCCTATCCAACTTCCTCACCCCATCGACGAACTCAGAGAAAGTGACACCACGCTCATCTAAATAGCTCTTTATAGCCCTCTCTATGGTCTTGATACTGACATTACCAAAACCCTTCTTCCTGACCTTGTTCTGAACCTTTTCCTTAAAAGAAATGCTCACCCCGTTGTTCTTGGAGGACACAAAATCCTTAAGGTCACGTTTCCTGATCGAATCCATGGAGTCATAAACAACACGTTTGATATCCTCGGCGCGCTTCCTATTGCACTCATGGGCTTTATAGGTAGGATTATTTATATTTCGTTCATCCTCTAGCTTGCGATGCTTAGGAGGGCAATTGTCCCAATAATAATACCTCGCATTGTTGCTATGCACAAAAAGATCAGGATGCTCCTTCTTCGCCTTCCTCACCATAGCATAATAACCGTGTACAACAGCCACGTTAACATAACTGATCAAAAGCCACCTAACTAACTTTATCTGATAAGCAAGATTATCACCACCAAAACGATGATGCTTGATATAGTAATTAACTATTTCATTCACAAAGTAATAGAACCACTTGATGTTGTATTGGACCCCCAGCGCCCTAAACCTTATAGGGTCAAGACATATGATAAGAATGCCTATCAACGTCTCCGATATCGGCTTCTCAAGTATCTCTGACTTGGATGATGATTGACGCTTTATCCTAGGGTTATCGCAACAAGGATTAGCATTGTCATTAAGCAAATAAGGTAGGATGACCTTGCCGGAATCCCTCCTCAAAGCTCTATTTTCTTCTGACATCCTCTTTTTTTCAGAGAAAGATACGAATTGGTCGAATATTAATGTTAAATTTGCCATATGTTGTTTTTTTTATAGTACAAAGATACTAAAAAATTTGTCATTTCAAAATGAGTGCTTGTGAAAGTACTCATTTTTTTTGTTTATGATCACGGCTTTTTACGGCGATCGCTATGGTCGAAATCCAACTTGGACATTGCGTAGGGAGACTATCGTAGGGATAGTTAAGAAAAGAGATGCATTTATTTATCCACCTTCTTTTATAAACACAGTTGTCTATTTTGTGACATGTGACATAGGAAACTTTCGCCCCTTAAGAAGGGAATCTCATTATAAAGATTTTCTTTATTTATTTCATAAGTTGATTGATTAAAAAGAGTTAGCTAACGCTTTGTTATTATCTAAAGTATATAACTTAAATACATTAACTTAATAATCTGTAGTAGATTGAAAATATAAGATCTTAATAATAATGTATATCAATGATTTAGTTTAGTGTATTTTTGACATCTACTTATGTTGTCTATGGATCTTTAATCGACAAACAACTACCTACATCAGACGTTAATGCATTGATATGTTTACTTCTTTCCAACGCTTAAGCGTAATATGCCAAGGGAAAAAGGGAGGTGGGCTACGAGTCGCTCCGCTCCTGGCCGGCCGTGTGGGGATACCTCCTGCCCTGCCTCACGGAGCCGCCACATTCCCTTTGGTGTCAACATAGATAGACCTCAAAGAGATATTGCCTCACCTAGTGTCTACTAGATAAGGGATTTTCTTCAAGGCAGTTTCTGGTTGGGTAAAAATCTAGTCAAAGAAGTTGTCTGGTCAAAGACAAAATTATATATTCGCGATGCGGTCGGTTGGATGAGCGGTTTAGTCGGTGGTCTGCAAAACCATATACCTCGGTTCGAATCCGGGACTGACCTCTATACTATTTGCATATTCTTTAAAAACTAATTAGATAAGGGACGGTGAGAGATCATAGTCCCTTTTTATTTAGGAGGATCAAAATCAGACGTCCATCTAGCTACATCACTTATCCTAAAATTATCTATTACAAAAGACGCCCTATTATTACCATCCCTTTGTCTATTAAAATCTATATTACTATATCTCAATGAAGTATTAAGGCATGAGAATGAAACAGACCGTTTGCCATCGACAAAACCATATAATGTATAATCAACCCTAACCATAGCTATATGATACCACCTACCAATAATAGCATCAGATGCTTTACTTCCATACGCTCCTCTTTGAGTAGCAAAATACAAACCTAAATCACCAGCATCACCAGCTATACCAAAATAAAAAATACCATTATGCCATTCATGGCCAACAGAACAAGCGTTAATAACGACTAATGGTTTATACCAAAAATCAATGGTAAATGGATCTCCATCACCAAATAGATCAGGTGACAATGTACTAGATGTATTAATCATCCCATAAGAATCAGACGTATTTGTGTATTTATATCCAGTTCTTATAGAATCGGTAACAAACTCTCCTCCCTTGATCTCTAAACCATCCTCGATATTAGGGGAGGGGTATCCATCAACCTTAAAATCATTGTCAAATCTCATCAAGAATCTTGTGTGTTGATCAACAAGATCATCACTTCCATTATTCAACATTCTTCTTCTCATAAAACCTTTATCTTTTTCAATATATACACCAATACCAACAATATCATCAAGATACCAGCTACTATCCACACTATAGGCCATCTTGATTCCTTCTTATCATCTACGTCCCTGGATTTGATATTTGTCTTATTATCCAGATCCTTTATATCATTCCTTGTCTTATTAACTCCAAGGGAATCGGCTGTCACCGTGCTGTCCCGCCGGCCAATGACGATATGGGTATCTGTCTGCGAGGACACCGGCCGTTCCCCCGTGGCAGGATCAACATCCTTGTCCGTATCGAACTTCCTCTCAGTTATAACGATATCGGCATTAAGATCAGATGTCTTTATCTCCACCACCTTACGGTCTATAACCTCATCTATCATCGTCTCTATCCTGCTGATCAACCGGCTATCAATAGACGTTTCGCTAACCTGCCTCCTGCTTCCGCAAGAGGACAGGGACAGCGACAGACCTAAACAAAAAACAGCCTTAAGACTTATCCTTAACCTCATCATCAGCAATCTTCTTTATATCGTCAAACATCTCGTCAGGTATGTTCTTGGAAAAACTAAACATCTTGAATACGTTTATCCTCTTAAACACGGCCTTGAATACCTTAACCAAATAAGCATCAGCGAAAGTATCCCCTATGGTATTCAAGAAAAGCATGACATATCCCACAAGGGCTATATACACACCATATTTGGTTACGGTAAGTATCATACTAGCCCCCTCCTCGATCGGGTATAACGTCTTATATATAACACATAATGTCATTACTATAAAACAAGACAAAGCGAACTCCTTAAGAATATCAGTAAACCTGACCTCCCTAAACCATCTCTTAAAACTAAACCGTCTTCTACGACTTCGTCGAAGCTTCCAGCCCCTTACGCTTTGCGCTAACCTAGCCAAGAAATTCGCTATTAATACTATAAGTAATACGGTCAATAAATGGTGTACTGGCTGGAAATAAGCCCAACAAGAGGCACCATACGCAAGCGCAATATTCCACAAAGCCCCCACTCGCTCTATCATGTCTTTGTCTTTCATTTTATACCCCACTCGCAAAGTTAACTACTATACCATTAAGTCCCTAAAACACCACGGCATGTATACCGTTCCTCGTATCAAGACTATCAAAATGCAACCAATTCACCTTACTCTCAAGCCTAAAAGGATATGGAAGCATATCCTGATGATCTAAAATCAAACCTCTGGCTTGTTCCGCCGTCATCGACTTGACATCGAAATCACCGGCTTTACCCAATACATGAGCGGATAGATAAACATCCTTCTTATCCTTGACAATCTGGCACATGTTGCATCTAAGACCACGCTGGGAAAACTGTCCTTGCTTATCCCAGTTATTACAATACATAGGCTGTTTGATTATATCCCTACGTAATATAAGTAAATTATGGAGAAACTCTGTGTCAAGGAACTGCCACGATCTTTCCTTCCACTTATTGTAAGTATGAGGACACACCAATTCAACTATATCAAAATAAGAACCTAGTTCTCTTATAATATCATATCTATTCATATCATCCATTTTTTAAATAATGCAAAATAACAATACCACGATAACCTGATCCTCCTCGACCGCCTGCGGCCCCACTATTAGAAGCTTTAGAGGCTCCTCCTCCGCCACCACCATAATAAGTGGCATTACCTCCATTTTCGCCATTAATAATAACGCCCTCAACATCCTTAGCTCCAGCTCCATCACCTCCTCCGTGATTGCCACCTTTACCTCCGGATAAAAAGCCTGTATCCCATCCTCTTGTATAAGCTCCCGATCCACCACCAGCGCCCATAGGATAAGGGTATCGGTCAGGATATTTGTTGTTAAAAACATATGATCCATCTTGCCCTGGATTTCCCGGGGAAGGATCATTGCCATCCCCTTTAACTCCATATCCGCCTATTCCACCTTTACCAGCAATAGCCTGATATATACCGAATATACTATCACCACCTATATCTCCGACAACCACCCTATATGTAACACCTGGATTTACGGGTATAGTCCCAGTCAGTACACCACCTCCGTTACCGCCACTCCCGGCATTATATATATCGGAATATTCTCCATTAAGACCTCCGGCGACCAACGCGAACTCAACCTCATAGACCCCATCAGGAACCGCCCAATATCCATTATCCTGAGGAGATAATTCCTCGAATACCTCTATTGTCTTCCTTTTGGGTAACATCCTTCTTCTCATCATAAGGCAAATAGGATTTTACCCCCCCCCAATTTAGTTTTAAAATGTTGATATTCATAATATTATTCTGATTTAATCGTCCATCTCTGGGCGTAGTTATTTTTTAGCACATATATCTTCTCCATAGGCGTAGCGGGAGATCCGTTGGACTGACCTTTCACGAACCCCTCCGGAGCCTGTTCCTGCCCCGTAGGACGCTGGTTTTTGGTTGGACAAATAGCATTATACATGCTTACCGAAAGACTATAGAACTGGTTCCTCTTCCCATCCTTAGCCACGGATGTCATAGTAATCTGATCCCATCCTACAACAAGGTCGTAGAAAGAGTTCACGAAATCATCTGATCTTTTTTGGCTATGAGTAGATGCATTCACGTTAAACCGTGTAATAGCCCTCATCTCATAAATATAATCCGGAAGCTTATCCATTCTAAGACCATTGCTATTAGCTGCAAGGAGATTAGTAAGATGTTCCAATCCCCTTCCAGACATATTATCATCATTCCAACCCGTCCTCCTTTCTCCATTCATCCAGTCATTTAAAAAATAAAAATCAGTAATATTAGGATTTATCTTATCTACCTCGAAAAAAGGAAGGGTATTTATATCAAAATAATTCCACATATCAGAAGGACCAGAAGTTATATTCAACGAAGTTAATTTAGGAAGATCATTAAACTCCTTTATATACCTATCCAAATAACATGAAGATAATTCAAGGGTTTGAATATTTTTCATATTCTTTATATTCCTTATCCCGCTAGATTCTATATCCCTAAGATCAAGCATATTAAACATACTTAAATAATACACCTCAGTCTTACTAGTTATAGCCTCAGGCATTTCAGTCATTCTTTGTCCTACATTTGAAAGCTTTATATAAGTTAATTTATTAGATCTCGACAATTTATCTACCGGTATGCCATCATTAACATACATCGTATACAATACGCCCAAAAATTCAAGACTTGGAATATCTACGATCGGGAAAGCAGTCATCTTACAAGTTTCAATATTGGCATAATAAATATCACAAGTAAAATCTATCGATACAGCCCGTTGTACGTCCCTCCTCCCATCAGCGTAAGCATGATTATCCACAGGTACGTATTGCGATCCATCCTCCTTCCTGAACCACCACGTAGTATTTGGATTTTTCCTGTGTTGTATTGCCAAAGAACGGAATATAATACGATAATTATCCTGCCCTTGAACCTTGGTCATAGGAAACTGCTCCTTTATCCCATCCCCCCAATCCACATTAGCCATACCGGGCTTTCTGGATCTAAACTCAACAAACGTATTAAAAGGATTATCAACGACAGGATCGGGTACATAATTATAATCACCGGTATAATAATTTCTAAGTGCCCTGTCCCATGTAGTGAACCATACGAACTTATTTGATGAAGCCTCATATTTATATAATGTCTTAGCCATTACCTATCTTGTTAAAATATTCTACAATAACATTCCTGTCCAATCCCATAGAATCACATAAATACTCCCCTTCAGGTTGACCCCCAAACGATAATACCTTATCCGTATCATGAGCTAAAACATCTCCATTGCCTACAAAGGTACGCCCATCGTCAAATACGATAAGCTTATATGGCTTATACGACCTCGTGTCAATATCAGAAGATCGTATCGACCTTAACACCGAAGCCTCTGGCGCCATACTAAACCTCCATCCATAATTATTCATAAGCACATAAACCATCTCCATAGGAGTCGACGGAGAGCCATTAGACTGACCCTTTATAAAACCAGAAGGCGCCTGTAATACGCCACTAGGTCTTTTATCAACAGGATTGGCAGCCAAATACATACTTAGATACAATCCATAAAACTGATTCCTTTTGCCATCGGAAGCGGAGGAGGACATAGTGAGATAATCAAACCCCATCACCTTCTCATATAATGTTGATATAAACGTATCACATCGACTTTGGGTCAACAAGGAGATATTCATATAAAAACTACTCATAGATCTCATCTCATATATATAATCCGGTAGATTACTTACATCTATATTACTATAGCAATATGAGGCGGTAAGGCTAGTGATATTTTCCAGCCCCTTGCCGATCATATACGGATGCCAGCTCACGACAGACCCATACCATCTATTTATATGGTCGAAGGTCCTTAAGCTAGGATTTATCTTATCCACCTCATCCATAGCCGGGCATGTATTAGGGTCAAACGATGGCATAGCCACTCCTGGGGATATATATAATTCTTTTAGCTTGCTAAAAGACAGCCATTCCCTTGGATATACCCTAACCCTGCAACCTGCCAAAGATAATGTTACAAGATTAGGCCACATAGAGGGGAATTTCCTTATATTAGAAGACTCCGTATCATTAAAATCAGCCGTTCTACTTAAATCAATGCCTTTTAACTTAGTCAACCTATCCCAATCGTCTGGTATGGATGTCAATGTCCCTACACCTAATTCCTTAAGTGTTATATACTCTATATTTACCGATCTACGTATCCTATCTTTAGGAATATCGGTTATATTACCATCGCCGGTAATGGATAAGATTAAGTTGATAATACTTGGGGCGTCTAATATCGGGAATCCTACCATCATTATCCTTGCTGTTTGAACGTATGTAATATCATTCGTAAAAGTCATGGTAATGACCCGATCTTTATCTAGCCCATCAGCGTAAGCATGATTAGGCGCAGGGATATACTCACTTCCATCTTCCTTATAAAACCACCATGGATGGCTATCCGGATTCTTACGATAACTTATATCCCTTCTCCTGAACATCAACCTATATCGCCCGTATATGGATTCGCTCCTATCCTTCACGAAAGGGAATTGCTCTTTATTCCCGTCACCCCAATCGACCTCACACATTCCTGGGGTCTTGGAATAAAACTGTATACTCTCATTGTAATTATTAACATCCAATATAGGATCAGGCACGTCATCAGCAGTATCATTCCTATTAACGCCCCTAAAAGCATATTTGCCTTTAGTAAAAAAGGTTATAGACCCTTTATTCGTATCCTTACATATCAACTTCATACCTCTCCCTCCTCTATTCTTCTAAAATACTCGACAACAGGTGAACTATCAAGCCCTAGATTACTACATATATCTATAGCCTCGTATTTATCGGCAAAACTGTACTTGGACATGCTTTCATCTAACACGTCTCCGCTGAACACGGATACATGCCCGTCCTTTACGCCAAGAACGAACGGGGTGATCCTGGTCTTCCCCGCCCGCCGTGCCCTCGTAAGGGCAGCCTTAGAAGCCGGGGCAGGTGCCAAGATCCACGTCTGCCCATAGTTGTTGGTAAGTACATACACCTTCTCCATAGGCGTCGTAGGATTACCATTACTAACCCCCTTGACAAACCCATCAGGAGCCTGATAAACGCCAGACGGTCTCTTATTAGTAGGGGCTACGGCAGTATATAAATCTAAGGTAAGTTTATAAAACTGATTCCTGTTACCGTCAGAAGCCGTCTGTGACATCGTTATATAACTCCACGACATTATCTTATCATAAAACGTGTTAACGAACGTATCAGCCCTCTCCTGCGTATTTATAAATCTACCTTCATCACGCAAAGTCCATATCCTAAATTCCCTTATCTCATACAAGTAATCCGGAAGATCGTCTACCGGCGCCGTACTTGAAGAACAATACATATTATGGATCTTATTTAACTTCCCTCCTACTAAATCCTGCTCCCATGAACTACCGTGAGCCATAAAAGCAACGCTTTCCTTATCATCCCCTACCTTATCCACCTCATCAAATACAGGTATATTATTCCGATCGCTTATAATGCTTATACCTTTTGCTGGAATAGAATTAAAAGCCGGATCATAAGAAGGGATGTTACACCAGTTGAAGTTAAAACCAGTAAGATTCTTCCATTCAGAGAACCTTCTCCAATTAGAATCAGGATCATCCCCAAAGTTAAAAATGTTATTGCATCCGAAATACCTCAGATCTTTCATGTTTAAAAAACCTTCTGGCCAATTACTCCATACACCAGAATGAGAAAAAGATCCCATCTGTATATTATGAAGATTAACGCTCTTGCTTATCCTTTCATATGGGATATCGCCATTTTTTAAAACGGATCTAACCATAGCCAAATAAGTTATATCAGGAAGATTAGCTATAGGGAACTCATGAAGGACAATACCATCCATATTAAATTCCCCATCAATTACGTTAGAGAATCTCATCGTAACCTCTCTACGCCTGATATCGCTATACTTATGTGGAGGAACCGGTATGTATTGTGAGCCATCCTCTTTCTTAAACCACCATACGGTATCATCCGGATTCTTCTTATACTCAATGTCAAGAGACCTGAATACAATCCTATAACTACCATCAGATATCTTAACTAAAGGATATTGATCCTTTGTCCCGTCCCCCCAATCAACGTCCACAAATCCCGGGTTAGATGTCGAGAACCTAAGATTGCGATTAAAAGCATTCAGTGATATTATCGGATCGGGTATATAATCAGCACCCTTACCATCAAAACAAGGGAATCTATCCTCATTCACTATAAACGTGACATAGGACGCCACCGTGTCATATCCTACTAAAAATCCCATATCAACTAATTGAGGTTATATCATAAGACACCCATTCCTTATATCCATTAACCATCTCATATACTTTGTTGATGGTCTTGCATACGACAGCGAATCCGATATCCACGTTAGGGAACTTCTCGTTAAGCTCATCAATAGTAAGTTCACTGACAATACTCTCATCCCATTTTCTCATCTCCTTTACCTCCATAAGGATCGGTTTACCGGTTACGCCTACGCTCATGACCCACTCACCCTCACGATTGGCATCCGCCAGATCGGGGAAGATCGTAACGCCAAAAAGATCGGAAAGGGTGAAGTTCTCGCCGGTACGGGTAAAGGACGCCGCCGCCCCCGGTGTAAGGACCACCTCGTTCACGGCCAACAGGCTCGTAAGTTTCTTGGCTCCTCCTGATACCGTGGCGTTAAACACGACAGTAACATTACCGGTAGCGCTATTAACGAACTTGATCTCATCCTTATCGCTATTTATAGCTTGTAAACGTGATCCAGATACGATATTCACGATCTCATAGTTCTTGTCATAAGTACTCTGTATCGTCACATTACCGTATTTAGTATCGATAAGGGTAATCCACTTAGCCTTACCACCTACTATCTCAACAAGCTTATAAAACACGTCATTGCCGTCAGCGTCAACCCATCTAGCTATAGCTCCAGGAGCGAAATTAGTCACCTCCCGATCTTGGGTATAACTTATAGTGCTTTCCGTAGGCTTATTAGTCAAAGTAACATAAAGGCATTGCTCTACGTCGGCTTCCATCTTAACTATCCCAGCTCCATCGTAATAATAATCAGGTACATTTTTTTCTCGTATCAACAAGATAGTACCTTCCTTAAGCTTATCGGCGTTAGTTGGATCATCCACGAAAGACTTCATCTGGATATAAGTATCGAAGATAATAGACGTACTCTTATCCTCTATCTTCTGATTGATATCATTGACAATATTATTAATCTCGTCTTTCGTATAATAAGGAGATAAATCAACCTTCGGGCCTTCCTGCTCTAAAGCCTGAGTTCCATCCCACCAATAATCAGGTACCTCCTGCTCCCTGATCCAGAAGCTGTCTCCCACACGGAGCTTAGCCGTGTTCTCCGGAACCGCCAGCCACTCATTCATGGCATCGACCGTATCAAAGATATACGCCGTGTTCTTGCCCTCAGCTATACGTCTTACGACAGCCAACTCGCTCTCGACATCGCTAAGTCTTTCCTTTATATTATTGATCTCCCGCTCCAGCTTATCATAATTATCCTCCTGATCTATAGCGTCACCGATGGACATATAAACCTCGTTAGTGAGCTTATTATAGGTAACACGAGCCACCTTCTCGTAGGATGTCTTATACGTAGATGAGCCTTTGCTGGTATGACAAACAAAATCATACGTATTTTGATGCACCACAGATCCACCGGTATTTATAAAATTATATCCATCTTGGCTCATAGTACCGCCCTTGTAACCCACAAGCTCAAAAGAACACTTACCTGTACCTATAGAAGTGAACCATGTAGCATAAGCCATGAATTGCGTCTCATCCGGCAATGTGGAATAATGCTGTGCCCTTAGATCCTTTACCGACATCCAAACACACTCCTTACCAGGCCCGGTGTTATCACCACCCCATTTAAGCACGCTCCTTACGGACTCATCACCGTTACCGGGGCCATTATAACCAACACCAAGATTATCGATAGTCGGGACATTCGAGTTGAGAGCCTCCGTCATCGTATCCAAATCCCTTCCCGAACTCTCATCCCATAAATACCTGAAAGTAACATAATCAACATCACCGATCTTAATACCACCGGTATTGCTGGGATATGTCTTGGTAACCAACTCATAATACCATTTACCATCACGAAAAGTAACCCTTATCCGCTCTACCTGCTTGGGGGATATAGAGACATAAGATCCTCCCACGGAGATATTATCGCCATCATCCGCCCTAGAGGTACCATCCTTTGGATCCTCGGGATCTACGGGGGTGTAGATAGTAGCCTGCTTATCACCTGTATTGATGACAACGATATAATAGCTATCACCTTCCAGACCTTGCTCATGAGCCATCGTAACAAACCCCTGTTCGCTTTCCGGCCTCCATTCGACCACAACCATATGTTTGTCCATAGGGATACCGGATACGCTATTGACGTAGTTGGTTGATGACATGAAAACAGCATGGTCATCGTAAGCCTGATCCACACGCTGATGTTTGGTAGCCAGACTATCAAGACGTGATATCTCAATGGGGTCGATAACCTCAACCCCATTATAATCATACCACTTATATCCTATCATCGTATTCTCACGACGATACTTTCTTTTTCTTATGACCTGACCTCCGGCTAAGGCGTCAATCATAAAATAATCATTACATACTTTAACCATAGCCGTTCAGATTAACAGGTTTGACATAAACAAGCCACGATAGTAGCGCCAACAGGAATGGCGGTCAGCGTAGTCCCCACCGGGTAGGTAGGAGAGGATGACTCCATCACCATCAACGACATCCGCTCTACGACCATATTGTTATCAATCAACCGGCTCCCCTCCACATAGAACCGGCCATCGGCCACCTCATAGCACTCTCGCACCGGAACCATATGTCTTTGGCTCTTATCCGCGTAATCGCAGATCGTCACCTTAGCCCCATCCGGTATAGACGTAAGCTCATCACCTACATTATAATCAGGATGATCAGAGTACACGACATACAATATAGACTTAATATCCTGCAATGCCGGATTGACTGTCCTGAATCCCTTCAAATGTATCTTATGACCACCAATCTCATAACAATCATCCACGTCCATGATATTAAGATCACAACTGATAACCGTCCAGCCGTTAATAACCGTCTGCGTAGGGGTAGTATTGATAGGATGATCGGGGTCGGTAGACTCAACGATCTTATAGTCGAAAGTCTTTACATCCAGATTTCCGTTCAACGACTCCTGTCTCCTGATCTTCACCGTACCCTTTCCGGTATCATAACAAGTCTCAGTGGTATCGATAAGTCGATCCATATAATCCGGCTCCTCGCATTCGATACGAGTGAAATTAGATGGCAAAGAGGTATATTGAGTACCAACATGGATATCATTGTCTGTAGAACTCAATACATGATGATTATACGACCTAACATGATTTAAAGGGTTGATAACGTAAGTGGATTTAATCCTTACCGATCCTCCCGGTGTCGAGTAACATTCTACCGCATTTCTGGTAATACGATCATCCAACCTTTCTAGAGCACACCTTTCACGGATAAAATCCGCAGGGATATTATTTATCCTATTTCCTAGCCCATACCTATTATCAGACGAGTCCACAATCTCCCAGAACTGGTTTCTTTTCCCAAGATCACCGTCATAAGACACCACATGTCTCATACGCACGCTTCCGGCTGATGTCTTGTAACACTCCTCGATATCAATAGGCATCCTATCTTCCATATCCGTGAAATCACAAGACACCAAAGAGAATCCGTCCGGGAGGGTAGTCAGTTCGGCCCCCGGAACGAAGCCGGCGTCATCCGATTCAAGCACCTCGAAGCGGACGTATCTTGCCTTTATCTTGGAGTCATAAGAAACCAACCTACGAAGCTTGACATTGCCATTGCCTCCGTCATAACACTCGACATAAGACCTGATGTCACGCTCCTCCATATCGTCGAAATCACAGACAGTCCTTACCCACGTATCTGGCAAGGAACTGAAGCTGGCGCCCTCAGGTTGTGACGGATCGGTAGTCTCCAGGACTTTATAGCTCTTATCCCTAACTCCTATATTCCCGTCCCATGACGTGAGAACCTCCAGCTTCACCTTACCGGCCGGTGTCTTATAACATTCTACAGTTACCTCAATATCCCGGTCCTCCATATCCGTGAAGTCACAAACGACCTCAACCCAGTCATCGCTTATGCTGGTGATAAACTTACCTACCGGATTCTCAGGATCGGTACTTTGCTTGACGCGATACCATTCCTTTCTGGTACCCATCTCGTAATCAAATATCTTATATCCCTCTATCTGCACCCTTCCGGTTCCGGTATCAAAGCATTTAAGCACCGGTATTATCTCCCTTTGGGTCATGTCCGGGAAATCACATACTATACGACTCCATGTATCGGGTATCTTATCATACTCCGTACCGATAGGATTGCTATCGTCAGTCGTATTCACCACCTCATAATGGGATACCTCCGGGTTCAGGCGGGGGTCTACTGACTCAACGCCCTCGATCTGGACCTTGCCCCCTTCCGTGGCGTAACATTTACTTACGAATATCAACTCCCGATCGGTCATCTCCGCTATGCTACAATCTATAGCTACCCACTCGGCAGGAATCTTATCCAATTCCGTACCAATAGGCGTATCAACATCCGAGGAGTTGATGATAAATATCTTCTCGGCCAATATCTCACCCTTATTATTCATATAGGTATGGATACGAGCCTCTACCTGACCTCCCGGAGTACGATAACATTGGTTGACGATCGACACACGGGCGTCCTTGATGTTAATGAACTGATAGTCCTTTTTAGGAACCTCGCTTACAAGTCTCTTTACTCCTTTATCATCGAAGTATACGTAACACCCGTCATTCCTCATCATGACCGGATACGTCTTTCCGTCTATAACAACACCGGAGAAGTCATCTGGCGGAACAGAGAAACCCATGCTACCAAATATGGAAGCAAGTCTCTTTAGATACTCATTAATAGCTGACATATTACAACATTTTAATTCTTATGCTTCAAAGGTAATAAAAAAGGGGAAAGAATTGAATCTCTCCCCTTTAGGAAATATATGAACGCAAAAAAGGTTCTTTATTTCGGCTCGGTTACGATGGCCGGTCCAAGACCAGCGGCAGCACCGATCATATTGATCATCTCCTGAACACCCTCATGAGCGCCATAACGTACACGTAAGATCAAGTTGATAGGATCATCAGCGAGAACCTTACCGAATCCTTGAGAGTATCTATGAGGATTAATCGTAATCTGGAAGTCAACGTACTGAGCTGTTTGCTCTACACGACTATATTCGTTCATGAACGTCCGCCCCATGAAATCCTGATGTTTCGGGAAACCGTTGAAGTGAGCATATCCTTTCAACTCATCATCCATCATATTACCGCCGACATGAGTACGTGGTGCTTTGCTGGACAATCTCTCGAAGTGAAGCTGATCCCACCATATAGGAGAACCCTCATCCAAAGAATCGGGGTAACCGCCACTAGCGCCTACAATCTCCACGCTATCCTCGATATAAGTCATTTGATCCATCAAGCACTCTGATGGAGATAACAACATTTCCTTGCCACGGAAACGGATACCGCATTTACAATTACTACCAAGCTCTTGTGCTGATTCCAATTTCTTCCACATCCTGTTGCGGTATGATGCCGGGGCCTCGCTGGTGAAGAATCCTTCAAATACCTTGTCGCACTCATCACACAACATGTTGGTATATACCTCTGTCTGGAAGCTATGCTGGCAAGCCGCAGGAGTACCGTAGTCAGTGATCTCCAGTTCCGGGAACGCCTGCTTGATTTCCTCCAAAGCGCTTTCGCCACACTCGTTGTCCGGGATCGTGATATAATACTTCTCCTTAGATACCTTGCAAGATCCGCAGGCTGACCAAGAAGCGGTACGAACCGTAGGATTCTCACACATATCAGAAGTCTTAGCGACATAATAAATAACCGTAGTAGGATTAGCGTCTACGAATGTCTTGATCTCATTATCGGTCAATTTCTTTGAAGTAGCGGCGATATAAAGACCAGTGCCCTTGATCTGGCTCATCTTATTAACCGTATCTGAAACCACGTTAGGAAGAGACTCGATAGTAGAAGACATATCCACCCCATCATCCTCCAGCGAAACGGAATACAGGTATCCACCCTTAACCTCAGTATAGCTAGGCGGGCATTCCTCGCATCCTTTCATGATAGAGATAAGACGTTGAGTATAATCATCAGGCTTAGCCCCTTTCTTCATCACCTTATAACGTGACATGCTGCCGTTGATGCTCTCACGAACGATCTTCAACCCCGGATATTGGGCGCGAACCTCAGCCAAGGCCAGATCATCACCAGTATCACATACCTCCATACAATAGAAGTTCACGTCCTCCGTCTCAGGCTCCGTAGCCTCGTTGGTGCATCTTGTAACCGGAGTGATATCGATATAATCAGATAACTTACCACCACCAGCAATAGGTTGATTCTTCATCCGCTCAATACACTTCAATACGGCGGGCAACAAATCAACCTCCTCGCAAGGATCACACTCCTCGCATTGATTTGGCGTATTATCACAATCATCCAAAAGGATAGCGTCATTGATCTCTACACGACCCTCCTCATAGCCAAGAAGCTCGAAGGCACGACCAGCGAGAACCAAGCGAATAGCGATACGGTCTCCTTTGGAAACTGAGAATGCCGTATCATCAGACACACCGTTGTATCCTAAGATAACATCATCGACATAAGCATGATCTTTCTTCGGCCAAGAAGCGTAGATCTCCGTGATCTCGTTCAAGGAGAATAACGGCGTGGAAAAATCCTTGTCATAGATAGAGCGGGAAGCCGCTTGTTCATTACGACCGATACGGATCTCATAACGCTTGTCGTTACGAGGCTTACCGGTAAAATCAGTCACGGCCTTACAACCGTTCTCGGAAGTATCTTTAGTATCGTAAATACCGATCTGTCCTTCCTTCAAGAAGATGGAATCAACATCCACCATCTTAGCGTGTGGGGATACGAAAAGTACCCGGTCTTGCGGTCTGTGCAACATATAATTAATATTTTAGTTTAAAAATCATTTACCTAACGCAAACATAATAATAAAGACGATCACGACAATAAAGTACAACCATGAGTATATGAATATTAATACGGATTACACTTTTTGTAAATAGGATATACTGATATACTACCACAATTAACGATAATCGATAGAAACAATTTATGATGTTTTTTATATAACTATTTGATATATAAATAGTTGCTGGAGTCGGAGATTTCTCCGATTCCAGAGAAATAATACCAAATAATATATACAAAAATAATAAATCCCATTATTATAATCATGATTATCAATTAATTATATTATATTTTGAAAGTAAATCCCATTTATTTATATTTGCATCGTGAATCTATCTATCACAGACCGATTCACGATATTACATAAACTTTTAAAAACAAAATTATGAAATCAAATCTAATTTTAAAATCAGAGAGTAGAACTCTTTTAGGAAGCCCTGTATCCATAATGAGTAAAGATGGATATGTGTGTATAACAGAAGCTATGGATTCTATAAAGAAAAAAAGAGAATCAATGAACTTATCCGCAAAAGAAATAAATGATGTATTGCGTAATCAAGGGTTCAAGGAGAAGATAAGAGCATTGATGACTCAATTAGGATACGGTAATGATAGCTTAAAGAAGAGAATAGATTATGATAATCTAACGTTGAAAGAATTTAGAAAAATAGGACTAGCCTATAGAAAAGGAGGTAGAGGGGATCAAAAATGGTTCATAGATCCATATATTTTCGTAACTATAGCAATGGAACTAGATCCGGAGATATACGCTACTGTTGTAATATGGCTTACAGACGGATTGGTTAAAAACAGGAATATAGCTGGAGATACATATATAAAAATGTGCAAGGATGTTAGATCTTTGTTATGTGACAATATAACAAATAGTGAATTTTCAGCATATATATCAAGAATAGCAAAAGGAATGAATTATGTGGTATTTGGTAAACATGAAGAAGGAATAAGAAATTACGCTTCTATTGACCAGACGCAAGAAATAGTTATGCTCCAAGGGTATATATCCGATATGATAGAAAGTGGATTCATATCTGACTTTAATGCCCTAATCAGGTATCTTGGAGATAAATGGAAAAAAAGATGGGGTAATATAAATCCGGTGACAGGATGTTAAAAAAACCGGCCCGTCTTTTAACTGACAGGCCGGATAATCAAAACTAACGTTGTTTATTTAAAGGAAGCCACATTATCCTTATCCATTCTATATCTATACAATTCATTCTCATTAAGGTTGAATTGTTTAGCGACCATATCCAGAATCTCCTCCACCAAAGGATCGGGCAGCTCCGGGTCGATGTCCGTGGATTGGATACCGGCGGCGTTGATATACCCAGACAGGTCCACCCTGACAGGACGGCGGTAGTACGTCATCTTAACCTCCTCGGTACGGAAGCCTGACTCGTAGACCACAACCTTCCCGTTCCCTATGGAGTAGAATGTCTCACGGTAGTCATAAGAAGGACGGTTATTCTCGTCTCCAAGAAGCTCATGGATATTCTCGTTCTTAGCCTCCCACATAACGAAATCAGTGGCCTCACACCCTTTGTATGAGAAAACTCCTTTTATGTTAGAGAACCATAGATAGTCGTCAGGTAAGTTAAAGGACGTAGACTCAGGGTCATCTATCCTACCCGCATTATCCAACGACATCCAATAAACAAGAAGGTTTTGGATGGAGCGTATAGTCTCGTCATCCTTCCTATTTAGATAGTACTTAACCAACCGGTCTTGGGCCTCGTTGAACAACAGCACGAACCTTCCCGGATCAAGCTTAATCCCGCCATTGGCCAGATTCTGCTCGTTCTTCTGCAAAGACCTTAGATATGCTTCTTGGATTGTCATCGTTATTCCTCCTTAACCTTATCACCTTCCTCTACGTCATCCTTCTTCTTAATATCCTTAACCTTCTTGGTCTTGGACTTATCATCGATATTAGACATAGATATGATCTCCTCATACTCATCCAATACATTAGCCTTTATGTTAATAAAGTCTTTCTTGGTAGCCAAGAACTCAGCGGATGTCCGAACGTCAGGCCCTATGATCTGGCCATTATATTGTAATCCGGATGGAGTCATATTGATACGACCATTTCGTTGAAGGACGTTTACGATACGGTAAAACTCAAGAACTTCCTTGAAATCACCTTCCAATGACCGATCCCAGATATCAAGCAGATAATCAACATTGGTCTTCTTCTCATTCATCCAGTTTGATAGAGATCCTGTATAATACTCATCCTCCGTGAAATCCGGGCGAGTTACGATACCGATGTAAAGAAGAAGATCGATGACAGCCTGACGATCGTCGCCGCCTTTCTTAAGGGCGCTGATAAACTTATAGCTGATGTTCATCTTATTGATCTCACGCTGCTGAACGAAATCCTTCATATTGTCTTTCTCTACGAAACAGAACATGGAGTTCATGAAAATAGGGTCACCATCCATTTCCTGAGGAGTCAACATGCCGGAAAATACAGCCAGATATAAATAAAATAGATCTACGGTATTAGCCGTATTATAAACCTTACCCATGAAGATCTTATCTTTAGCGTCATCCCAAAATTCTAAATTGGTTTGAGATAGATCCATCTGCGACATTTCCTCGAAAGGCTTCATGATATTATCTACCCGCTGTTTGACGAGCCTGTCGATCTCATTCTTGTCAAGACCATTATAGCATCTTGATCTTGGATAAAAACCGGTGTTATAGGCCTTGGAGAAATCATCCCAAGGGCAACATACGTGAGTGGCGTTCTCCGGGAACGGAGCTTTAGCTATATTAGCGTCTTGAAAGGCCTGAGGAGCACTTCCATCGTGTTTGCCTACAACCTCATATAAGGTATCTGACATGATATTGAAACCGTTTACCTCGGCCAATACCTTCCTTGATTTTAAAATTTCTTTCATTTCCTTTTTGCGTTACTTTAAAAAAAAGAGGAGAGGAATATCCTCCCCTCTAAAAACCAAATTACATATATAAAAAACTTAGCCGAAGTAGTTCGGTTGAAGCTCGATAATCAAGAACTTACTATTATCCATAACCCATGCTGCGGAAGCAGAATGACACCAGAATTGCTCTTTCATGCCCGGCAAGGATGATACGATCTCATTACCGTTAGCTTTGTGCGCCCAACGACCGTACTCATAACCCCACCACATGCTTACGCCTTCTGGTTTGATATAGAATACGTTGTTATTCATATTACCTAACTTAGCGTTAGCCGTATTAGGAATAGCGGAATATGCGTTAGTTGATCCAGCGTCAGTGATATTCTCGATAATACAAGAATAAGATGATCTAGGATACATGCCATTCACTAACTCGCTACGATCTGTCATGTCAGCGTAATCCAAAGAAGGATCGTGCTCGAACTCAACATTACCGATGCCCGGGATGAAAGCTCCCTTAACCTGAACCGGACCTAAGATCATGGCGTCGTTAGTACCTGAAATAGGATTAGAAGGCAACATCCTATCGCTTCCCATACCCCAGCTTAAGTTCTGCAAGGTAGTGAAGAACGATTCCCTGATCAACTTCTCTAAATTGATCATAGCCATAGCTCCTACCTTGAACTTAATCTTACGTTCCGTAATAGGAAGATCCTGACGTCCACGGAAAATATAAGCTGCGGCAGCCATAAGCGTATCCTTAGTAATACCCATCGGACGGCTATAGTAGATAGTGTAACCACGGCGAAGCTGACGGTAGATACCCTCATTCAAATGGATAGGACCATTTTGATCCATAATAATACCACCTTCTTGCCACATCAACTGTCTAGCTTCCAGCTTAACCAACTCAGCCATACAGAATACCTCCAGCGTGGACGCTACCTTAGCCGTACGTAAATCAAGTCTACCATTAACCGTCCTACCGATAATAGCCAAATCAGGAATATTACCCTCATACTCGCTTCTCATGGCATTCATACGACGAAGGGCAGTCTCCACGAACTCTGAAGTGCTATTCTGGGCGGCCTGCATGGACTTCATACCAGCGTACATAGTTGTCTCGCCCTCAACACCACGGTGGTTACCTAAACGGAACTCACAGGTCATGGAACCGGCCTTATCGGCTCCAGATACCTTGGAGAACTGAGTGCTGTACTCACCTAAAGCATGACCGATCTTCCAGTAACGGATACCAGGGCGTAGTTTCTCTTTGGGGAAGTATTTAGCCTTACCGCCGATAACACGACACCAATAACGTGTCAAGTCACCTTCTGTCTTAGACGGGATCTCACCTGAGATAAGGATATTACAACCGTTAGCAGCATCGTAGGTAATAACATCATAAGCCGTAAACTCAGATGTATTCAAAACGATATCAAACAAGCTACCATCAATACCCGGTTTCAGGTGATGACCTGAAGTATCCTCTGCCGTAACGACAGCGAATGTCTTTGTAACAGGAAGATCATAACGGAAAGAAGCTCCAATACCGTTAACGGAGATCGTAGCGCCGTTATTAATCATACCCATATACATCGGTACAGGGTAATTAGCGATATTAGAGAACAGATTCAACAGACCCAGATGATTCTTGTCAGGATCCTCATAATACCAGCTCGCCAATGAGCCTAAGTTATGCTCTACAAGCGAAGTCTTATAGTTCTTGGCATCGGTAAAGGCAATAACGTTATCGCCATTCACGGTAGCCGGGAAACTTTTTGTAAGAAACGGATTCATTTTCAATATATTTAAACGTTATACACTCTTTGATCCACTAAGATCAAGGAAGTTAGCTTCTATAGTATCGTTATCGATATTAGTCTTATTCTGCTTTCCTCCCTTATTGCCAGAAAGAAGAGTGATGGTCTTCTTATTGACCTCCATCTTAGCCTTGTTGGTTTTCTGTTTAAGGAACTCGTCCTTATTCATCAAGAACAAGGCCAAATCAGCGGCCATATCCGGATTCTTGATAGCCTCGGAATAAGCTTTATCTATAGCCGTATGACCTTGATTGTCTATCGGCTTGGTAACGAAATCGACAGCCTTACCTATCATCGTGTCAGTCAACTGGAATCCTGAGCTTATAGATGTCTTTAGACCTTTCTTATAGATCTTCATCTGCTCAATCAACTCCTGTTTCCTTTTCTCGGATTTTTTCTTCTCCTCCTCGATAAGGTTATCCATCTCCTTTTTAAGGATATCATGGAACTTATTGGCCTTGGACTCGATAAACTCATCGCCCTTGCCAATCATCATTTCCATATTATCCTTTATCTCGTCTTCCGGCATACCCAGCATCTTATAATAATGCTGGATAACCGCAAGCTGATCATTTTTATTACTCATATCAAGGTTATCCAACGGAGCCTGAATACTCTGATATTGGCTTAATAGTTGGCCAACGTTACCACCGGCCTTATCCACCTCTATCATCTTCTTCATGAAATCAGACATCGAGCCGGTATCAACCTTGTCTTTCAACAACTCATCGGCCTTGTCCTTGATCAATCCCTCCACTATATCGAGTAGATCATCCTCTTTCGTGATAGTAGAAAGATCAACTGGTTTATCATCTACCATAATATCTAGGTTCTCGATACTGTCTATGATACCTCTGGCAGCCATCTTCTCCAAGAAAGATTTTCCGTTAAATCCTGATACCACGTTATTATCATCAGTACCGCCTTCGCCAAGGGAATCAGGGTCTGGGGTGGTAGCATCGCCGCCCTTATCCCCACCACCGTCAGCCGATCCGCCGTCGGCAGGCTCTTCCTTGGTATCACCTATAGGATTACCATCCTTATCATATTTACCCTCAATATTATTCTTATCGCCATCACCGTCACCACGGTAAAAAAGTTCCTCGACACTCATGGTCTTAAAACCCTTAGCGAAATCACCCATGTCATTCATACAATTTCCTTTTTTGCTTTTTACAAAAGTATTATTAATCCAATTACCAATTAAATCAAACCCATTATAGTATATGACAGAATTTTACGCCAAAATGATTACAAGTTTTGTAAAAATATTTACAAAACTTGTAATCAATTCTTGTTTATTATTGACGTAAACCTATCTGTATCAGAACGTTTGTTTCTAGCGTCTATCTCCTTTTCCTTTAATTCCAACTTCCTTTTCTCTATCTCCTCACGAGATCTTCGCTCAGCCTCGGCATTAGCCTGTCTGGTTCTCATATCCTCCTCACGGATATCCAGATCCCTTTCCTTCAAGGCTCGATCCGCTATAGCTTCCACATAATCCATACCCTCTGCGTTATCTTGTGTCCTAGCCGCTTGACCGGCGGCCATTATGCTCTTACCCCGTAAATCGAAGTTACCCTTGATATAAGCCAGCTCCTTCTCCTTCTCATGCTCGTCATTACGGGCCTGTTGATCGGCCTCGGCTTTTTGCTGTACAAGTCGTTGTTGATTCTGGTACTCCTCCTGTCTTACACGATCTGCGTAAGATCTGGCATCCCTTCCTATCTGATTCATCTCAGCCGTTGAGTTGGCATTCATCATTCTAGTGATATCAAGCAAGTCATTACCTAACGTATTTGTCTGTAATATATATTGCTTCAAATTCTCCAATTCCAGACGTTTCTTGGAATTAGAGACAGCCATAACATTAAGATGACGTAACGACAAGCTATTATCCGTAAGACTGACGTAAGCCAAGGATAGATCGCTGTTCCTGTACATCACGGTCCAATCGTATCCTTCCTTCTGGCATACTTGAGCCACGGCTAGATGAATATCCAATGTCCGTTTCTTGAAGTCATCGAAATCATTAAAGTAAGTCTGGGTCTGTAGCATAGTAGCGTTAACTCCCTGTTTTACGCCCGTAGAACTCTCGTATCTAGTTGACTGACCCATCGCTTGCTCGGATATACCTATCATCCTATAAGCCATCATATAGGCGTAAGACGCCATTTCCATACGGGATCTTATCTGATCCGTATTAGTAAGATCATATACACCGAACTGATTATATATGCTGCTCATCTGCGGATTCTGGTAAGGATTGTTTGTGTCATTACCACCTACACCCATAAATGAGACGGACTTAACAATCTGCATAAAAGTAGCCAAAGCTCCCTTCTTGTCCATCATATCCTTATATTCCGTAGGCAGGAATCCTAAGTCGCCTAAGAAGAACTTACCGATCTCCTTCTCGGCGTTATTGTATAGCTGGTTCATGGCAAGGTTATACATCATCTGGAACGGCTGTATGCGATCAGCGAGACTAGCCCCTATAAATCCCGAAACCGGAATGACATAATCATACAGACTGCTGTCACCATGTATCTGATGAGGTATTGGATCCCCACCAATATATATAGGTTTATCCATTAAATTACCTCCGGTGATCTTAACGCCAAACCTAACCTCAGGAACATACTCCAAGATATAGGTGTTCACCTCAGGATCACTGACGGCTTCAGCCATAACCCTCTTCACTTTCTTGATACCGTTCTTCTCCAAGAACTCCGGGAGAAGCTCGTCGGTAACAAGCTCCTGATCTACCATACCGGTATCCGTCATGTAAGTTATTAAGAATACCGGTTTCATGGATACCCAATATCCTTCCATTACCCTAAAAAGGCGAGAGTCTATCTCATATCTCTTGCCATTGGACATGTCAGAGTTAAAATAGCCAAATGGATGGAAGCGGGGCAAGAAGCGGGGCTGGGTGTGTTCCTCCCCGTCCGGCCCGAAGGTGTGGTACTCGCCCATCGGAACACCATAATAGTCCTCAGCGGCGACTATAGACTCATAATCATGGTATCCTTTCCATGGAATAACCTCATTCTCGTACATACCGGTAATAGACGGCTTCTTTTTCTTCTGATCATACCTAGTACCGTCATTAGATACCCATCCCTCATAATCATCATCACCGCCCATAATACGACGCTTGTCCTTGGCCGTCATCTTATGGCCGTATCTTGATATCAGCTCAACACCCTCGTAATAATGAATACGGCCCACATAAGATCCGTATTGCGGGTATTTCACGTCAGGATGGAATACCTCCATCGGACTCCATACCTCCGGACGATAGTAGTCGAAGCCAACGAAATGATTACGGAACATCTTTCCACTAAGAAGACGATCCCGGAAATTCTCCCTGTCAAGCTCATCCATATAAAACCGGCTACGGTCAGCCTCGATCGTATGATCCCCCCATACTGCCGCCTGCGTCTTCCATCTTGTACTCATGAACCTCTGGATATCATCAGGGGTCATAGACGCCTTGGCCTGTTGTATTTGATCTGCGTAAGCCTGACGTTCCTCCTCGGAGTTGAACTCATTGTATGTAGGATCAAGTCCTGCCTCCACAAGACGCTGATTAACGATAATATCCCACTGTTCTTGTATATGACGATGAAGTAAGTTTGACATCGTATCCTCATACTCACTTATAGCCATATCCCCTACCTCGTTAACCGTATACTTATCCTGTAGGTTTGTCAGCCATCCCTCAAAAGCGTTTACAATACCACCTATGATATCATAATGCTTCAAGAAAGAGGGTATCCTTATATCACTCCTTAACTTCTGTACGTTCCTTAGCTGAGGGATGACATCCGCCATCTCCATAAAAGATAACTTACCATCCGCCATTAGATAATAGTCACGGTACATCTGGTTGCGATCATACTGTTTCAATCCTATCGTCTCAAGAGCGTCCATACAATCCTCTTTCCACTTCCTGTTCTTTTTCTTCGTGGAAATAGCTTGAGGAGGTAATCCTAATAACGCTCCTTTTGCTGGAAACGAATGATCTCTATTGAAAATCTCCATGTCAATCTAATTATTTTTTAGCAAAGATAAGTTAGTGAGCTTCTCGCGCCTAAAACATGAGTGTATAGAAATATCATCTACTTCCTTTTCCTGCTTCTTCCTGCCATTGCTTTTTAGGACACGAGGTCTATCATCCACAAGAGGACAGTCCACAGGCTTGACTTTCCCACGCTCCGTGGGTAGGGCTTTCAAGCCAAATTCCTTGATATTGCAAGCGGCATTGAAATCCCGGTCGTGATGTGTGCCACATTCCGGGCAAGTCCATTTTCGCTCGTTCAATTTCAATCCTTTATAGATATATCCACATTTGCCGCAGGTCTTCGAACTCGGAGCAAATCGGTCTATCTTTATGAGGTTCACACCATACCACCTGCACTTGTATTCAAGCATCGTCAGGAACATACCGAAAGAAGCATCACCGACCGCCTGTGCAAGGTGATGGTTACGCTGCATTCCTTTCACGTTCAAATCCTCCATGCAGATGGTACGCACTTGGCTATCGTGTGTCAGCGCATAAGTGATTTTATGAAGATTGTCCCTACGTCTGTTGGCTATGTGTTCCTGTAATTTGGCAACCTTAATACGCTCCCTGTTACGGTTGGATGATCCTTTCTGTTTGCGGCTCAACCGCTTTTGCAAAAACTTCAAGCGATCAAGATTTCTCTTCAAGTTTTTGGGATTGTCAAACGTGCGTCCATCAGAACATACGGCAAGAGATTTGATACCCAAGTCTATACCCAAAGTCGTATCACCTTGTATGGTCATTGCCGGAAGTTCATGGATAGCCGTATCAACCAATACGGAAGCAAAGTATTTGCCCGAAGGTGTCATGCTGACGGTGACGGTTTTCACCGTACCTTTGAACTTGCGATGCAGCACGGCAGGAATATCTTTTGCCTTGGGTATGGAAATGGTCTCATTGATAAAGTCCACGCTACAATGTTGCGGACATTGAAAACTTTGCTTATTCTTTCGACTCTTGAAACGTGGGAACCCCATTGCATGAGTATCACGAAAGAAGTTTTTATAGGCGGCATCAAGATTGCGGATAGAATTAAGAAGAGATTGCGAATTAACCTCGGCCAGCCATTTATTCTCCTTTTTCAGCTCGTTTACCATCCGATCCTGCACTTCCTTGTATGATACGGACTTCTTTCCCTGCTTATATGCTTCAATCTTTAGGTTGAGTGCCCAGTTATAGACAAAACGGCAGCATCCGAAAGTCTTGGCAAACAAAACCTTCTGTTCTTCTGTCGGATAAATTCTATATTTATAAGATATTAACATAATGCACTATATTTTAATTTAAATATTCAAAGATGAAAAAATGTAAGGCATGAAAGTATTAAACTATCTGCCAGTATTATAAATATACCATAAACTACCGAAACGCACCTATAGATACCGATCCAAAGGCAGAGGCATATACCTCATGGTGTTTATAAGCGTCTTCCTTACGGGCGTTATTCATCTCCTCGATCTTCGATTTAGGCATGTAATTGTTATCATCAAAATACCTAGCGAGAACCAACGCATGCCCGAAGGCTATTATCCTATCGACGTTCAATCCGGGCTTGTACTGTATTATCTCATCCAATAGGGCTATATCATCAATCAATTCAATACCCTTGACAGTTATATCAAGACCAATCTGATCATCATAACCGATAACGAAATCCTGCCAGCAATAATCCACCACGCAGGAGAAGAGCAGGTTCTGGTTGCCAGGGGTAGGGTATAGCCCCAGCTTGCTGTTCTGCCGGGAGCCGGCCTTCACATACTTATTGGCTATTGCCTCACCAGCAAACAGAAAGAAAGACGCTGGCATACCGCTTTTACGGTTAAGATACTGCTCATACATCTGGTCAGCGTTCTCCATAAGACATATAGCACCATATCCTTTCTGAAGTACCTCGCACGTACGGCAGAATTGGTCTATAGATGATGGGCGGGATACGTAAGAGGCAACTATTCTATAGGCATAAGGATCTCGGATACCAACACGCCTTTTGAATATATAAAAGGATCCCAATGAAGGAGTATCAGACTTGGCCTGCTTATACGGATCTTGGCCCGCCACATAAATAAAATCATCAAACCTATTGGATTGAGGCATCTCGAATATCTGGACAGGAGCGTCAATAACACCGCCGCTAAACGGGAATCCAGCCAGTTGCTTATTCGATTTAGTAGTCCCCAGTTTATTACCTGACTCAAGAAAGACATCACACAGCATACCGCTATATTGCCCCGACTCAAGGAGATCATTCTTATGCTTGATAGCGTACTCGACCGGGAATAGGTTCTGGGATGAGCTTAAAAAACAGTCGTCAATCGTAAATGGATAGAACATGGTATGAGAAGTGTACGCAACCCTATCTTTTGTAGATAGTTTCTTCCGTTCCTCATTAAGTTTATTGGTACTAGCCTCGAAATCAGTAGCGTCGATCTTGATCTTATTAAGCTTCTTGTCATCAGGCTTACCAAGATAATCGCCCAATCCTATAGTTCTCTTAACACCGGAGTTAGCCATCTGACCGGGGACAAACATCGCCCATTTCCTTTCTTTCCATGTTTTCCCTTTCATGGCTCTCCGATTTAAAATATCCCAGTCCATGACCAGGAGATTGTATGTATCAGGATCAGAGAACATCTCCTGAGCGTCCTTGGATAGTTCCACCTCACCACCGGTACCGGCCAAGATAGGACTGAGACGCCAGCCATAAGGAGTGTCGTAGGACGGCATGGCGGCCGTGTACGGTTTCTTGATAGGTCCCTTACCTACCTCGTCGAAAATAGCCGTGGCTGGGGTCAGACCGGCAGTCTTCTGCGTGGATGTCTTCCTACCCATGTTGATATTGGCTATGGATATTATGGCATGAACATCACGAACCCCGTTGGACATACGCTTGCCTAAGGTGACACCAGAACTCCAATCGGTCTTGGTCCTGTTAATCCTGAAAAAAGGATGCACATGATCAAGCCCATACTCACAATACTCACCTATATTAGATAAATCGCTATCGCTGAAACCTACCACGGAATGACTAAGCCCGATCGTCATGGTAGCGTTCATCTGAAGAAGGGATGACATGATAGTCGTATTATGGGATACGACAAAATTGGTGGTAAGAAACTGATGGGACTTATTATCGACCTCAATACAAGTAGCTTTATATTTCCCGTAATAATCTATATCGGATATCCTAAGCCTATTATGGGTCTTGGATATATACATATCATCACCATCCATGACGCAATAATATCCCATAGACCAGAATATTCTTCTTACGAATGATATAATATACTCACTTTTGTAAACGACCTTAAAACGATCGTCACCGGTATTTATACCGCAAGCTATCTTCATGAATGAGCTTATAAACAACTCTTTCTGTTTTTTGGATGAATAAATAATATCATCCATCTCCTTATTGCTTAGCTCAAAGATCCTGTCGGTAGCGCCACAAAGGAAAGAGGCGGTCAGAGACCCCATGAGCTGGGGCGATATCAGCCACCGCCGCTCGGGGAAATCTACCGCCTCCCCAATATCTATAGTCATTTTGGAGAAGTCAGAATGGATGATACCAATAGTGCTCATAACCTTATAATCACCATGATACTTGACTTTCCACTGGTGCTGCCCGCAACACACCACGCTGCGACCGTCCTCAAAGGTCACTTTGTACGTATCAACGAATCCCTGAGGATATACGCCCACTATGGTAGTAAGATTCCCGTCATCACCGTATATGATATCTCCTATATCGGCGAATCCTATTTTCTTGGAACCATAAGGAGTGTATATAAGCTCCGAGTCCAGAAGAGCCTTGCCAAAACGACGAGTACCAAACATCCCCAACCCTTTCTTCTCCTGACGGGCACGTTGGTACATCTCGGCGAAAAACCATTCGTTGTCACGCAAACGACTGATCGCTGGCACACGTTCCCCGTTTGGAAGATCCTGGAATACGGGAAAGAAATTAACATGCCAATAAAGCCATGGAGGGATGAACGTACCATTGATAGTCACCCCGTACTTGACCTTATAAGCCTCTTCCTTAAAGAACTGCTTAACATCGTCATCCTGATCCTCCCAACCGAACAGATCGTTCCATACAGGAGGATTTTTCATGTTTACATAAAATTCTGGACTCGTACTTAGACTCATTTCATAATATCCTTTAAAACAGACTCGATTCCACCAGAAACCTGACCCTTACGTTCCTTTTTCTGGACATTGCTTACAGACCTATATACATCCATGATCCCACTTTTCTCCATATAAGAATCATTCCATGTATTTATCTTATCGATTAATTTTGATATGAAGTCAAATGCCCTTGCCATATCCTCCGGCTTCTCCTTGTCCCAAGGATGCTTATCAATATAAGCCTTGGCATCATCCACGGCCTTGGATATGACCTCAAGATTGTCATTAACCCGATCAACATCCTTACTCGTCGGCTTTCGTCTTCCCTGTGGCATTGGCCTTTATTTCCTTAAATTCGTTATACTGCTTCATAAGAAGCTCATAAGATTGAACAACACCTATCTTACTTACTTCCGTCACACTCATATCATGGAACATATCCTCAAGCTCCTTGTCAGCATATCTAAGACGTTCCTTGTCATCATAAAACACGAATCCAGACGTTCTGTCTTCTATAATACTCTTGGCGGTGGACGCATATGTCGTGTCTAAATCCAGATCCATACCGAAGCTAGTAGCCAACTGGATTATGAACATCAACCTAGAATTGACTTTTACAGCCTCTATATTCAACATCTGTATCTTATGGGTCATCTCATGAAGAACGACAAAATCCTCCTCCTTTATCAACGAAGATGATTTAAGGGCTATCTTCTTAGTCCTATCCTCAATATCGCTATACAGACGCTTGCTCTCACGTTTTATGGCTATCCAATGCCTTATATGGGTATCCGCCTCTTCTTTAAGATAATCCCTGATCTCTGTTTTTATATCTTTATCTTCCATATTACGCATTATAATCATTGTTATTTAACTCGATCTCATCACTGATACTCTGATCTATTATTCTTAATAAATCCCTGGTACTAACATCCCGCAAGAAGCGTACGTTACCACCATTAGCCCTAGCAACTCTCCTTAAAGCGGAGTAAAGTATATCACCCAGCGAATATTCGGGCAACTCACGGCAACCGACTTCCATAACAATAAGAGCATGGATACGATCATCTATCTTACTTCTTACGGGACTTCGCATAGTATTTACTTATAAGCTTCCCCTATAATACGTAGCGGGAAATGTTTGAAATTACGTTCAGGATCATCCTTAGTATAACCCATAAGAGATAGATGTTTCTCAAAATGACCTTCCGTGTATTTTGAGGTATCCAACGTCATCCTAAATATAGTTCTATTCTCATTGTCAGGATGTTTGTTATATGACACGTCTCCCATACATCCACATCCAAGATGATGCTCATTGACATGGAAACCATCTTTATGGGTGATAAATAACACGATTTCTATCTTATCACCTATTTTCTGATCAAAAATATTTAGATAAAACTCGCTCTCATCATCCGTCAGTCCTATATCAAAGGAATCGTTAGGGCACTCGATGTTAAAATCGTTATGATCGGCTGTTATCACCTCCATAGCATTCCATTTAGCTTTCTCTCCTTCCACGAACTTCAACGGGCATACCTCGGTCTTCATCCAAGCCTTCTCCTTGATAAAACAACCACACAACGAGCAAGCCTGCCTACCCATCAATCTTTGCAATATTACCTTAGCCGGTAACTTAAAGAAAGCTATATTAGAAGAGTTCTTAGAACATTTCTTACATAATTCAAGACGATTCTTATACCATTCGGGATAATCTTTCTTATCCTTAGGAATCCTGCCCAATAAACTGTCTTCCCAAGCTTGGGCTATTACTTGGGCTTTACCAATTGTTTGCACGATAATTATTTTTTAAACTGTTTTTGTTGAAAATCCTGTAATTGTTCCCATGTCATTCCATACCGACATTGATACATGGCCTCATGGTTATCACGTATAAGAGGATCTCCGTTCTTTAACCCCTCCATATCCTCTATCGCCTTAATCTTCTTATCCAGACAATCAAGCTCAATAGGCATCCTTTCATCCGGATAACGATTACCTTCCTTGACAAATATCCGACGTATCTTATCACGCCTTACACGCATCTCTCGGAGATTGCATATAACGTATCCGATAAACGGGATTCTGATAGATATATTGTCAGTATACCTAGCTAGGTGGTGGACGTAAGATACGGATGCTTTCATGCACCACTCTACCTGTTGTTTGGTGAACTTCCCATCAGATCTTCTTACCACCTCATCCACGATATCCCTATCGAATGAAATAAGATTCCTACCCATCAATATCCAATTTGTTTCTCTTGAATACGAATCCCATTACACGGGTATCATCACCCTCCCCATCAAGAATAAAATAGTTACGTAGGCTTCTCATCTCAATAGACAGCTCACGGGTACGGAAATTCCCGTTCTTCTTGTCCACCAGAAAACCACCACGTTTAAGCTCGTTGTTAAGGACAGCGATGTAAGACTCCTTCTGTCCATGACAATCCATGTACTTAGCCCTGGTATCATCAGAGTATCCGTAGTTGATGTAGAAAGAAAGTAAGTTTATCGTTCTTTCTGTAATCAAGCTCCTACCCTTGGAATCCAGATAGCCGTTGTATATCCTTAAGAACTGCTGGATCATATCCAGTCTAGTATCATAAGGTAATGCGAATACGAAAGCTTTCCTCTGTTCAGACATATGGAATTAGTTTTCAGCAAAACTACTTAAAAAAAATATCGTTGTCAAGAAATTTTGCCATAATCGACATAATATATGCTGACTAGCATGTATTTACGAGAATCCAAAGGATAAAAGCTAGTTGGGGGGTAGGACGAACGAAGCCATGTATGTCTACGGCTGTCTGCAATAGCGAGGGCAGTGAAGTTAACGTACGCTACGCACGTGGACGGAGGGGGACAGTCTTATCCTGCCTCACGGGATGCGACCACTCCTTTTTTTGGCTTCTTATCGTCCCATGACATAGCCCAAGGCATCCAAAGGGAAAAGGTTGGTGGGGGACGCTCGGGGACACCCAGGGTAAGGCTACCGCCGTCATACCGGACAATGCCGCCAGAGATTCGCTATTGACATGGAGCCTGCCGTAGAAGATACGGACGGCCGGAGCGTGAGCGACCGTACAAGACCTTACCTTTTTCCCTTTGGATTCCTTCCTCCTAAGCTGTGGGATATAAAGCCAAGGGAAATGGGAGGCCCTGGGGCATGGAGCCTGCCGTAGAAGATACGGACGGCCGGAGCGCGAGCGATCGTACAAGACCTCGCTTTTTCTTCTTTGGCTTATGCTCCACCCGATCCCCCTACCGGGGTACCGGCTTCCGGTATAGGATACGGCTTCTACCATGTTTAGCCTGCGGTATCCTGCCTGACGGCACCATACCTTGGCGGTAAAAAGCAATGTTTTATTAAATAGAGACTTTAAGTGGAGTACACAGGAACTCGACGTCAGGAGAGGTTCTGTGTACGGATAGGGATATTAGAAAGTAGTATATGTTTATAGAGTTAATTATATTTAATAAATATACCTATTAACGCGCGCGTAACAAGTGTCGTGTCAAAAATGATCTTCCACAAACACAGTGATTTACCCCCTCTAATTTATTACGATAATTTCGTATAAACAACAAATGGGCGACCTTCACAGGCTACCCATCCATCCGAATAATTTGTTTCGTATTGATGAAACTTGTATATTCGCAGCAAATAAAAAAAAAAAACATATGGGAACAAAGATAGGAATTTTACATATGATGAAATCAAATTTCGATAAGATTATTACCGAAAGATATACTCCACGTAATATTCAGGCCAAAAAAGATGAGCTAGGATGCGTAAAACTTCCAGCCGGGTCACTTATATGTCCAGTCGATTTTAAACCTGTTACCAATAAGGAAGGCAAAAAAGTGACAGCTATAAAATATTCATTGAAACATGAGGAGTATCATGGATCAGGTATTCAGATCAGTGATGAATGTAAGATGGCAATGATATATCTTATTATCATAAACGTATTCAAACATGTGTTTCTAAGAAATAGGATGCATGGCGGGAATAGAGATCAGATAGAGATCAATACCAATGATTTTATTGATATCCTATCAGATGGATGCGCTTATTTCTGCTACCGTCATGTGTTAAGGGATTCTCATGAGGATATGAACTACCAGCTTATAAGCTTAAAGGCTTGGGCTGAAGGAGAGATTATGATAGCTTTATCGGATATCATAAAATACAAGCATAGGGCTAGTAAGACCCCAAGGATAAAGGATATGTTTGTAAAGAAAGGAGAATCTGTATATACCTGCCTTGATAAAAATCTTGATTCGAATACCAGAAGATGGATGGCTAACAAAAGTCGTAAATTAAATAGAGTCAAGATGTTATCAAAAATAATATTCTCAGCTAGAAACAGAAATATAAATAAGATATATAAGGTAACTAAAAAAAGAACTGTCAAATTCAATGTGTCATATCTTATGGATAGATTGAATATAAAGTTATCAAAAGAAGGTATGATGCTAATATCCCAAAGAACGGTATATCGGATGATAAAAGAAGTTCTTAGTATGTGCTGTAAGACTATATCCGATTTATATGATGAGGTAAAGAAAAACAACGGAATAGTTAATACCAAAGACAGGAAAAATATAACTATCGGACACCTAAGACTATCATACAGAGGAAAGATAATGCATATAATCATCTCCGAAGATTTTATAAAAGACGTCTTTTTAGGGGTAAAAGGGTCAGAGATGAGTAAAGCCGGATGATTTGAGTATCAGATATAAAATTTAATATTTATATATTGTTTACATTTATTTTTAATGGTTAATTATAACTATTCGTATCTTTGTACCATAAACATAAAAAGATATGGTACAAGAGGATTTTAGAAATGAAAACGACCTCCTTCGTCATATTATGACGGTGGATAAAAACGTAGAGCAGGGTCGTGCCTTGAAGAAGATTTTCACCACTAGGGAGAATCTATTTATTACCGGTAGAGCTGGTAGTGGTAAAAGTACGTTCATGAGACGTATCGTAAAGTTCTTGGGTAAGTGCGTTATCGTAGCCCCAACTGGAGTAGCGGCGTTGAACGCCGGAGGACAGACCATTCATTCGTTTTTCTCTATAAAGAACGATCCTTATATCCCTTCTATCGAGAGAGGTATGTTGTCTAATAAGGTGGATGTAAGTCCGTTTATGAAGAAGAAGATCAGAAACCTTGATACTATCGTTATCGACGAGATCAGTATGGTAAGACCTGATTTGCTTGATGAGGTGGCTGACATACTTAGACAATGCAGGCGTAGCAAGGAACCTTTTGGTGGCGTTAGGTTGATTATGTTTGGAGATCTATCACAACTACCGCCTGTGGTGACGGAGGATGATTTTATCGACAAATATTATGAGAGCCGGTTCTTTTTCTCATCAAAGGCATTAAGAGCGTCAGGATTCTCGGTCATTACCTTCGAGAACGTATTCCGTCAAAAAGATCCTCAGCTTCTTTCCGTACTTGAGGATATAAGATGTGGGGTTATTACCGATGAGTCAAGACAGATATTGGATAGTAGGGTCAAGTATCCGGATAATATGGATAATACTATAATTATATGCTCAACTAACAAAGAAGCTTATGAGATAAATAAGACTAATCTTGATAAGATCAATAATAAGGTATTTAAGTTCGATGCTACTGTATTCGGGGAAAAGCCTGTAGCTCCCTGTGAGGATGAGCTTATAGTAAAGGTAGGAGCTAAGGTCATAATAACCAGAAACGGCAACGGGTATGTCAATGGCTCGATGGGGATCATAACCAGCATAGATACTGTTGATGAGACGATATATGTTCATCTAGATAACGATACTGAGGTGGAGATAACCAAAGAGAAGTGGGAGAAGATGAAGTATAAGCAGGTAGACGATTCCCTTGAAGGCATTTCTTGCGGCTATATAATACAATATCCATTGAGGTTAGGATACGCTATAACCGTTCATAAATCTCAGGGAATGACTTTAGATAATATATTCGTAGACATCAGCAGAGCCTTCGAGATAGGGCAGATATATACCGCTCTTTCAAGATGTAGGTCTATAGACGGGCTTTATCTAAAATCAGTGCCTAAGGAAGATATGGTACTGCTAAGCGATAAGATATCTGACTTTATAGAGAAGGTGGATGAGAATGAGGGTGTTTTGAATCCGGAAAAGATATCTGACATCGGTAAGGATATGATAAAGAAGCAACAAGATTTATTTAACTTCGAGGGATTTGGATTATAATGGCTAAGAAAGAACTTTTTTCAGACGTAGATGAATTAGTATCATCTTTAAATAAAGAGCTTGGAGAAGGCTCGATAATGAACTTCGGCGATGATAAGCCTATAATATCCATACCAAGGGAAAGCACTGGATCGCTGGTGGTGGATAAGGCCCTAGGCGGCGGATGGGCGGTAGGCCGGATTCATGAGCTGGTCGGGATGGAATCTTGTGGCAAGACTATGATGTGTACGTTAAGTATGATCGAGTTCCAGAAAAAACATCCAGATAAGCTAGTAGCTATAATAGACGTGGAGAACGCTTTCGATATTGAGTACGCTAGGAAAATGGGGTTGGATATAAACCGGTTTTTGATCTCCCAACCAAGCTACGGGGAGCTGGCTATTGACATCACAGCCAAGTTAGTCGAATCCGGGAAGGTCGGATTTATTGTCGTAGATTCTGTAGCCAATCTGGTACCGAAGAAGGAGATAGAGGGCGATATGGAAGACAGCAACATGGGATTGCAGGCTCGTTTGATGTCTAAAGCCATGAGAGTCCTTACCGGTATCGTTAACAAAAGCGATTGCGTTCTGGTATTCATCAATCAGTACCGGGAGAAGATCGGTGTTATATACGGCGATCCTAAGGTGACGACCGGAGGTAACGCCCTTAAGTTCTATGCCTCTATCCGTATGGAGATGGCGAGAAAGAAGGTTATATTAGGAGAGGACGGATCTTCAGTAGGTCATGAGGTTAGGATAAAGGTGCTGAAGAACAAGACAGCCGTTCCGTTCCAAATAGCAGAGACAGCCTTGTATTATGGCGTGGGGTTTGATAAGGAACTTGAACTTTTGAAGTTATGCGAGGAAACCGGTATCTTTACCCGTAAAGGATCATGGTACTGGTACGGGGATGTTCGTGTAGGGAACGGAGTCGATAATACGTTAAGTATCATGAGAGATAATCAAGAATTGTGTCAAGAATTAAGAACTAAATTGAATTTGTAATCATGGCAATAGGAGTAAAATTTGTAGACGTAATACCATCCAGCGTAGAGAACGCCGCTGATGTTAAGAAAGAGGATGTAAAGAACTATTTGTTCGTAGGTATCCCTATGAGTGAGTTTATTGGTAAGAAACATGAGTTTGAGGGATATATCTTTATGTGCCTACAGGGTGTCACCGGTGGCACGGAACTTGGCGGAGATATAGCCATAGCCGTATTGAGACCGGTTCGCCCCGCCGTCGGGCAGGCATCTTATCATTTGGTATCGTATACACCTCTTACGTATACGAGATCTGATGTGGCGATATTCCTTCGCAATGGTGATTTTAAGGTTGTTAAACGTGACGATTGTAATCTTATCTGATCATGGGAACATATATATCGATAAAATCAACAGTAAACGCATTCAGGTACGGGATTGATCCTATACCTGAATGGTTTGATAAGATATCCCAAAGAACCAAGGAGCTTGATGTGATGGTTGACGGTCACAAGGTAAAGGCTTTGGATATAAGGCTAGAAAATGGCATTCTACGGGCTTTTTACGGTTATTATATAGGTATGTATCCGGATAACTCATTACAGGTGTTTAGACCGGAGGATTTCCATTCATTATATACGTTGAAGTTATGAATATATCAATAGGCATAGATCCGGGTATAGACACCGGAGGATTGTCCATGATCCCGGAGAACGGGGATATTAAGGTAATTATGACTCCAAGGATATCGGCTAAGGGGGATATAGACCTTAGGGCTATATCAAGCTTCCTCCTAGATGCCGCTGACAAGATCCAAGAAGAGGGAGGCGGGACGCTGGCGATCGCCGTCGAGGACGTCCACAGCATCCACAACAGCTCGGCCGCCAGCAACTTCACCTTTGGCGGGAGACGCCGGGAACCGAACGCCCTATTCGCTATGATGGTGGAGATGATGGAGCGATACGGATCTCACCCGGATGTTAGGTTCATGTTCGAGGAGGTACAGCCAAAGACCTGGCAGAAGGAGCTTCATACGACAGCCGATCGGGTGTATACGGCGGCGAAGTTAGATACGAAAGCTACCTCCATCCGATGCGCCATACGCCTTTTCCCTTTGGTCTCTTTCGTGAAACCATGGTCAGGAAAAGGAATACAACCTACTAAGATACAAGACGGAATGTGTGACGCTACGCTTATAGCCGAGTATATTAGACGTAAGTTTAAATTATTTTAATACTATTAAGTATTTATTATATTTGTATTAATATAATTATGATTATATTTGCAATGTCATGTAAAAGTTGTTTATTATAACCTCGGATAATATGTAAGATGTTGAAAAATATTTTACATATACCGGAAACGGTCAGGTTATTAGCCTAAGTGCTTAGAGCACTACGTTACCTTAGAATGTATAGTTACCCTAGGGTGTTTATCCAAGCCCAAGGCTCTAAGGCAAGTGGTTAAACAGGAGTAGCGTATTCGGCAAAACAGTGCTGCTTGTATGAAACCTTTGGTAACATTGGCGATGGGTACTAACAGGATTTTTATCCTGATTTATCCCATAATCGGGATTCATACTCCGGAATCATTTCCGGTTTCGGAGTATGATTTTTATAAAGCTTGTACATGAATTATGGATGATAAACAAATAAAATATGTTATATGGTATTGAAGTGCTTGTCGAAGTCATTAAATGAGAAGTTGGGTAAACTGGAGACGGTGGTTAAGAACGCCGGTTCCAACTCCCTTTATAAGGATCTTAAGATAGATGTTGTCAATAATCTGGCTTATATCACTTCCGTAAATGCCAAGGTATGTGTTATAGAGCGATTGGAGGTCGAGGCTGACTCTAACTTCTCTTTCTTGGTAGAGGCAAGCTCTTTTATTAAGTTCATGAAAAAACAGAAGAATTGTGAGATTACGATACTGCTTTCGGATAGAAAAGATCAGATCACGATCCACTACGCTTCTGGTGAGTATAGTTGTCCGGCTTTTGATATCAATACATTCCCGCAGGTACATAAGATACTTGATGGAGGAATTAAGGTTAAGATGAGCGATTATGTTTCGGTTCTTAACAAAGCCAGCGATTATACGGAGGTAGATGACTTTTATCCATGCATCGAGAATGTGGTTATTGATATTGATGATATTAATATTAATATAGTAAGTACGGATAGAAATACTATTTACAGGTATTTTGTCCCTAATCAGGATAAGGTAGAGAAGATGTTTATCCCGGTATCGAACGAATCCGCGATATTGCTTGATAAGCATATCAATAAGTCATCGGATATGTTGTCTATAAAAGTGGATGATACTAAGACTTATTTCTCTACGCCTGATATGGATATGTATGAGACCCATTTTGAGGGTAATTATCCAAATTGGAGGTTCGTGGACGAGCATTTTGTCAAAACAAGTACCTATGTCTTTGATAAGGATCTACTCGTCCAGGCCCTCCAAAATAATATTAAGGTAAATGAGTTTGATCATTGTAAGTTGATATTCACTGAAAAAGGATGCGGTATTATGTCAGAGAACCCTATGTCTGGAAGATCTTGTAAGGAAAGGCTTACGGCTTTATCGCATAACGGTAATGATATTATATGCGATGTGCTATGTGGTAGGTATCTTGGTATAGTTAAAAGCATACCATGGAATAGGATCGTTATCGAGCATGACCATAAATCTCATTTCAACAAGATTTATGGGGAGGATAATAAGAACGAGTATTTCTTATCATCATCAATTATTGTTTAATTTTTAAATATATATAAAATGGGAGTTAGAGAAAATTCATCAGGTGGTAATAACCATTACTTTAAAGTAAGTGGTAGCGGATTATTATATCAGTCATCAAGAGAACCAAAGGAAGGTTTCGAGGAGCATATAAACGAGAAGACCGGGGCCGTTTCTTATTGGAGGGTGTTCTGGAACGGTATCGAAGGTTATTTGTCTGATATTAGCGTAAGAGACGTGGAGTTCAATGGAATAAACGCCAAATACTTATCCATAAAGATAAGTGATGAGGATGGTAATTACTTTATAAACGTTCCTTTGGTGACTCAAAAAGGAGGTATTAATAATTACGTGAAGTCACTGGTAAGGTACTTGCCTAATATCGACCTGAAACGTAAGGTAGTGATCAATCCTGCTCATGCTAAGAAAGGGGATCAATATGCTCCCTGTAATTTCTTTATCTCATACGCAAGGGAGACTCCTGATGGAAGGGATGAGCTTATACAGCAATATTATAAGAATGGGCAGAATGGATGGCCTGACAGAGTTGAGAGTACTGATATAATGGGGAATAAGAAGTTTGATTATACTGCCCAAGATGCTTTCGCCTATCAGGTACTTAATAAATACATTCAAAGCATTAAGACAGATGGGGTGAAACCCGCTCAGTCGGCAAGCCAAAACAACGTTGGTGAGGCTACAACGCAAACGCCCCCACCGTCATATCAGCCGCAAGCCCAGCCGCAGACGCCTCCTCCATCATACCAGCAGGCTCCGCCTCAGACAGCCCAAGCACCTTTTTTTGGAGGTCAACAACAACCTCCTCAATATCCTCCTTTTGGAGATGACAATGATCTTCCTTTCTGATTTATATGGATAAGGTTTGTTTCAAATGTGGTAAAATAAAATCCATAGATGAGTTTTATAAGCATCCTAAAATGAAAGATGGACATTTTAATAAGTGTAAGGAGTGCGCTAAAAAAGATGTTCATGATAAATATAATGATAATATCAAAAATCCCGATTTTGTAGATAAAGAAAGGGAAAGAGGAAGAGAAAAGTATAAGAGGCTTGGATATGCAAGTAAGCATAGTAAAAATTATAAAACAAAATCTTGTGTATATAAAGGTTTAAGTAGGTCATTAAGATCAAGAGGATTTGATTTAAAATACAAAGAAGCTCATCATTGGGATTATGATTGTTTAAAAAGCGGGTTTATTTTATCAAGAAGAGTATTCATAAATATCTAAAATTGGATAATGAAAATAGATTTTTCTTTTATGGTGAGAATCTTCTTGATACTAAAGAGAAACATAGAATATTTATGGATAAGATATTTGAGATAAATAATGTTGATTATAAATATGTAGAATTTGATTTATGATAGAAAGTAATTTTAATATATCTACTAAAGTGAACCGTGTCTCGATGCCTACCCAAAATAAGGTAGATACGGTTATGAAGAACTTAGGGCATCGACCTTGTGTAGCGTATTCCGAGGAAAAGAATATGTATTATAAGGATGGAGAATGGGTAGCGTCAGATCTTGACGCTACTATCTTACCTCTTAGGGAGATGTTCGAAAAGACATCTGATTTGAAGTTAGGATTGAAGATCGTTTATTTAATAATAAAATTATAGTATGGCTACGATTGAAGATATCAAAAAACTTCTGGAGAGTAAGTCATTTACATCAGCCAGAGATCTTGATGAGCTTGAGGAGAAGCCGGATGATAAACAAAACGAGGTTAGATTGAATTGCGAACCTATGGTAGGGATGGTGGAGAAAGAGGGAAAGATCTTCCTTAACTCCGTAAGATTCTCGAAAGCATGGAACTCGTTGGGTAAGGATATTCCTATCAAGCAGGGTAATGCCTTCCCATTAGGGCAGGGTGATGTCCTTGATATAGACACAGGGGTGTGGGCATCGTTCCCGGATAATACCATAGGGGTGTTGATGATGCTGCCGTCGTTTACCGGCGATACGGGACTTACTTTGGTGGGATCACCGTTCGTCTCGTCTAATAACGGGAATATCATGATCAGGGTCACTAATGTCCGTAAGGATATGGCTATAGTCGAGAAAGATAAACATATAGCTGAGTTAATTATAGTCGGTAAGATAAATGCCGATATTCGTAAAACTTATAACAGTGTTGAGGATGTTCGGATTGAAGATAGTAAAGAGTAGTTATATAAATACTCTAAAACAGGATCTTGATGAAGCTATTAGCTATTCAAGTAGATTAAAAAGAAATTATGAGGATGCTCGTAGTAAGATAACGGAATTGGAGGAAAAAGAAAGATATCTTAATACGCTTGTGGATTCTCTTGATATGGATATAGAATCAAAGGATTCTCATATAGTTAAGATGGGGAATGAGCTTAGTAAATCAAGAGAGCTATATAATGAGTCGGTAAAAGAGAAAGAGACTCTTAAACGGGCTTATATGGATATAGAGAAGAAACATAAACTATCATCTAAATTACTCGATGAGGCTAGAAGAAGGTACAAGGAAATAGAGGAGCAAAATAAGGCTATGTCAGATCGTATCCAGTATCTGGAAAATCATATTGATCCTGAGGCTTTAGATGGTGATGTGGCTGATGAGGTTATTGTTGAGGAGGATAAGATGGACCCTAATTCAGGTCATATCGATATACCTGAAAATAACGCCCCTGAGGTTACTGGTACCGATGCCGGCAATGACGTAAATGTCGAGAATAAAACTGAGGAGAAGAAGAAATCTAAGAAACGTAAAAAGACTAAGAAAAATGAATAAGATCTTGTTTTTCTTGTTAATGTTATTTACCTTAGCGGATGTCGGATGTAGTACATCTAGAACCTATTATACGGAGTACGATACTACTGATATATCTTATGTGGTGGATTCCATAGTATCTTCCGGAACCGTGATGGGCCAATGGAAGGAGTGGAGGTTTACGCTGGATGACGGCCGGGTCGATAACTTTGGTTTCACCGCCCTGTACGACGCCAAGGGAAAAGCTAGAGGGTCAATACAGGTTAGGCAAAGATCCGATACGTTTAATATCAAGATAATTGATTATCATAAAAAAGATAAAAAATGAGTTACGGACTAGGTTACATACCATCACCAGCGGATGATAGGGACGCTATCATGAATATGCAACATGAGGCTGTTCCTGATGAGTATAAGATCAATAATGTCGATAGCGTAGTGGATCAAGGATCTTCTCCTATTTGCGCAGCCGTAAGCTTAGCTGAGATCCTTAACTGGAGAAAAGCTATAAAGGATATCAAAAGACCAGCTAAAATATCTCCTTACGATATATATGATCTGAGAGAGGATAAGGGCCAGGACGGGATGGTTCTTCGTGACGCTATCAAGTCTATCAAGAACGTAGGCGTAGATGGGGAGAAAATAAACAGTTACGCTAGGATCATAGATCCGGTATCAGCTAAGGTAGCGTTGATGCTGAATGGGCCTCTGGTTATAGGTCTGTATTGCTATAATTATGGTAATCGGTTCTGGCAAGGCCAAGGACAGAACTTGGGAGGTCATGCCGTTATCCTCACCGGATGGGACAAGGCCGGCTTCGTCCTACAGAACAGTTGGGGGACGGGATGGGGTAGGTCTGGTGTAGAGACGTTCCCGTTCGATGATTGGTGCTATATGCTAGAATGTTGGACAATAGTTTCATGATATTACTATATAAACTTCGAGAAATTCCGTCCCACATCCTCTTGTGAAAGACGATGTGGTGTATTTAGGACCCGTAGCTCAATCGGTAAGAGCAATTGGCTCATAACCAGAAGGTTGTCGGTTCAAGCCCGGCCGGGTCCACAGTTGGATTAATATAATTTGTCATTAGATTTAGAGTTTAGATTTTGTTTGATGTCCTTGTCCGGGAGGATCGGGACATATGGATCCGAGGATCATTGGATGATTACCATAATATTGGAGATGCTGGTTCGATTCCAGCCGGATTCGCTAAAATATTGTTTGGTAATTATATACAATTTATAGATCTTTGAATAAAGGGGAGTTAATTTAACGGATAGAATTTACGATTCCTAATCGTAGCGTGGATAAGGGTTCGATTCCCCCACTCCCCACATGGTGTTTTCTTAAACATATTCCCGTACGGTAATTAACGATAACCGGTAGACAGCCTACGGGAATCAATAAAATCTTACGTGCTTAAGATCGCTTTCAGTTCTATTTTTCGTGTGTAATCTATAGGAGGGTAGCACGACCCTCCTATTTATAATAACTATTTGGGATGGATATTAATCAGATAAAAAAGTATCTACCAGCAGGATGGGATGTGGTTGATCTAATAGATCACGGTATAATCGATCTTGATATTATGAACGGAAAGATGATGGGGGAATATGTGGCTATGTTGATGATAAGGTCTTGTGAGAAGGCTACTAAGTCATATACCTTAACCAGTTTCTCGTTCCATGATAAAGATATGGATAAGTTGAGGATGTTGATAGGTAATGCTATAATGGCGGTAGGATATAGGAATAATCCTCTGACAGGAGATGGGAACACGGCGATCAAATAAAGGTGCTGAATATACTGAGAGAGGGATATTGGATATCCTTAACAGACAGTTCTTGGTATCCCCTAGATGGATTATAAACAACTTATATGTCTATAACTGGGAGTCTGATTATCTGGCTATAACCAGATCCATGTACGCCTATGAGGTTGAGGTTAAGATCTCGCTTGCTGACTATAACAAGGATTTCGAGAAACAGGAAAAGCACCAAGTAATGCAAGGCTGGTTCGAGGTCCGGAAGCAAGCCCTATACGAGACCGGGGACTGGGTCAGGTACGGCCGGCCCAACTACTTCTACTACTGCGTACCGGATGGGTTGGTTGATCCTAAGGACATACCTCCGTACGCCGGGCTTGCTTATGTTTGTGGCAGGAATTTGAGAAAGGTCAAGGACGCACCTATCCTGCACCGTGATAAATTTGATCCGGAAGCCTATAAGATGGCTGACAAATTCTACTATAATTGGTGGAATGAGAGACGTAAGGCTAGACAGATAGAGGGGAAGGATATGAAAGACGAGTTCAGGAAAAGCATGAAAAAGGTTAAGGAGAAGATAACCGTCGATGCCAAGATAAAGGCGATGGAGGCGTTCTGGAGCGTCTGCGATTACGCCTACTGGCCGTACGGGGGAAGAGGGGTGTCCGGAATGAGACCCAAATGTTCCGCTTGTGGTGAGGAATGTAAATTACAATGTCCGAAGGGGAAAGAATTTAAAGACAAGATAAAATGAGTAAGATTAAAGATTTATTGGCAAGAGCCATTTCATTAGCCTCAGAACAACCTATGAGCTATAAAGAGGCAGTTGAGTTACTTGATGGTATAGATACGTGTAAGGTCAAGATATGGCTAGAAGAGGGGGCTAAGCTACCTGAATACGCTCATAAACAGGATGCTTGTATGGATTTGTTCGTTAAGGATATAGAACTTGATAATGGAAGAATCATATATCATACTGGTGTACATGTAGCAATACCTGAAGATTATGAGATGGAAATCCGTCCACGTAGTGGTTTTACTAATAGCGAGCTAATTATGCAAAACGCCCCTGCTACTATTGATGAAGGATATAGCGGGGAGATTATAATAGTTCACAGAAAAATGGATAGACATAGTCCTTATTATTGTAATGTCGGTGGTAAAGTAGCACAACTTCTTATTCGTAGAAGGGAACGTATCGTATGGGAAGAAGTGAAGTCATTAGAAGATCTTGGAAAGTCTGATAGAGGGGATAATGGATTTGGAAGTACAGATAAGATAAATAACGAATGATATGGAAAACAAAATACATCATCCACTACTAATGAAGGCTTGAAAGAAATTGACAAACAAACAAATCCTGTTATGTGGGGATGGAGATGTCCGATATGTGGAAGAGTGTATTCTCCCTACGTATCTATGTGCGCTTATCGCGGTAATAATATGAATCATATTACATGTAAAGTCACTGGATAATTGATATGAGTGGAAGAATTAAAATAAAGTCCAAGGATAAGGATAAGAGACCTAAGATCGATGTATTTAAGGTAATAGAAGACAGGTTTAAGAACATGAACGAGCTTCGGGATATGATCGACATGGATCCAAGGAAAGGGCTGGTCAGGATCCGGGACGGGGCCGGCTTTAGGGAGGTGGGGCGGGGCGGATGCCTGCACCGGAACTACCTTAACCTATTGGAGGAGGAGCTGGGAGCTAAACTATCAATAGATCTTATAGAAAGGTATATCAAAAGATAATAATATATTAAATCGTAAAATTATGAATAGATATGTAAAGAAACCAATTGCGATAGAAGCCGTAAAATGGAAAGGCTTTAATAATGATGAGATCAAGGATTTCGCTGGTGATAGCGTTAAAATAGAAGTTATTAGGGAAGGTGGCGATGATAATAGGATACCTCCTTCTGTTGATTGTAGTATAGAAACCCTTGAAGGTGTTATGAAAGCCAATGTAGGTGATTACATCATCAAGGGAGTAAACGGGGAGTTTTATCCTTGCAAGCAGGACATTTTTGAGAAAACATATTTACATGAAGATGATATGGGTAACGTATCCGACGGATATCATACATTTAACGAACTATATAAATATCGAATGCTTTACAATGCCGCTTTCTTCAACGAGCTGGCTAAAGGGGATGTAAAGGTCTGTAAGTCACATAAGCATTATGATGGGGAGGAATGCTTCGGTGGGCAGGTTCGTTTTATATACCGAAGTGCCTACCACGATCTGGCTGTCTATATCACCAATCAACTCAATGATCTCATCCCTTATATCGTAAGAAAGCAAGATCGGGATTATGGTTAGCATAAAAGATAGTATTATTCCTGATCTTATTATGATAGTAATATCATCACACTCTATATCTAACATCGGCATGACAAACATCAACCCTGACGTGAATATCATTACAAACAACGTGGATATCTCATTTATCATATCCCTCTCCATTACGTCTTTAATCATATATCCTCGACTTTAGTATGGTTTATTATCCTACTTTAATCCAGTACTGTCCTTTATCCTGCCATACACGTAGTTCATAGATACGACAGTGGCCAAATCACCTAGCTCATTAAGTATCTCGTCATACATCTTATGTATCTCGTTGTCGCGGATAACCGTACTATCCCTTACATTTATCTTCTCGATATCTTCATCAAACATGATTGTAGTTTTGTTCCAAAGATATGAATTTTTGATATCCGGTCAAAGATAAGACAGGGAGAAGCCAAAAAGAACGGGAGGCCCGGTAGGACGGGGGAGGCCCGGTAGGACGAGGTCTCCCTCCTTCCCTTGGAATTACACTATCCTTACCGTTACTCGATAGTTATCACGAGAACTTTTCCCATGGGCTTAAGATTCACATCCCGAACAAAGATCAGTTACTATACAATTATCGTTTATATAATCACCATCCCAAGTTACATGACTTTCATCTAAAACCTGAGTCTGTAATTCAGATCTGTAAGTGAAATTAATGATCTTCCCAGGATCTTCTATCTCCGTTACAGGAACAAAATTAGTTATCCTATTCCCGTATATCACCTTATTAGCCAACTCGCAATGCATACCCGAATTATATTGATACGTAAGGGTTCCCTCTATAATACCTCCACTTATGCCCAAAATAACATTGTACTCATTTTTCGGATTTAGATATGATATCTGGCCACTTATGCTTATAGTTTTTATCTTCTTATCGCGATATATATCAAGATAAGATCCGTTAAAACCAGGTTGATATGGCTTCCTATCAATATATATATCTACAACGCCAAGACACATATTCTTGTTTATATTAACACGGTAGTGGATCTTACCGGAAGAAGTCCTGCGCCTAAACATACCCCCCCCCCTTATCTGAGGGTTAAAATACCCCCCCCCATATATTCAACTTCTTTATTCATAATATGTTATGTTTTTATTATATCGCAAATATAATAAAATTAATGAGAAGGTCGTGAGGGGACGATGAATGGATTTGATAGGGATATGTTGGGATGCGCATCACATGTAGAGGTATGAGGGATTGCGGGATATGAGGGATATGCGGGATATGAGGGACGGACCACCTCCCCGAAATCGGGCCGTGGGGTCTGCCGTTTTTTGGACCGCCCCCCCAATCCACGAAGGGCGGGAAAAAGGAACGGCAAACGACCAGCCAACCAAAAAAGAATGCTTATTTTTGATTTAAATTGTTGATTATCAATGATATAAATCAATATTTTAATATACATTTACATTTGATTAGTTTTATTATATATAATCGTTGAATTTTTATTGTAAAATATTTGTTTGGAAATAAAACATGTATTATATTTGCAATGTGAGATAACAATATTAACAAACGAGGCGTGCTAGATGCCTATACAAGTCCCTAGGGCAAGGGCGATTTAATATGAAAGCAAAAGATTTGAATCGAGTACAAAATGCAGTGAAAAAGTCGGAGTCTGAAACTTTGACGGGTGCGATAAAATCTTGGTGCAGATTGTTTAATAGCAAAAAAGATGTTATGGATATTATCAAAGAAAACAATATTGAAGTTTCAAAAGATGTTATCCCGTCTTTAGTCGCTTTGGCTAAAGATAAAGAATTGGTTATTACTATTTGTAAAGAAATTCTTGCAAATATAGATGGCGTATTTTGCCAATATATAGAAATAGAAAAGATTTACAATGATGAAAATGAATCAGCCAACAATAAAATAATGTTAGCTGAAAAACAAGCTCAGAAAATTCTTTTGGGCACAACACATAAAGCTTTTGGCTATTGTGCCCCTATTAAATACTCTGAGGATAAAAGCGGTTATTTCGTTATTTACAATAATGAAAGATATAAATCTACTCGAATGGCTACTAAAATAACGAATTTTTCGTTTTCATTGATAGCCAAATGTATCACCTATTATCTTACTCACGATAAAAATGTAAGATAATATTAAGATGTCCTTATATCTTTATATATAGGGGCATTATGGTGGCGATATCTGTACGTTCACGCCGTGCCACTGATTTAGACTAAACAGATAAGATATTTAACATATTGATACATAGATATGCGAATCGGTAGGGTATCGAGAGTTCGTATAAATAGGTTGCCGACTAATAGTGTGATCAGGCGTTCTCCTAGTTCAGGGGCGTGCCGTTATTTTTGGCTATGTATCAAGACTGGTTAATACGTCCGGTCAACCGGATAGGCCATGTAAAAACATGGGGTATATTGGTGTATATACGCATGTATAGGGCGTATGTCCATGTGTAGCGAGAGCAGCACACATGGAGTGCATTACGGTGTTATTTCCGTGCTAATGTATCAATACGACGTATGTTAGGGTTGCTTAAATACCTAACATGTGTACGGATAGTAAATAACAACCCTTACAAGGGTATTTTGTGCGGTTAAATTGACGTACAAAGTGCGCCTTGTCGATACGTATCACGGACAACGTATGTGCGTATTTGGTTGGCTTCGTTGTCGGCAAGGGGACGAAACCAAAGAAAATAGGGGGGCGTGCGGGCGTTCGGCTGGTTATATCGATAACGCCGGCCGTGTCGTCCCCGGTCTCCCGTTTCTTATTGGTGCCATTAAAAAAGGATAGATTATGTACAAAAAAAAGTTTGATAATTTGAATAAGAAATTATCCATTCAAAAAGAAAAGGCTTTAGAGGCTGTAAGAAAGTCTCAAATGGAATTTTACGTTGAACTTACCAAAGATCTATACAAGTCTAATAAATTAGATTGTAGTAGAGATTCTGATAAATGTAGGCGGAAACGTGTTAGTTATATGGCAAACAAATTACGACAATAGATCGTTTGTTTTTATTTGATTTTAAAGTTTGTGCCCTTCTGTACTGTAGTGATATAAGACGGAAGGGCTTTTTTTGTGTCTAATTTTACAAAATGACAGCATAATCATATGTTTTGCTTACACATAAAAGTGTTGAGGCGGTAAATTTTAAGCCTTAATTATAAATGTGTAAGTAAAATACTTTATTATGTATCATTTTGTATATATCTATATCCATACGGACGTGTGAATTGCGTCCTTATGTATGGATTTGCGCTTGAATCGATCCTAAAAGGTATATAATAGGCGGTACTTATTGTATATTTTTTATCTATATCTAGGCTTGTCTTCTCTTAGAGGTAGCTCTAGGGGTTGATATATATTATGTTGTTGATACTCAATTTGTTGTATTGTTTGAGTGTTGTTTTAAAATCGTGTTTACTTATTGTATATTTTTTATGGGTATATTTATATATTTCGTACTTATCTTGTTTTGTGGGTATATGGCGTTTGAGTTAGGGCGGTATGTTATAGCTACGGGCGACGCCCTCCCTTTAATCATAGTTATTTTATTGGCTTTATTATCAATCTATTGTATAAAGCAAGTGTATAAGGCAATCAAGAACAAAGACCTCGATATCCTAGACTGAATCGGCGTTCCACGTGGAACAAAGTATCGGAAGGTCTTAGGATTTCGAGGGGGGTGGGGGTTGCTTGATGGGACATTTCCAAACAAGGAAAAAAACACCTCCAAACAAGAAAAACCTTTCCAAGCAAGGAAAAACACCAAACAAGAAAAACACCACCAAACAAGGGAAACACCTCCAAGCAAGGGAAAACCTTTCCAAACAAGGGGAAAAACACCAAGCGAGGAAAAACACCAAGCAAGGGAAACGCCTTTCGAGCAAGGGGTATCTTCCGATCAGATGTAAAAGTTTGCAAGTGGTAGGAGTTTCTCGTCAAGGCAAGGCAGTTGTGAGTGATGGTGGGTATGGTGTTATTGGTGGTGGATATTGTTTATTAGTATGGGGGGTGATGCGGAGGGAACCAAGGGAAACGGGGGGCGGCGATGGCGTGGGGTAGGCCCCGCTGGTCGTCCGTCCCTGTTCCCCCTTTGGCGTTAGTGTAATATTAAAAATCTGATATTGATATGACGAAAGAAGAATCAAGGAACGTATTTGGCGGTAGTATAGTAAATAATCTGCTGTCGCTAGGGTCTGAGCCTACCAACGTGGTAAGGCAAGACGGGTTGATAGAATGGAAAAGTGATGGATATATAGAGGTAGGAGGCGTACAGGTATGGGCCTACTATTACTTTGAGGATGGCGAGGACGTTGATAGATGTGATTGGTCGGATCATATGGAGATAGAGATAGAGGAATGTTGGATTTAAAATCGGTTGATATGAGATTCATGTATTTAACGGAGCTTAGTGGAAAGGATATATACGTAGGCGACAAGAAGTGCAAGAGAGTAAAAATATATGTAGGCAGGCCGTTGAGTGATACGCCTAAAACCTATAAACGAATAGGCGGATTTGTAGCGAAAGAACTATCCAACGCTTATAACAGCGGTTGTGTTTCCATCTATGAAGCAAAGGATAAAACGCTCAGATATTCGGTTTATCGAGACGGTTGTTTTTATCCTTATTACGGGAAATTAGAGGTGGTAGAATAATACCAATGGGAACGGGCGGCGGTGTCACGGCGTGGTAGGCCACGGGTGTCTACCGCCGTTCTTTTTTTGGAGTGGTAATATAAAATACTAATAGTATGGACGAAATTATGAAATTACAAGATGAAGCGCTGCTTTATCTGCGTGATAATATTACAAAGGATGAGGCGTATTATATCCTTACGACCGATAAGGATATGATAGAGATTCTTATAGCTAATAAGAAGGACGGGAGCAAACGTATCAAGATTCTTGATATGGGATATACTATCGAGAAGGATGATATGTTATTGTTATTCGATACAGATGGGATAATAGACGAATGTCTTTTGGTTGCCAGCTACATAGGGGTAAATATGTATTTTCGCGGGCAAGATGTCAACGCTATTTTGAATAACATCAATAGAGAGAAAGTTATGAAATATCCTTACATAGCTATTCAGTTAGATAATATACAGACTGTAGAAAAGCGTAGGGTTGTTTTTGAAATTACCGGGCATAGAATGGATGATAACAAAGAGAGAATAGATTTTATGTTTGTTTATTTTATGGCTAGGATGTTATGAGGGCGAGAAGGACTGTGAAAGAAAGAGATATTGTGAAGATATTGGTATTCGGGTATGATAGGACGCTTATAAAATCCATTAAGGATTCCGGATTCAGAAGTATGTCGGATGTAATATCGTACGCCAATAAAATGGTCGGGGATAAGCCCATTGATCATATTAGGGTGTCGAATGAGGCTCGTGGATGGTGTGGGTCATATACTAATTATGGTAAAAGGATAGATTAGTTTGATAAGAGGATATGATATGAGAAGGATTATAAAAGAGAAAGACGATATCAAGGTGTCTATATTTAGCGGGGGTAGGTTGGTTCGTGTTTTCATAGATTCTGGGTATAGGGATATAGCTATGGTGATAGCCGATTGCGGCAGAATAGCTAATGGTTGTTATCACATACATCATATTGAGGTGGTAAATATGGATAGGGGATGGTATGGTACATACACCTTATATGGAAGGGAAATAGATTAGTCAGATAGTGAACAACAAAGGAGGTATATATGGATAATATTATAACAAACGCGGATTGCGTGAAAGTAAAAGTAAGGGTATATGATTTTGGCGACGAAGTGGCTGATAGATATACCATAGTATATGTAAATAAAAATAAAGGATGGTTATGGGGTGGTGTATTATCCTGTTTTCTCATGTAGTGAGGATCCATTCCATCCATTAGGAGTGGGGATGTATGCGGGAGATTATTATCCGCATAGAAGTCATATGTACAATTTTGGTAAAAGAGTGAAGGATATAGATTCACTGCCAAAGAGAGTGATTGAATTTATAAAATATATTACACGATGAACGAAATAACTTACAACAATTACGATTTGGTTGCTTTTGAGCAGAATGGAGAAGTGGTAGTAGCCGTAACATTCTACAGGTATTATAAGAAGAAAGCTAAAGGTGAGGTTAATTATAGGTGGAGAACCAGATGCCCGGAGCTGGTGGATAAGATCGTAAAACACCGTACCAAGGTGTTTACCGGTCAACTTATCCAGTTAGCGAAAGCGTATGGGGAGAAAAAGGTTATAAAATATCAAAAGGAGGAGGAAAAAGTATGTCAAAATACGATAGAGACGCTATAGAGATATATATACTGGATCATATAGATACAGATAATTATGGTAAGCAGTTTAAATACGATAGGGAATATATGTCTTTTATGCTTAGTGTATTCAAGAATGAGTATAAAGAACATATCAAAAGGGATGGGATTAAGAAGGCTTTTGAGGATTACATAATGAGCGTTCCGTCTATATTCAGGATTCATATAGCGGATTGTGATATTAGATATTTATTACGTTCATGGGGAGTGGAGTTTGATGAGGATGATGATGAGATATACATCTTATACAAGAAGATCATAAGAGAGGTCTTTTTTAAGATGTGTGAGGATATGAAAGTTTGTTAATGTTGAACCAAACCTTGGCGGGGCGGAAGGATATATCATGATCGTACGTGTACGGATATGATCCGGGGTCGGTTCCCGGCGCCTTGACACAACTTAATTAAATATAGATAATATGGACAATGTTTTAAGAAGAGCGGCAGCGGAACTGAAAGAAGCCGGTTGCAGGGTTTTTGCGTGGCAGGATGATACTTATAATAGAGGTTGGAGTAAGGGTGATTATATAATGTTGTATTACGCCTTCCCTGATTCGCCTAACATCGGGTATCTGAGTCATGGGGAATATGGAATGAGCGTAGCATATAGCAGAGCCTATATACCGAGCTGTGGAAGTGGATCGGGGTGTTGTGTCAAGGAGGGAGCTACGTTCGATCTTGCGACGGCGTTAGACGTGCTGAACGGGCCGTTACCTAGGTGGTGTAGGTCTTATGGGGTTTATCCAAAGCAGTACGATAATATTGATAAATGGTATAATAGCGATAATCATAACAAAAAATTATTTAAGGAGATTTGATATGGAGGTAAAAGATTGGGAAAATCTGGTTTTGAATACAGAAGTAGGATCACATTGTTTTGTTACGCTGATTGATGATAAGGATATCAGTAGAGGTTATGCGCAAATCAGACGTGCGGAGCATTTCGGGTATAACATCTGCTTCACCCGGTTATATGGGAATAAGTTTTATTTCGAAAAAATAAAAGAAGGCCGTACACAACAATATATCAATAGGAGGAAATGATATGGTGATAGAGTTTGATTTTGAGATATACAAAAACGGAGATTACGATAAGGTATATCTCCGCGACTGGGAAGAGGCAAGAGTATTATGTGATAATGGGAAGGGCGATCGCCCTATAGTCGTGATGGTTGAGAATGATAACGCAGATGATTATATTATTCTACGTTATAATGAAACTGGCAGGAGGAATATCAATAGTCAATCGAGTCTTGATCTTATGTTATCGATAAAAGAACGGGAACCAGAATTATGGGTTGTTGTTATATCTTACATGGATAACAAGGATAAGAGACAAAAGATGGTCTTGCCTAATTTTTTCTCAAGGAATATAGGAGGAAATATATATCTTCATGGAAGCTCTAAATCGAATGTATCATATTATGTTGGTAGGTTAGAAGAAGATGGGTGCTTCGATGAGCTGTGCGAGAAGATAAGGGTAAAAAGAGATCGTATTTATAACATGGAAATAATATCACTATCAGATGACAAGGCGACAGTTTAATCAGTTGATAAATGAGCTAGACGGCAAAAGCCCGTTTATCGTATTACATAGGGATGCCGTTGCGCCTAAATACGTGGGCGTGGAGGTGTCGAAGGATGGGATGGTATACAGATATGCGATAATAGGGATAAACGATGAGTATAAGGCTAAAAAAGCCCTTATTTCGAAAATATTAGGCATAGCTAGTTCCCTAAATGGCGATAAGCCCTTAAAAAGGGGTTAATTAGATGTATTTATGACCTGCGGCATCATATACGATATAATGCCATAAATGACGTTGTATAGAGGATATGTATGATAATATGATAGATAACGCATTCGTGTCTTGATATCATAATATTATACCATTATATCCTCTTTTTGTATAAAAAAGATAACAAATGATACAAACATCTTGAATATGGATGAAATTAAGATAGGAGCTGAAATTGTATTTAATATAACCGGCAACCATAATATAGGATATGCCAAAGGGGAAAAGTATATCGGGACGGTATTAAGCAAGGATCACCGATCACGTCTTTATGGACGGACAATAGGAATGCCTAGAGCTTGTATTGATGAGCGGGATGTAGAGTGGGTTATTGATCCAGATGTGGATTTTGATATGGATGAGGCGATCCCGAATCCTGTGGCAAGGGAGTTGTATAAGTTGATGGGTAGGTACGTTTATACGTTCGGTAGGTCTCATGAAAGTATCAATGGCTATATCGTGTACGAGTGTATGATGATGGACAGGGATTTAAGATATAATGTTATGTATGCGTTGCATGATCATGGATTTGAGATACGGCATATTGATAGTTATTCTTGGTGGATGACCAATGAGAGGTTGATGTCCGAGGTGACATACACGGAGGGTGATATTCATATAATTGTTCATGAGTGCATGGAAGATTATGTGGATAATGTGAAATTCGGGGAGGAGTTTTATAAAAACAAGGGAACGTGATAAGATACTTACTTGTGATGGCGATGATAATATTAACACCGCCAAAAGGAAACGGAGGCATGCCCCTCGCCCCGAAGCCGGCCGTGGTCGAGGCACGGGTATGGGATAAGCTGGCGGCCGCCCTGTCTTTCGTGGAGTCAAGGAATGACGATCGGGCGTATAACGCCACTTCAGGGGCGTTAGGGAGGTGGCAGATGAAAAAGGTGTATGTTGATGAGGTTAATAGGATATTGTGTCTTAAACGGGAGAAAAAGCGGTATAGATACGATGATAGAACAAATCCTATCAAGGCTAGGGAAATGTTCGAGATATATCAATCTCATCATAATCCTAAAAAGGATATAGATCGGGCTATAAGATTGCATAGGGGACTACATTCTACTAAATATGTTAAAGAGGTTAAGCGTAAATTGAGAGAATAAAAAGGATATAGGAGGATAAAGACATGGACTAGAATAAAGTGATACGGCCGATGGATTTTGTTCGGCTTACAAATATTGACGAATTAAATGTGATTAAGGACACTAAAAACCATATAGGGCTGGTGAAGGAGAGTCGGGACGGGAGAATGAGTATAATATGGATAGGTGAAACTTACAGCCAGTTGGCGTGGTTCAAATCGAGCGAGTTGGAGGTGGTGGATAACCTTGTGAGCATCCTGACATGCGGGCTGGCTAACTTTCGAGGAGACGGGAAAGAGAGCGCGGATAAATTTTATCCAATGAATTTATGTTATATAAAGAGGGGGGTGATATATGAAATGGGTGATAATAAAAGGAGTTAGATATCCTAGTTCCGTGATATCAGCATTTGCGGCATATAATATGGATAACCCCTTCTTGAAGGTCAGGATAAGAAACAAGTATCATATAGTGCCTTTTGATGATGTTAATAAGATGGTTAGTCAGATGGTGTATTTAATGGACAACTATCCTGATTTCGTTCAGATAGGGAGATGGTGGATATCCAAGAAAGCGGTGATGTCTTGGGTTCCCAAGGAGCAGGCCGTGGACGGATCGGGCTGGGTCATATCCTTTACCCTGCCCTTTGGATTGGAGGGAGGGACGCAAATTAGATTTGATAAAGAAGATGAATACCTAAGTGAGATAGATAGGTTAAACGAGTTGTTTAATGTAATATTATAAGGGAGTATGTTGATAGATGTAAATAAATGGATTGATAAAAACGGGAGCTTCGATGAAGCCGGCGGCTTGGATTTAGTGAGGCACGGATATGAGTGGATTAGACGGATGCGTAAATTCGAGAATAAGGCAGATCGTCATACTTTTCAGAAAGTGTTTGGCAATAAAAGAGGCAATGAGTTATGGGACTGTTTTTAGAGGTAGGAAGATCTATCTTCATATTAGAAGATAGCTATTTCCTGATTAACGACAGGAACGTCTTCTCTTTATGTTTAGCAGAGTGTAGTGATTATGATCTATATGAGCTTGTTCATAATATTGATACGGATAGTGATCAAGGCAAATGATGTTGTTTAATTAAAAAAATAAATTGTTATGGAAATTAGAGAATGTTTATCGGTTTATCTAGAGAGTGGATATCTTTTTGACGATATGTCAGGAAGATTAAAGTGGTTTGAGATTGATAAGATCTTGATCAGTTTTACATATGGAGTAGTTAGATATGTAGGAACATGGGGAGGATGTAGGACTGAGAAGACATTAGATGGGAAATTATTTTATTCGTCCGAAGAATGTTTTAAAAAGGGCGAGAGCATTCCTAAGACAAGACTATCAATATATGATGTTTTTGAGTCATTATATGGGTTCATTCCAATAGGTGATGTGTGGAAATACAAAAACGGAAGAGCTGTCAAGGATAAGTTGGAATATTTTGATATTGAAATAGATGATAAAGGGAAAATTTATTGTAAGGAAACATATTACAGAACACGTGAAGATGTGTATAAATTCAATGACTTAACTGTAGTTGACAGGAATGGAGACATAAGGTTAGTGGAATCATCAAAAAGTAGATTAATGCTTAGTGATGATCAATTGGATGTCGTGGAGAGAATGAAAGGCATCATTGATGACATGGTTAGGTTAAAGATGATTATGTATATTGATCAAGACTATAATCTTTGTTTTCTACCGGGAGATAAAATAGAAGATTTGACAATGGATGAGACAGACGGATTTGTGGATACCACCGGTATAGTGACATCTATAAAATCTAAGGATGTAGTGGAGTTTTATGTAGAAAACCCATTCGTAAAGATAAAGGATGAGTAATATCTGAATCTGGATTGTGGTGGTTCGTGAGAATAGCCACAATCATATCTCTAAACGTGAACATAAGGAGGTACGTAAGTCATTCGATTGACGTTAGGGATCTAGTTATATTAAAAGAGGAGGGATTATGAAAGAGATTGTATTAAAACTGTATGAGTTTGATGAGCTGTCAAAAGACTCACAAGAAAGGATCATAGAGCGTGAGCGTTGGAATGTAATGGAGCAATGTATGGATGCTTATGACATAGACTATAAAAAGTCAATGGAAGCCTTTGAAGATCTGACAGATACTAAGGTTTATGGTTGGGAGGTTGGATACGAGAGATATGATTTTAGTTATGAGTTTAAATACAAAGATCCTATTTATGAACATCCTACAGATTATCATCGTGATATATTCCCTGAGAATCTATGCGGCAAATTACTGTTCAGATATATCAACAACAATATTATGCCATATATTATCAAGGGCAAGTATTTCTCCACGTCAGGTAAATATATTGATGGGAAATACAAATACAGGCACAAGTATAGTAGGGTGATGTTTGACTATGGAGATAATTGCCCATTGACAGGGATGTGTTATGATTATTATCTCCTGAAACCTATAATTGATTATTACAATGTATGGTGTACTTATCCGGAGGGTTTTTCTTTAGAGGATCTGATGAGACAATGTTATGATAACTTCTTCAAGTCATGGCATGAGGAATATGGACATTGGGCTGACGATGAAGATGCGATACGTGAGGAGCTTCATCATAACCAGTATGAAGATCGACTTTATTATGAGAATGGTGATGTATATGTTGAACCATTAAATGAAATAGCATGAAAACACAAGAAGAATATGCCCATGAGATTGATGAGATCGTTCTCCGGGATGTAAAATATAATCAGAATGATTGGTTTAATATGGATAAGGAAATATTCATGCTTCCAGCAAATAAGAATAAATCGTTTATCCTTGGAACCAGAGAGACTGGATGTGATTTGCTGATATTGGGAGGTACTAATTGCTATGAGTATAATGTAGATAGCGTATTTGGAAGTTTAGGTAATGAAAAATTCTATTGTTGTAATCCAATTATTACCCAGGGAGTAAAAAAGAATAAGATACAAGAAGTGAACCCTTTGTACGCTTTTAAAGTTGCAACAGCGTATTTTAGGGAACAAGGTTTGATCCCTATATTTGAAGATTCATATTGTAAATTGATGAAGTTATGAATATAGAGATAAGGTGATTATATACCATTTTACACCAAAAAAATGAGAAATGATATGCATTTGTACGAAAATCCGTACTGGGTATCACCAATACCCTCTACCGGTTGCTCAAAAGTGAGATCGCCGGATTCTTTTACTAAACAAAACGTTTTTGATTTTACTTACCCAACGAATATTTTTTTAGGGTAAAACCTTATATCAAAGACCTCTTTTACCCAATCGTCTTGTCCGAAACAAGGGACTATGTGATTCGATTGGGTGAAACAAAGTTAGAAAAGAAGAATATGAAATTAAATAACATCTGTATGTTTTATAACATATCTGGTGTAAAATAGTATATAATCGCCAGAGATAATAAGATACAGGCTCCCGATTTATTGGGCTTGCCCGTTAATCAATGATGATTACACTGGATTAACGGATGAAGAATGTGAGGAAATCAAACGCTTCTTGGAAGCAGCAGAAGGTTATCCGGTAGATGTAGATTTGGAAACACAAGGATTCTACCGTTGTAATGACGCAGGAACACTCCCCGGAGAATGTGCGGATTTTATTTTCCACAAGTATAATGATTAAACTAAAATGATATGGAAACTGCAAACAAACTAATTTATAAGCAAACAAATTATTTTAAAGAAGATGGAGAGGAATATAGAATAATAGTCACTGTATCTTTAGATGATGATTGTCATAACAATATGTGCGAATGGAGCATAACGGCCGATATCAGACAAAAAAACAAATATGGACGATATGAGGAGTATATGGGAGGTTGCTGTCACGATGAGATTATAAAACATTGTCCGGAATTAGCTAAATTCATACCGTTGCATTGTTGTAACCATTATGGTGCTCCTATATATCCGGTGGAAAATGGCACGTATCACATAAAGAATAGCAATAAGTCTGTGGCTATTGAATATTTACGTATATCAGACAAGGAATATTCCAAATTATCTGAAGCAGCGGACGATAAGATGTATTTTAAGTATCTGCTATTCGATATGGGGGTTGTGGATAGATGGAAACATGAATCAGACGAACTTCTTGCTGAACTTGAAAACCTGTGTGGAAAGAAATGGGTTAATCCATATGAGCTGGAAGAAGAAAGGTTTACCCTAATACTAACAGACAAGGAACGATCTTTTATTGAAGAGCGCATTGAAGCTGGGTATTATTCCACAGAAAATATAGAAAAACGCCGGGAAGAGACTCATAACGCAAAGATGATGAAAGAGCGTGCCAAGATTTGTGAACTATATGACAAACAAATTAGAAAGGCAGAAGTTGAGAAGAAGATAATACTCTGTGTGTTTGATCATGGATTATCTGTTAATAATGTAATATATTATAATCATACGAACACGTTAGTCTTTAACTGGTGTGATCATATAGAAAAAATCACTAAAGAAAAGTTTGATGATTTCGTGAATAACGTGGATCGATCCCAACTTCCGGAAGGAATTAAATTTGAGTTAAAGTAATTTTTAGTCTACACATAATCATTACCAGAAAAATGAATAAGATTATAGAAGATTACAAAAAGATAGTTGCCGGCAACGAAGCCGGCAAAAACATCTGCTTTATGTCAAGAGGAGAATACGCTGGTCCGAAAATAGCGTACAAAGGTATCCTCATGAATTACTGGGATGTGTATGATTGTATGGATGAGGTAGAAGAACCGACAGATGATGATTGGTTGAGCGCGGTAAGTAATTTGTTTGACTCATATACATATGATGTTGAGAATACGGATGTTGATAAATTCAAGATGTCGGATGTAATGAACGTATATCGTATTATTAATCTGTAATTGCATAACAAAAAAAACATTGATATGAATAACTATATGGTAGCTCATTTATGGGCGAACGAAAAGAAAGAATCAGCTAGAGGTAGCAATTTCTTCTTTGAAGGTGAAAGTATTTATTCTTATGGCTATCATTTTGAGGTTGGAAGAATCGTAAGAAATAAGTGTGGTGAAAAGGCGTATTTGCTTAACGATAAGTATTATTCTTCTTCCACCTGTAAACATCAACATTGTGTTCGTAGTGCAATACCAACTGGCTCAAAGGTATTTTCTGTTGGATATAATATGTCTGATGATGGCAGCATGGCTTTTATCACCAGTCGATTGGAGCTTATCAAAGAGGCTATCGAGAAATACAAGAAGGTTAGAACAAGCCTGTCTTATAGGGATGTTTGGGGAGTATTTAGAAGTCTAATGGATTATATTGAGTTCTTTAATATGGGTACTCCCAAGAGCCTTCTTAAAAAGAGTGCAAACACCTGGATCGGAACTAAACATGAGTTATCTTATGAATCGGATAAGATTAAAAGTGAATACGTCCATGAGTTAAAGCGTGTGTTTGAGGTATTGCTAAATCATCAAGCGTTAGAAACTTTAGGAACGACCAATGTGATAGTAGATGAGATTTGTGGTGAAGGAACGTGGGCTGAGTATGCGGCCAGATGTCAGAGATGGAAAGACAGTCAGGCGAAAAAAGAGGCTTTAATTTTTGAAAAAAGAAGAAAAGAAAAAGAAGATCGCAAGAAAAAATTTGAAGAACAGATCGAGATGTGGAAGTCTGGCAAGATTCTGGAATTATATCCACATTATTATTTGGAGGATGACCAGCCTAACGTATGGCTTCGCATTAAGAGTGGCATAATTGAGACTAGCAAGAATATCAAGATAGGACGAGCTGAAGCTGAGAGACTTTGGAAATTGATAAAGCTCTTCCATAATGGCAGTAAATTCCAACACGATATGGTATTGGATACAACCGGTCACAAATGGAAGACCAATAGCTATAAGAATGATATATTGGTTGTTGGATGTCACAGGATCGCGTATAGTGAGATGGAAGGTATTGCGAGACAATTAGGATGGGATTAAACAGCTATCAAGTAACATTTGAGAGCTGTGGCGATCACTATCAGATTTACGGGAGAGACATCCAAGATGCCATGGGCGGCGTTACCGGTGGAGCCGGCGTATATGGGTAGGCGGTCGGGGAAGGCAAGACGTCCGCTCATGCCCGTTGGATTGGCTAAAATCATATTAGAAGAAATGGAGGGAAAAGATCATGGAGAAAGCAGTTAAAACAGATATGGAGTATAGGGAGATATTGGAGAAATCATTATCAGCTATTCAATATCTAAGGATACATGGATTCTCGACGTACATGGAATCGGAAGGTATTGTTAATAGGATAATGATGTTCAAGGATAAGAATGAGATGAGAGATCAAAAGATTATAAATATCAAATAGTAATTATATACAATAAAAATTATGAGCTTAATAGATAAATTAGAAGGCTTGGTGGCTAAGGTAGACACCGAATACCAAGAGAGGATGGAGGCAGTGATCCGGGAGATAGTCCCGGGGATGCCGGAAGATAGCGTACGTCATGCCGCCGAGCGGATGTGCACGGACAGGATGGGGGAGATGACGGATATCGAGCTTTGGATATTACGGGAGGAGGATAGACCTTATGAATGCCCTTATCTAAAAGAACTGCTAGAAGATAGAATGGTCAGAGTAGCTAAGATGCATGAGGATAAAAGCTACGCATACGATACGGATGATAATTATTGGTGCGCTACTTGTGGGTCTCATTCTCATAAAGAGGATTCCAAAACAGGATATTGTTGGCATTGCGATACGGATAATTGGATTAAAGAAGATGGAGCAGATGTTGGGGTAGGTGATTATATACCATTTTACACTAAAATCGTAAAATGATATATATCTATACGGAAATCCGTATCGGGTTCCACCAAAACCCTCTACCTTCTGGCAAGATACTTACATCGAAGGCTTCTTTTGCCGATTTTCTAATGATGTTAAATGCAGCGTTGATATCGGCGTTAATAATATTGCCGGAAGATGTCTTGAATAATCCTCGTTTGATACGTCTTCCGACATATTCCTCATGCTTACGAATCTGCTCGTTATCCAAGAAACTACATTTTGAGGTATAGGATTCCTCAACGATCTTAACATTGATTCCCTCAAGTGTAGCCTTATATGATATCATTGAGATAAACATATTAAAAGGAATAGAAACAAAGTTCTGATTATTCCGCTTTCCGATATTGATCTCTTGTTTCCAACATCTATTATGACCGATTATGATCGTATTAATGCCATTGGAGACTACATGATTAATCAATACCCTACTGGCTTTATGCAGATAATCCTTGATCTTGTTATTCCTTTTGTTGGTTAACGACCTTATTTGCTTTGAGACTTGTTTATTGTCTTTTAATTTAGATTTTAAATATGCTAATCTTTTATTATAATACTGGTTGATAGATTTTAGAGGCTTACCGTTGATGATAAAGCAGGAACCGGTATTTGATACACAAGATGCTAAATTGTTAAGTCCAAGATCAATACCAAGGTAATTACCGTTATCATATATAAGATCTTTCTCTTTCTTGTTATATACGATTTCAAGTATAATATATCCATTCTTAGGGACGAACCTGAGTTGTTGGATATTTTGCTTGTTAGTTCTCGTGGTGAAAGAGAATTGCTTTGGCAACTTAATAATACCTTGCTTTATCCATTTTTGAGAAAAGGCTGTTGTTGGGAAAACAGCCATAAACATCCCATCTTTATCAAGATACTTAGGTATTCTTACTTTCTCAGAATATTCACCTCTACCTTTCTTATTAAGAAGATTGAAGAAGGACTTGAAATTCTGGTCGACCATTATCAATACCTGTTGGGCTACCGGTGACGGTAAAGCACGATAGTCAACGTCATCTTCTGTTCTTAACTTCTTTTCAAGAGGGTAGTAGTTGAGGTATTTATACTTAACGGTATTATCATTCTTATATTGAAAGTAATGTTGTCTAACAACATACAATCCTTTGTTGTATAAGTTTTTGCACTTATGCAACAGATCTTGAATCTCATTGTAATATATTGAGCTTTGCTTGATTATATGTTGTTCAACTAGCCTCATGGCACGAATATATGGATTATTATTTATATATAAAAATAATTCAGTATGTTTGTAGTGTAAGGTTGTATATAATTACTTAAAAGAATAAATATGAATGATAGAAGAAAGGATGGTATTAACTATTAATAATGTTTATTTAATTTAATTCAAAAACAAAATGTCTACTTTTGTAGACACATAAAAATTGCATATATGAAAAAGAGTGAGTTTGTAAAGAAATTGGAGAAGATCATCGATATGGTTAAGACCGAAGATGATGGTTTCGAGTATGGTGGCAAAGTCATTTTCTATAAAGAAGATGATAGTAACTATGAAGTCTCGGTAATGGACATTGAGATGAATTTGGAAGTAGAAGCCAATGTTATGGCTGGTATGGATGATATGGATTTTACCTGCCTTATGAGTGAGGTTTATAAACAAAAGGCGGTAAAGGCTATAATGATGGAGAAGGATGACGATGAAGACAATTAATGAGATGACCGATCAGGAGATATATGATCTTACTGACGAGCAGATAGATAGATTGATCATAACAAGATGCGCTAAGGAGGGTGTTAGGTTTGTGGACGAACCTCCAGTTATGAAGACATACGACTATAAACCTATTTCTCCATCTAATTTCTTCTACCTTTTAGAAGGATTGAGCATAGCTGTTTTTAATCAGGATGATGCTATTAAAATAGCTAAGTTCTTAAGTAAGTTTGATTTATACAAGACTACATACGATTTCACTATATCCAATGAGAAGATATATAATAAGTTGGATATAATCAATATCAAACATATTCCAATGTTTGATACGAAAGATGAGGAGTCCTACAAATCTATAAAGGACAAGAATAATAAGATTGAGGAGGAGTATAAAGATCAGGTAGATAAATACAAGAAGGATATAAAAAGAATGAGTGAAATCCATGCCGAGATCTGGTCGAAGGTAATCGATGTAAGAAATAAGATTGATCATATGAATCATCTTAGATTCCTTTTTGTAAAGGAATATCTTCCGTTGGTGGATCATGATACGAATACGGCTATGACGTTTTTTAAGAAAGCTTATGACGTGGATGATGATACGGAAAGATATATTCGTGAAGGGATAAAGGATTACCCATTGTTTAACAACAACATAGATTAATAAGATGCACAATTGGTTTAAATGTACGGTTTCTTATGAGACCGATGCCGAGAATGGCATGAAGAAGAAGGTAAAGGAAGAGTATTTAGTAGATGCCCTTTCTTATACCGAATGTGAGGCTAGAATCATAGAGGAAATGAGACCATTCATCTCCGGTGAGTTTAGTGTTGATATCAAACGATTCCGGATAGCGGAATTATTCGCCATGGATGGAGACCGGTTCTATAAGGTCACGGCTGATTATATTACGATAGACGAGAAATCGGGGAATGAGAAACGCAAGGCGTTTAACTACATCGTTCGGGCCAATGACCTTGATCATGCCAAAAAGAATTTCGAGGAAGGCATGAAAGGAACCATATCAGATTTCGTTGTCACTTGTATCAAGGAAGAGAAGAAACTGATGGACTTCTATGAGTTTGATGGTAAGATCAGGAATCCGGAGAAACATGAGAATAGTAAGCAATAAAGCTAGCTATGAGACCACATCATCCGTCGCCGAGAAGTTGATGGAGATAAGCAAGATGGAGGGTACGATTTATCGTATCCTCACATTGTCTAACAAAACTTATCTAGCTTCTAAATTAGGATATAGCAGATCGGGGTTCTATAAGAAGATACAAAACAGGAGTTTTAATATCCGGGAACTAGCTCAGATATTCGACACGATCATCAATTTCAAGGATCAGGATTGGACGAAGGGCAAAATAGATAGGCTTAAGAGATATAGAGCCATGAGCCTCATGGAGTTTAATAAAAGTTATAAAAAGAAAAAAGCGTAAACTACCCGTAAACTAAAGATTTATGGGCTTTAGACGTAGAAATACCATCATGTATAGAACACGACAACAATTCCCATCTTTCATGGGTGTTTACATACCCCCATGTAGCAATATTTCTAGCAGCGTTAATGTCCGCATCTGCAATATTGCCACAATATTTACAATGGAATCGCTTCCCATTGCGAATACCTATATGTTTGCATTCATGGCATGTTTGCGAGGTATAAGCCGGAGGGACGGCAATGATCTTAACTCCATTCATCTTGCATTTATATTCAAGAAAGGAACGAAGCTGATAAAAACTCCACGAGTTACTTCTTCTTCGAAATGTTTTGTTTCGTCTTTTGAAGTTCATGCCGAATCGGATATTTTTAAGATCCTCGATAGCGATACCCTTGTTTTCTTTCTTGGCCTTCGCAACAAGCCATTTGCTAATACTGTGATTCACGATGGTAGCGAATCTTTTCTCACGTCCTCTCAACCGTTTCAGCAACTTATGGCAGTTGCGGGTTTCTTTGAACCTGTTTTATGAAGGGTAGGATGTTACCATGTGAGAGGTGCGGCAGGATGGTAGCCATAAGGAGCAAGGGGTTGTGCCCTGCGTGCCGGGCTAGGGAACTACCGCCAAAGGGAAGGACGGCGATACGGGTGAAGGCCAAGCCAAAGGGGAAGAGCCTAGCCGTTTTCTTTGGCGCCCATGTGGCTAGATTGAGTATGACAAGGAGATCTGCTACTGGCGCATACATACCATGCCCGGGGGTAAGCAACATATGCCACTTATACCCTAAACGGAAATATAAATCGGTCGCCGAGGATAATGATAACATTATCTACTTGACGGCTGATGAGCATACAAGATTCGATTATCTATTAGATACGATGGATTTCAGCCGGCTCTTGGACGAGTTTGGCAACGTATGGCTGTTGGCAGCCAGAAGGATGAGGGATCTCGCACCTAGGGTCGAGGAGGATGGTAAATTAAAAACCAGATTATTATCATGGATAGAAGAAAACAAAGATTACTTTTAGACCTAGGATATAAGGCTATAAGTGACACAGTATATAGTTATGGGACGATCATAGAAGTCATAAGCGATCAAGAGCCGTTTGATGACATGAGAGTCCGTTTATCCGAGAGACACAATGTGGCTATTGCGGATGATGGAGAGATAGGATGTTCGGCTTTAGGCAAGATTTTAGGCAAGATAAAGGACGAGAATGCGTCGTCATATTATTGGCGATCATCATTACCAGTATTAAGATCATATCATACAGATCCTAAATTTACCGCTTTCTTTGGCATATTAGACGTTTTGTCAACGATCCCAAAGAAAGATATGGATGAGGAGGAAAAGCCTGCTGAAGAGCCTAAAAACGAGCCTAAGGAGGAGATGGAAGTTGAGTATGATCTGGAGACAGAGCAACAGTATTATGCCGCTGAATGGATAAAGGATATCCCGACACCTGTGTTATATAGAATGACTGTCGCCGGCAAACGCGTGTATTATGAGATGGATGTTGATGGGTATCCTATCATATACGATGGAGCCACTAACAATATCGCCAATGGGTATTGTGATACGTCCGGAGCCTTGGAGAAGTGGAAGAATGAGATGAGGCTCAAGGGCAAGGATCCTGATGAGTACGCTAACTACAGGGCTGATTTAGGTACTATCATGCATTATCTATTTGGATTGTATCTGACCGGGGTTAAGATAAAGCTGATCCCGACGTGGATAAGAAAGGCTGTCAAGGAGGCTAAGCTGAGAATAGACAAGTATAGGATGGAGCGGATATTAGTGGATAACATTGATGAGCTGATAGAGGATCTAATATCATTTGCCATATTCTGCAAGGAAAGACATGTAAAACCTGTATTGATCGAGAAGATGTTGAGGTCAAGCAGATTGAAGGTAGCTTCTTCGGTGGACGCCGTGGTGGAGATGGATAGCGAGCCGGAGATGGTGGAGATAGAGGTCGAGACAGGAGAGCTTTATAAGGTGGGAGCCGAGAAAGGTCAGCCTAAGACGGAGAAAAAGAAGATAAAGAGATGCAGGAGGATATTCGCTATATTGGACTTCAAATCAAACAGGAAAGGCAATTTCTATGACGAGTATGCTTTCCAACTTGAGCTATATAGAAGAATGATACTGGAGAACTACGGAAAGATATTGGAGATAGAGGAGATATACAACTTCGCTCCGGGTGATCCTACCGCTAAGACAAGTCAATATAAGTTGAAGAGACAAACCGATAATCCTATACTTAATATGGCTACGGTTGTATATCTTCAAGGTAAGTATAAGTTTGAGAAAACCAATTATACGGTTACGTCAAGGATCGGGTCTTTAGATATAGAGGGTGATTTTGAGTTGAATGGTTTGATAAGAAAAGAGTCGCTGAGAGATTATATATATAGAGTGATGAGTGAGAGGAGAGGATGATGGAATTTAGGGAGTTCAATAAGAGCGTTCATCGGTATGAGCTGGATCATAGCAAGCCAAGAAGGAAGCTGACGTGCCCGCAATGCGGCAAGGATAAGTGTTTTACGCCGTACGTGGACGTAACCACCGGTCAGATCGTTGGAGAGCAGTTTGGGATGTGTGATCATAAAAATAAATGTGGTTACTTTAAATATCCAACAGGGAGCGAACTTGGGAACAATGATCTTTTTACCGATTCAAACAAAGTATTAAGGAGGTACAGACCTCCTATGGATCCGGATATAGCCAACTGCATTCCGGTAAGCAAGATGTTTGAGACGCTTAATCCTTTCGAGACATCCGATCTTCAGGATTATCTATCCAATATCTTCGGGTCGTATCATACCAATAGGGCATTTAGCTTGTATAAGGTGGGGATGATGAGATTAGGGGACTGGGGTAAGTGCTGTGTGTTCTGGCAACTGGATAAGAATTGGGTAGTGCGGACCGGGAAGATAATGGACTACGGGCCTGACGGGAAGAGGGTAAAGGTTCCCATGGATCATGTATGTTGGGTGCATATACTGGACGGTCAGGATTACCTGCTTAGGCAATGCCTGTTCGGGGAGTTTCTTATCAACTTCTATCCCAATGACGCTCCGGTGTATATAGTAGAGTCAGAGAAGACGGCTGTTATCTGCAATATTGTGTACCCTAGTAGGTTGTTTATGGCCTGTGGCGGTATCCATATGTTGAAGAGGGAGATGATAGAGACATTGGGTAGGAGGCGGATAGTCCTGTACCCTGATAAAGGCGACGCTTTCAACGAATGGAGAAAGAAGGTAGACAAGGATATGAGGGGGATGAATATAGAGATAAGTAATTTTCTAGAATCAAAACCCAATATAAATGAGGGAATGGATATAGCGGATTATTTTATTATTAAACAAATTTACAATGGCAAAGGTAGTTAACAATTACAAGAAATTCAAGGTGCTTGAAATAACAAGACAGGAGATGATGGATAAGCTCACCAGATATGGGTGCTTAGGTATTTGCGATATGTGTAACAGACCTACGTCCGTGGGCTATTATGTAGCGGTAATCAATCAATGGATGTGCGAGGACTGTTATAATGATTTCATCAAATCGGTTGACAGGTATGAGGAGGATATGAGAATAGAGAACAGAAATTTTGATAGATTCTGCAATCTATTTAATGTTGAGATAGAAGAAAAGGTATGAAAGAACTGTCTTTAGCCCAGAAAGCTATGTTAAACGGATCCGTATGCCCGTATTGCAAGAACCCATCCACTATGATAAATACGGTAGAGGGGAAGCAAGTTGGGTGCGAGAAGTGTGGGGCTTGGATGAGATCCGATCCTTTTGGGAAGCCGATGGGGAGGCTGGCTAAGCCGGATCTTCTTAGGAGTATGGATATGGCAATGACTGAGATTAATATATTTGCGTATAGAACAAAACGGGATGTGCAGGATATTTACAAAAGCCTATCTGGTGAATTGGATATACCAATAGAACATGTATCCCCATATAAGATGTCTTTGCCATCACTGCTTAATACCATGAGATATATTGAAAAGTATGGCGATAATCATATACGGATATATGATAGAACCATGGTAAAGAAGGCTTGCCCTAGGCACGGAGCGGTGGCGATCGGGAGCAACGCCTGCCACGGATGTCCGGAGTTCCTGTTCCATGTGGTAAACGACACGACCGATACGGTGGTGTGTGATATGGATATGAGTTATGGAGACTGTATAAAGGAAGATAAATAAATTTGATAGATAATATTAATTGTATAAAAGATGAAAGTAATTTTTATTCATAAGCCTACTGGATATTATGTAGGAGGATCAGTATTTAACAAGACATGTGGTTTTTACAAATGCAGAGATAAGATGATAGAAAAAGGCATAAGCGAGGATAAGGCTAATATGCTGATTGATATAATAGGTCCGCACTTATGTGTGTGGGAGATAAAGGATGGAGACGATCCTTATAAGAGCATGAGAGATAGACTCGGGGATAAAGCCTCGTATCTGGATGGAGAGGATATTATCGTAGAGAATTATGATTATGATGAGGAGGACGAAGAGGATGGGGAAATCGACTGAATATTATAGGACACATCCGGAGGCCAGAAGAAAGAAGGCTGAGACGGACAAGAAGATCAACGCCAGACCTGAGCAGAAAGCCAAGAGACGGGAGTTGGGTCGTAAGAATTACAAGACCGATAAGCTGAAGGGTAAGGCTTATCGGAAGGGGAAGGATCTATGCCATACGGCTAAGGGATTAAGATATAAATCAAGATCAGCTAACAGAGGATCTAAATCCGATACGGCTGGCGATAGAAACGCACGAGGATGAGTGAGGATAGGATATGGAGGTCATCCAAGGAGATTATCATGGATGCCTATGAGAGGATAAGAAAGTATCAGTCGGGAGAGCTTCTCCCGGCTCGTACTGGATACGCTTATCTTGACAAGGCGTTACTGGGCGGGTTCTACCCACAACATGCGGTGGCTATAGGCGCTAGACCCGGAGTTGGCAAATCTTATCTGGCGCAAAAAATCATGAGCAATGTGATGAATGTCAATATCAATCCACAGGCAGATGATTATGTATGGTTAAGATGTGAGTTTGAGATGAACCCAGAAGATTTGATGTTACGTTCACTATCAAAAAAAATGGGGAAAGACATACAAGATATACTCCTTAACGAGATGTCAGAAGATGAGGTAAAAGAAATGCAGAGATGCCTCAAGGAAGAGAACTCTAGCAGAATAACATACATCCCTAAACCATCAACCGTAGATGAGCTTCAAAACTTTATATGGAATGAGTATATGCCAATAAACAAGGATAAGAAAATGGTATTCGTGTCTATAGATCATACGGCTCTAGTACAAGGTTCAGGAGACGCCAAAAGAAATATCGACTCGTTGATAACCATGTGTAATATCGCTAAAAGAACTTTTCCTAATATTTTCTTTCTTATAATATCCCAACTCAATCGTGATATCGAAGGACGGCGGGATCCAAAGGATCATATGCCAAAGCAATCTGATTTTTATCAATCAGATACATTGGGACAGTTATGTACGGCTATGGTAGCGTTAAATATACCGAAAAGATACGGGTACTCCTCATACATGCAATTTCCGCAAGGATGGTATCCTAATCTGGAACGTTTCAAGAGCGAGTCAAGACGATCCTTCCGTGTGGATGGGTTATTGTTCCATCATATCGTAAAGGTCCGTCAAAGATCATTGGAGGAGATTGACGCTATACATGTAGATATCATGAAAGGATATGAGCGATATTATCCTGATGGAGGGGTGGTGCGCCAAGAAAGACCGGGAGGCTCGGACGCCCCAGTGGGTAGCGGCAAGCCGGACACGACTGTGGTGACGCTACCGCCCCCGCCTCCCAGTATCCCGTTGGAGCAACAATATATACCGCCCAGTGATGATTTCAATGTAGTACATGACGAAACACCTTATTAAGCATGAGATTGAGAAAAAATTTTTTGCTTGTCATCATAAAAGGGATGGAGATGTTATTAAAAGCCAATTTCTCCACCGAAAACAAGATGGGCATACGAGAGATCATATCCTCATTAAAGGAAATGGCCGAATACAGTATCAGGTATATCATAAACCGGGACAGGGAGAAGGAGATCATGAGCATCTGTGATGAGGTATCCAATAAAGTACAGGAGTATAAAAGAATGAACGATAACTCAATGGTATTGGAATTGGAGAACTTGAAGCGGGAGGTAGTGGCGGTAGAGGATCTTCTTAGCTCTTACAAGGGCGTTCTTGACGCCGAGCTGGTGATAGCCGAGGATGATATCAGGATCATACGGGATAAGATAGCTATAAGTTTGAGGGAGGACGGGACATGCAAGAGCATGACTGACGCCGATAAAAGGGCTAGGGTGGACGTAAGATACGAGAGGGCGTTAGAGGATTATCGAATCCTTCTAAGATGCGCCAATACGGTTAGGGCTAAGATGTCGGTTGTAGGGCATCTTAACCAATCTATAAATCAATCTATATCAGTTGGTAGGGTTGGTATGGCTAATGAATCTTATACAGTAAAACAATATGAAAAAGGGAAAGAGATTATCGAAAGCAGACGCCCTTAGGGTGTTGAGAAGAGCTTACAATCTAATAAAGAATGATAATTATGCGTTTATATGCATAGCAATAGAAAGGACAGCGGTTGAATTATCACTTGCTGAAAGATCATGTGTGGCGTGTTATCTTATACCAGAACTGAAGATATTCAAACCTGTAAACAGAAAAAATGGAGATTTTTGGTTTCATTCATCAAAGAAAAACATAAGGTTACATATAATAGATACGCTAATAGATATATATAACGGAAATGATCATCCCGATATAGTCGAGAGGGTAGCCAGAAAGATTAGGTCAATATTTTAACTTATTTACATATGTATATAAATTTTGAACAGATGATGACATCAGGATTAACGATGTCTGATGTTGGATATCTTTTGATGATCCGGCAAAAAGAAGAGATGGCTAACACCATTCCAAAGGAGAAAATAGATAGTTATAAAGCATCTGGTTATATTGAGCTTCAGAAGAATGGGAAGTGGAAGATAACGCCAAGGGGAGGATCGCTGCTGATGCTGATAGAGACACCCGGTCTGACACCGGAGGTCGAGGGGATCCGGGACCGTATCGTTGGGGTATATAACGATACGGGTAAGGATACAGGAGCTATCAAGGAGGTGGAAAAAAGGCTTATCTGGTTTGTGGCTAACACCAACTTCAAGGAAGAACCTATAGTAAGGGCCGTAATATCCCACATAGATCTTAAACGTGAGTATACGATGAGATTGGATAACTTGATCTGGAAACCATCAAATGTGTATAGCGTGCATATGAGTTTATCGGAATCAACGTTATTCGATACGATCATAAAAATGTATGGCATGACGTCTGACTTGTATCTTAGGGAGAACAAGAACAAGGAGCTGGCATGGTTGTTCGCCATAAGCCGGCTTCCGGATCCCCCAAAGAGAATGGATAAGGAATACGCTATCACAGGCGATGTTAAGATGGATATCGAAAGGATATCGGATATAAAAAAAGAATTAGGTAGAAGATTGAAAATGTCGATTTAGTATGGAAAGAAAAGAAGTTGAAAAAGTAGTCAAGGAGGCGATATTCGAGAAGATGGGTGAATTTAATGGTCTTGATCATGCCGCTCAGATAAAGAACGAGTATAAGCTGGATACGGATATGGCTATGGATCCCTTTGATTTTATAGAAGTCATAATGGAAGTGGAAAAGAAAACGGGTAAATGTATACCCGATGAGGCACTTGACGTCAAGCCTTATCACGAATTGACGGTAGGAGAGCTTATGGGTATGTTGTATGATTATCTAAAAGACAAATAAATGGATTTCGGATATGATGATTGGGAAGAGGGGCTAGAGACCCCTCTTGTCGATGATTGTGATGACGATCATGAGGAGGAAGAATATGATTTCAGTTAAGGAGTTAAGACCGGGCAATCTTGTAAAAGACAAAGCTGGTGATATATGGAGAGTAGGGTGCGTTACCGGTATGCGTAATGAAAGTGGATCATTAATCCTTGAACGTGAGGTTGATGATGGGATAATGAAATGGTATTCAGGGGAAGATGATGTCATGCCTATTGAGATAGACGATAACCTTCTTGACGCTATCGGTTTCAAGAGTGACAAGAATAGGGACGTATATCGTGGACACGGGATGACCATGGAGGTTTTTGACGACGAGTATTATCTCGGACTTAGGGATATGGAGGATAACCTGAGCGAGCTTATCCAGATAAGGTATTTGCATAACCTACAGAATATTTCGATGGATTTATATGAGCGTGACATAAATACGGAGAGGCTTTATGATCGTTCCGGAGAATAACTTGCTATGCAAGACGATAGGCGGTGAGAAGGTGCTTGCCGCATCCTACTCACAGATAGACACGTTTGTTCAGTGTCCGTATAAGTGGTATAAGACTTACGTGGAGGGTCACAGATCCACGGAGAAGCATGAGGCTACGTCATATGGTACGGTTATCCACCAGACGATGGAGTATTTCTTCAAGAACGGATGCAGACCTTCTTATGAGGACATGAGTAAGGCATTTAACTATTACGCCGATATAGAGAAGATACCTTTTGATAGCGTAAAATCTCAGATCGAGTCCATGCAACATGCGGCTAGGTTAATAAGATGGATTGTGGGGTTGTTTGAGAAGGATGCTGCTGGCAACTATAAGAAAATGTGGTCGGATCTTACGCCAATGGAGAAGGTGATCCGGGGGTCGAGACCGGCCGGCGTGGAGGAGGACTTCGTCCTGCCCTATAAGCTACCCAAGCCCCTTACTTTGGATGGCGTGACGTACGATAAGGTACATATCATAGGATCGGTGGACTGGCGTGGAGAGTATAAGACAAAAGACAGGATAGCCATGTATACGATAGACTGGAAGTCCGGGAGAAAGTTATTCGATGAGGATAAGCTGCTTCACAATCTCCAGCATCCGATATACGCCTTCTACATACTGAGAAAGTACAAGGTATTGCCGGATATGTGCAGCTATTTCTTTACCCGCATGCTGGACAATCAGAACGTGAAGGTAGATAAGGAGAAAGTAGAGAGATCGGTCAAGGAGCTTAACGATATTCTCCTTGACATGTATGATTTCGAGACAAATAAAATAGATAGCTATCAAGCTCACGTTTGGGACGACGCCAAACAGGGGTATAAGTACGAGAAGCGCTACCTCATGGGACGCCAGCCGGCCTGCCTTGAACCCCGCCCCAAGCCCTTGTGTTTTTGGTGCGATTTCTCAATCCACAAACAAAACACATGTAGGTATTCATCGGATTGGGATGAGTCAAAAAGAAAGAATAAAAAAGATTAACTTTATTAAAAAGCCTAGGTAAATATCTAGGCTTTAATTATATTTGTGTCAATAAATAAATGATTATGGATAAAAACGAAAGAGAAAAACAGGTATTGGATCTTCTGATGTCTAGAAAGGATATCAGGAAATTGGTAGAGAAATCAAATGAATGTTATTCTAAGATGGATTTCGTTGGCGCCATGAAATACCGGCAAGAGATAAAGGATATCGTAGATCGAGAATCTAAAATCATGTTGACAAAAAGTGAGTCTTTGACAGGCTTGATGAATAATGCTGATAATGAATATAAATTCAATATGCTGGTATGGCTACATTCCATGATGTGTATGGCGGATGTATTTAACGGGATATTGGAGGATTTCAAGGATGGGGTAAGAAAAGCCAATGGCAACTCCAAGTTCGTTAAGTTTGATAATCTGGATCGGTTAATGGCAGAATGTAAGAAGGAGATTGATTACCTGATGAAAGGCACAAGTAAATCGTTCCAGATATCTTTTGCCGTAAGAAGCGATGAGCTAAGGGAGATGATAGAGAATATGGTTGGCGACAATATCCGGGAAGGGTATGATATGTTTAAGGAAGAGGCTAAGATGACCAAGGAGACAGACAGGAGCAAGATAGAGGAATTTAATAAAAGCTTGACCATGATCAAATGTAATATAAAGCTAGGCGATATAGTCCATACCCAGATAGGAGTAGGAGAGGTGATAGCCATAAGCAAGACCAAGGAAACTTTAACGGTGAAAATGGACGATGGTCGTGAATGCCCAGTGAAATTAAAATACGTAAAGGCTGTTTTTGATAACTATAAATCCAAATGATATATAAACTAAGACCATATCAAGAGGATTGCGTTAAAAGCATCTCTGATTACATAAACTCTGATAGACATGATCCGGTATTGATCGTAGGGCCTGTAGGTTGCGGTAAATCGATCCTCATAGCAGAAGCGGCTAGATTGATGGGAGATAAGACGCTGGTTCTCCAGCCGTCTCGCGAATTACTAATACAAAACCACGACAAGATCACATCTTACGGGATACCGGCAACCATCTACTCCGCCTCATGTGGTAAGAAAGAGCTATCCAACATGATATACGCCACTATGGGATCTGTCAAGAAGGTTGTTGATAAGCTTAAAGAGATGGGAATCAGGAACGTGTTGATAGATGAGGCTCATGCCGGATACAGTCCTGAGGACGGCAGTGAGTTCATGACATTCATGAATGAGCTGAAGCCGAGAAAGGTGATAGGGTTTACCGCTACACCATGCAGGCTTAAAACGATGTCGATAGGGAAGGTGTCATATTCCCGGCTTAATTTCATCACTCGTATGAGACCGGTATATTTCAAGAACCTAATCCATGTCATACAGGTGGAGGAGATGATAAGGCAAGGATTTTGGACACCTCTTAAATATGAGACATGGGATTTCAATGGAGATGCCCTTAAACTTAATTCTAACGGCTCCGAATATACGGCCGAGTCTATTAGTGAGGCGGTGAGAAAAAACGGCTTAAACAACCTTATTTTACGTCGGTTGATGGTATTAAAAGACGTATGCAGATCTATACTGGTGTTTATGGATTCTGTTGAGAGCTGCAATACGGCCGCCGAATGGATGAACGCCAAGATATGCGCTGGCATGGCGGAGGTAGTTCACGGAGGCGCGCCAAAGAGGCAGCGGGAGGCTATAGTCGAGAGGTTCAAGTCAGGTGGGACGCAGGTGGTGTTCAACTATTCCGCCCTCGGAACCGGATTCGATCATCCCGGACTGGACTGTGTGGTATTCGGCAGACCTACGTTCTCGTTCTCTACATGGTACCAAGCCATTGGTAGAGCCGTGAGAATCAAGGATGGAAAGGATAGTGCGATGGTGGTTGACTGCTGCGATAACTCTTCGAGATTCGGCGATATACGGGGTCTTAGCATAGAGAACTACAAAGGATATGGATGGGGGATGTTTATCGACGATAAACTAATCACTAATATCCCGATGGGGGATAAGGTAACGAAAACAGATCTGGATATCAAAGCCGCCAAGAAAGACCGAAGGAGGGGGCTGGCGCAGGGCGTAACCGCAGCTCCTATCCCGGGTAGACCGCCCCATCCCCTTGGCTCTACGGTAATGGCATTCGGGAAATATTGTGGATGGATGTTGCATTCGATCCCAGTATCGTACTTCAAATTCATAAACAAGACATTTGACTGGGATAATGATAGGAACAAGGATATAAAAGAATACATAGATTTTTTAATCAAAAACAACAGATTATGACAGGATGTATATATCATGAGGCTGATCTTGACGGAGTAATGTCAGCGGCTATAGTAAAAAAGTATTTCAAAGGGGAAGACATTGATCTTCTTCCTTACAATTACGGCAAGGAAATACCTGACGTGAATAAATATGATAAGGTATTTGTAGTTGACGTGTCATTTGGAAACAGAACAAGATTCCTTTTCGATGAGTGGAAGGATAAAGGTACAGATGTCATATGGATAGACCATCATAAGACAGCCATAGACGATATGAGGGATTACGAGGTAAAGGGCAAGAGGCGTATAGGGACGGCGACCTGTGAGCTTACGTGGGAATATCTTTTCGATGACATCAAAACTCCTAATGTGGTAGAATTATTGAGTGCTTATGATGTATGGGATCACGACCGGTTCGAGTGGAGTGACGTTCTTTCATTCCAATATGGGATGAGAGGATATTGTGGTCTTGACGTGGATATGGCGGCAAAGGTCATGGATGGCGATCATGACTTCATATATGACATGATAAGGAACGGGGAGGCGATACTGGAGTATATCGTTGAGAAAAACAGAGGAGAGATGAAGATGTTCTCATTCGAGGCAGATATATTTGGATACAAGTCGATATGTATGAATACTACGGAGTTTAACTCCACCACATTCGAGTCTATGTACGATCCTAGAAAACATGATTTGATGATGCCATTTTGCTGGAACGGCAGATTCTTCAGATGCTCGTTCTATACCACCAAGGAGGAGGTGGATGTCTCGGCGCTGGCACGCAAGGCCAACCCCGGTGGAGGAGGCCATAAGGCGGCTGCCGGCTTCCAGCTTAGCGTGGAGGATATGATGGAGTTCTTAAAAAGTAAGGAGATGTGATATGATATGGATATTGTTTATTGTGGCGATAATCATATTATCCATAATTGTAATGATGAAGGGTTGGAATAAACTACATTGCAGCATGTTCTACGAGGGACTAATTATGGCAGTTGTAGGGGTAATGTCAATGGGGGGCATCGATGTTTTATATGGATAAAGAAAATATGGAGGATATGAAAAACGTATATAAGTTCAAAAAACTTAGCAAAATGAAGCTAGACGATTACGGCTTCGGTTTATTCGAGTACAATGGCGTTCTTTATTTCAAGGAGGCAGATGAAGGGAGATGCTTTGATATAAGGAGCGGGAATGAGGCTATTATCGGGAAAGATAAGATTATAATGACTTTGGAGGATTAATATGAGGAAACTTGACAACACCAACAGGACGAGAAAGAAAAACGTACGACACTCGTGGGTAAAGGCGGGTCCGGGGATCCAACGCTGCGCTATTTGCGGGATTACGAAGCAAAGCGAGTGGAGGGACGGGAAGACCTCGCATTGCGTATATCTATCATCTGGTGAGCTTTATTCCATAACAGATGAGACACCAGAATGCAGGGATTTAAGCGAGTTTTATTAATTAAAAACATGAGATATGGCAACGTGGTATAAAACCGGGGAGGAAATAAAAGCTATGTATCCAGACATAATCTTTGAAGAATATTGGATAACGAGAGAAGATGCCGCTAAGCTGAAGAGGCACGAACCTGTCATAAAAGGATGGGCTACAATAGAAATGAATGGTAATACTCTATCATGTATTGCAGGGAAAAATAAGAACGATGAACGAGATATATTATTACATATTAAAGCATTATCCTCACTTGATGATGATGTAGCAATAAGAATACACCAAGAGGGAGGGGAAAGGATATGAAATACGAATTTAATAAATTTGACAAGGTCTTTTGCGAGGGTGAGATCTGGGAGGTTGAAAGAACGGCGGATAATACAGGTACGATGAAATTATCAACGTTATATCCAAAGGGATATGGTTCCATGTGGGCTGGAGAGGATGAGGTATTGCCGCTACATATAGCTATAAGGGAACGGCTTATAGACAAGGATGAGGCGGAGGAGATAGTAATGAATAGCAATAAGGCCTTATCGGAGGAGATCATCCAGCCAGATGGGAATGAGGACGCCAATAAAGGAGGTGGGCTGCCAGGCAAGGACGGGACGGGGAAGGACGACCGGGCCGACGGTAAACTCCGGTGGGATCTCCTTCCTTTGGCTGAGATAGAGGACATCGTGAGGGTATATACGGAAGGAGCCAAGAAGTACGCCGATAACTCATGGCAAGATATACCTGATGGATTCAATCGGTATTTAGGTGCGACCATGCGGCACTTAGTTGCTTATACGAAAGGGGAGAGATTTGATTCGGATACAGGATGTATGCATCTTGCGCAGGTGGTGTGGAACGCTATAGCAATGTTGTATTACGATAAACATAATAAAGGACTAGTGAAATGGAAGAGTCAGGAGAAAGAGTAGTAGATGAGGTAGATAATGCTATATTTACCGCTGATTTGATTATTAACAGATTAACAACTATTTGAGATGGTAAGAATTGATTTTTTCACGAAGAAAGACGCTGAGTGCAGCGACTACATGCGGTATATTATCGCCAACACATTACAGGAGTATGAGGGTGAGGTTACGTTAAACCAGATCCCAGAGAACAAAGCCACGGAGGAGGAGATATCCAAGTACGGCATAGAAGTATATCCTACTATTATCGTCAGTGGGGATAATATGGATGGCTTTAATAAACTTGAGGGGATGGTTAGAAAGGCTGATCTTATCAACGTTATGTTGATATATGACAAAAAATGACATCCATATCCGAAATAACATTAAGTAATTATATACATCTTTACACTATTATGTTGTATGACATAAGTAAAATCGTATATAATTACTTTTTATATCACATCTTTGTATCAAAAGACAGTAGTATGCTAAAAGCTTATAAATATAGACTAAATCCGACATCCGAACAGATCTCTCTAATAGAGAGGACTTTCGGATCAACACGATTTATCTATAACTGGGCTTTGCAGACAAAAATCGAAGCGTATCAAGATGATAAAAAATCACTTACGGCTGTTGATCTATGCAAGAAACTGACTGATTTGAAGAAACAAGAGGAATATACTTGGCTTAATGAGGTGTCTAACGAATGTCTGCAACAGTCAATAAGGAATCTTGATCAGGCTTTCACCAGATTTTTTAGGGAAAAGAAAGGCTTCCCAAAATTCAAGTCAAAGCGAGGATCAAGGAGATCGTTCAAGAATATCCTCAATGTTCATATTGATTTCGATAACAACAGGATTAAGTTACCGAAATTAGGATGGATAAGATTCTACTCAAACCAAGTGTTTAAAGGTAAAATAGGGACTGTCACTGTATCTAAATCACCTACAAATAAGTACTATATCAGTATCCTTGTAGATAACGGCCTCAAATTGCCGGACAAGTCTCCTATAAATCCGGATACCGCTGTAGGTATCGATGTCGGGATAAAGACATTCGCAACCTTATCGAACGGTTCGATTTTCGAGAACCCGAAATATCTTGAAAGGTCTTCCGCACGGTTAAGATGCTTACAACGTAGATTAACTCGCAAACAAAAAGGAAGCCGAAGAAGAGAAAGAGCCAGATTAGCTGTAGCTAAGGCATACGAGCGTATATCAAATCAAAGACATAACTTCCTGCACCATGTGGTCAACAATATCCTAGGCGAGAACCAAACCGTGGTTATTGAGGATCTTAACGTGGAGGGGATGATGAAGAACCATAAGCTGGCTAATAGCATAGCTTCATGCTCATGGAGCGAGTTCTTTAGAATATTAAGCTATAAGTCGGATTGGAAGGGCGTGAATTTGATTCGGGTTGGTAGATTCGAACCTAGCTCCAAGATGTGCGGATGTGGGTACATACATCGGGATCTTAAATTATCCGATCGTATCTGGACTTGCCCTTCTTGTGGAGCCGTAAATGATAGGGATCTTCTTGCCGCTAGGAACATAAAGAAATTTGGGTTAGAAAAACAGAATCTTCTAACCCAATAAAATACGTCACCGGTGGTGGACCGGGTAGGGGATGTGGAGTCACCGGCGATGGCCGGGGCTGTGAAGCGTCAAATTATACTGGTTTAAATTGGTATATAATCACCTGAAGTACAACGCTTATTATTGCTATGCCGCTACCTCCGGTATTTGGTATGATAAGGGATTCAAGGAAAGACTAGCCAAAAGGTTTAATAGCTCGCTGAGCGGCGGCGGGGAGCCGTTCGGGGCTAACCTAGCCTGCATGGTATGTGACCGTAAGGATATCGATTGGGAGGCGCTTCGTCTTTGGCTTGACAAATACGATGATCCTACTGATAAGGGCATGGTGAATAGCCCTATTCAATTTATGTATTTATATTTATATTACACTTTTAACAAATAATTTGAAATGAAGAAGATAAATAACTGGGTTATAAGAACATTTGGGTTGAGAGGCTCATGGAGCTGGGCTAAGAAACAGATGTTAAATGGAGCGATCATTAAACGTAAGGCTACTACAGGGACATACAAAATAGCTATTGATGATGACAAGAATAGGTTACTTGTAGCCACATGGGATCATCTAGATCAAAGTCCTGTATGGGAAAGGTGCCCGCATAGTTTATTAGATGAAGATGCGGTTGATTATTTTGTCACAGCTCATAAGGAATTATCATATGGAGGCATAAAGATCAGGATGAAAGATGAATTTAATTGTAACGATAAAATATCGAAAGTATGAAAAAGATTACCGATAAAGACGTAGAGGCTCTTAAAGCCGGGAAGAAGGTGACAAAAGGTAAGGTCCTGTTCTTGGGCGAGAACGTCCGGATGCGGGATGAGCACCGCTGGGTGATTACCGAGGAGCTTGGCGTGGAGCCGGTGGAGATCGATAGCGCCTTGGTCTCGGCACAGACCAAGGCATCGTCTTTATTGGTGCAATTGGTCGGTAGAAATGCCGAAAGACAAACATATATCGTTGGATGATATTTTAGAGCATGACAAGGGCTGGAATCCGGGAGCCATAAGAGGAAGATATATAGGAGTCATTGTCGGTAGAAGGATAGGAGAGGACGGACATCGAAAGGGCACAAGAATTGGTGGGATGACATATGCGATCCTGTACCTAGAAGTGCTATGAAACTTAAATTTAAAACAGAGTTAAGAGATGATTATAAACAAGAAATGGTCAATGCCGAACAGCGAGACATTCAGCATAAAACCGATAAGAGAACTTATAGATAGATATAAAAAAGATGGAATGGTTATAGTGGATCCATTCGCCAGAAACAGCGATATAGGGACGATAACCAACGATCTTGATCCTGAGACTAAGGCTATGTATCATAAAGACGCCACGGACTTCTTGTGTCATCTTGATGATAATATAGCTGATATGGTATTATATGATCCACCATATTCTGCGAGACAGGTATCTGAGTCGTATAAAAGACTTGGAGGATCTGTTAATATGCAAACAACGCAATCTAGTTATTGGGCTAGGCAGAAGAAGGAGATAGCTAGGATCACCAAGAAGGGCGGGGTGGTCATTACCTGCGCGTGGAACTCCGGCGGTATAGGGGCAGGGCTTGGTTTCGAGCAGCAGGAGATTCTTCTAGTGGCTCATGGGGGATGGCATAATGATACGATTGTTACTGTAGAGAAAAAGATCAAAGGTTAGATGAAAGAAAGGATATTCACCACAAAAGAACAGGGGAGAGTGCTGGTTGAGGCCGGCCTCCCTATCTCCACCGCCATCGGTTTCAGAGACAAGTATCTGGATCAATTACATTCTATGGAGGATGACGCTGGTCGTATAGGACTGATCGAGGCCGTTACCCCGGATATATCCAACCCTGTTTGGGATGTAGGGACGTTACTGAATTTGCTCCCATATGAGATAGAGGGTTGTACATTAGAATGTTATAAGCTAAAACATGCATGGTCTGTAGCGTATAGAGATATAGACGAGATCCCTATATATTGGAGTAGCGAGAAACTTCTTGTAGACACATTGTTTTCGATGATGATGGAATTACTTAAACATAAGATTATATGAGCATAAAGCAAATAACAAAATTAAGGTACAAAACGAAAGATAATCCGCCTATGGAAGGTGTCCCTCTTATAGGATACAGCAAAAAATACGACTGTTGGGTAGCGTTAGTATACAGAAGAGGAGACAAGTATGATTAAATAATTACAAAATCGATAGTAATCCATTGTAAAATCATAGAATTATTTGCATATTTAATATATTAAAATGAATTGATGATGAGTCTAATAAGATGTTCATATAAATATCGTATGTATCCGAACAAAACACAAGAAGAACTTCTTGCAAAAACATTATCTGATGGGATTGCTGTTGAGAATCCCCATTTTCTTTGTGAGAACCAAGCGAAGTTAAAAAGGATGCAACGGCATTTATCAAGAAAGAAATTAGGAAGTAATCGAAGAAACAAATGCAGGCTAAAAGTATCAAGACTTCATCGTGATATAGCCAACAAGCGTTCATGGTACATGCATAATTTGACCACGATGCTGGTAAATAATTACGATGTTATCTGTATTGAGAATCTAAATGCTTCCGGTATGCTACAGAATCACAAACTTGCCGGTTCTGTATATGATGCTTCTTTCTCGATGTTCCGTAACCAACTTGAATACAAGTGTAGGTGGTATAGTAAAGAACTGATTGTTATAGATCGTTTTTACCCATCCTCGAAAACCTGTTCAAGATGTGGCTGGAAGAATAAAGATCTGAAATTATCGGATCGAACATTTGTCTGCAAAGATTGCGGCATGGAGATCGACAGGGATCTCAACGCCGCGATAAACATACAAGCCGTAGGAGTTGATGCGGCTATACGGACGCAGAGCAGCCGGGTTGCCAGTTGTGTTGAAGCGTCTAAAATGGAGTAGAATATCTTAATTATTTCTATGATTTTCTATGAAATTTACAACTATGGAGTGCGATGTTGAATACAAGACATCCCCTCCAGATGAGTACGAATACGTATATCCGTGAGAATTAGAAGGGATATATTTATATTTAAGCATGATTAATATTATTTTAATATTATTCATGCTTTTATTTTTGTTTAAATCATATCTTTGTATCAACATTAAAAACCAGATTATTATGGATGAAAACAAACAAAAAGTCAATGAACTTACGATGAGGACATTGGGTTCTCATTATGGCGGATATACCTATGTAAAGGTAAAAAATCGTGAAACTTATGTAACGATAGATTGGAAGTTGTTGAGGGCTATAGAAAAAGGGGAGGTGGAGATAGACAACGAAAAATATCATCTATCCGGAATAGAGTACGTAGCTAAAAGATATCAGGATATGTTTTATGCAGGTCGTGATATTTATTATTTCAAGGGTATAGGAGGGCATGGGATGACCGATCTTCTTAGAAACGCTATAGATGATTTACTGGATACCATAAGCAGCAGGGAGACTTATCGTAGCGCAGAGCACAGGGTGTACGCCCAAATGAATAAACTTACGGAAGCGGGAGCCATGATCAGCTTAGCTATTGAATTACTAACATCTAACATCCGTCATAGTTATGGAGAAATTAATTTTGAACGACATCCAAGACCTGTGGAGGTGGAGGGAGAAGATAAACATTGATGAACTCAAAGAGGATCCTATGGCTGAGGATATGCCACTCTATTTCCCATGCGCTGTTATTTGGCATGTTGATTATGGGGAGCATGATGCTGATAATTATATATGTTATGGATTTGTTTATGTAGTAGAAATATTAGGGATATGAGTGTTAAGAGACAGATATTTATTAATAACAAAGATATTGATGGGAAGATAGATAGTAATACGATATTTGATTTCGATTTCAATGTTGACAAGAATATTCTTGAAAAAATAAAAGCAAAGAAGGAGAGCAATAAACTAAATACAAAAGATTGGGCGCTGTTCTCGCTTATGGTTTTGTTTATTTTTGCGATGGGAGTTGTAAGTGGATGGTTGGCGTTTAATTGTTTAGGCATTGGAGAAGATTAAGGAACATTTTAAAAATCAATAGATATGAAATTACTATTTTTCGATTTAGAGACAACCGGGGTTAAGTTCTGGAGAAACGGGATACACCAAATAGGAGGGATCGTGGATATCGACGGGCAGGATGTCGAGAGGTTCGACATCCGCCCAGCCCCGAACCCTGCCGCCACGATAGAGCAGGAGGCGCTGGACGTGGCCGGCGTTACCTTGGAGCAAGTGCAGTCTTATCAGCCTATGGAAGACGGATACAGGCAGTTAGTTGGTATATTATCCAAATACGTGAATAAGTTCGATAAGAGGGATAAAATGTATTTAGTGGGGTATAACAACGCTGGATTCGATAACAGCTTCCTACGGGCTTTATCCCAGCAATGTGGGGATAAGTATTTTGGATCATGGTTCTATCCTAATTGCATGGATGTGTATGTTATGGTAACACCATTCCTGATGGGCGTAAGGAACGATATGGAGAACTTTAAGTTGATGACCGTGGCCAGGACTATGGGTATTGAGATTAATGAGGATAAACTCCATGACGCTACTTATGATATTGAGCTGACTAGGGATATATTTTATAAGATAATCAACAAAATGGATGTTAAGTTATGAGGGAAATTTTAGAAGCTATACATGATTACCCGGATGAGGCGCTTGGGCTATTTTTCTTTCTGATAGTGATTGTCTGGTTATTGTCAGGTGTATTTGAGAAAAATGGATGATAAGATTGATGAGATACTGGATCTCCTGAAATCTCAAAATGAGATGATCAAGGATATCCATGACTATGTAAAGGAAGTTACCAGCGAGAAGTATATAGGGGAATCTAGAATGACAAACTTCTCTATCAACTTAGCCGCTGATATACTTACCGAGGCTATCAGTCCTAAGATAAAGGGGATGATGGTGGATCTATTGAAGAAACAAGGATGGAAAACTGAATGAAATATGGGGACTTACGAGAGAAAAGTAAATCAATTAAAGGATTTGATGATAAGGAAATACAAATCGGCTTACGATAAGTCTAAGGAAATGGACATAGATATAAGCTCGATGACATATCTTCCAATACCAGATGCATTTAACGTCATAAATATTGAAAAAATGCATGTTATTCTTGATCGGGTCAATAAGATCATAGATGATAACAAGGATAAGCTTAAGAATCCGACTTGCGCCACTTGTATACATCTACATGATCAGGAGTGGGCGAAAAGATACGGGAAAGTATGTTGCTCTATTTGGCAAGTGTGTGACCATTATATAAATCCTAACAGTAAATATAACAGGAAGCAAAAGACTTATGTTAGACGACCAAGCAACAAAGCTTGTCCTAATTATGATTATGGTGATGATAATTTTGAAAATAGAAAAAGAAAATTAAAATCAGGTGAATGGTTAAAAGAAAATATTCGATAGATGATTACGCAGAGTTCAGGACCATCAAAGATTGGGAATGCAAATGCTGCGGGAAAAAGATGCCGGCAGGAAGTAAACGGATGTTGCCTAGAATAAGAAAATGGGCGGATTACGGTATATGTTTGTCATGTTTCGATAAATGGAAGTTAAATGGAGGGGATATTGTTTATATAAATAACACAAGTCCTAGGAAGCAAGCTCCCCGTATCAAGAAAGAGCATGTTATACATATGTCCAATATCCTAAAAGGGAATTGTGATATAATAAAAGGCCGAAAACTTTACGTGGCTTTAAAAAAGGTGATAAACAGCGGAAAAACGATTGTCCTCAAATTCGATACCGATCAACCGATATGCATGTCAACAAGAGTCATGAATCCTTCGTTCGGGGAGATCATGGACGAGTACGGCAAGGATATATTCCAAGGAAAACTTAAACTAACAGATGCCCCAAAAGGAGTTAAAGATTTTATAGTTAACTATATAGAAAAATATAATAAATTATGAACTTCAAGACATTTATATTCATGATCCTGACATTCAGGAGAATAGATCCTATACCTAGGAATATAGGAATTATGGTAAGTGTAATGACTTGGATATCTATAATATATGTGATATTCATCTTTACTATACTGATAATAAAATTAACGACGTAAATGATATGAAATATGCAAAAGACAAAAATAAAATGAGCAAATCAAACAAAATAGAAATTTAGTAAACCGGTATGTTGAAAGACATATAAAGGATAGGCATCTAAGCGATGATACGATAAAAGAAATAAAAATAGCTTATATTGCGGTTATAAAAGATTTTATAGCTATTGTCGATAAATCTACATCAATGAATGAAAATGATGTGATATATGTAATTAACAGCATATCATCAATATTATATGAACCTATAGACATCTCTAATACCGATAAAAAAATATTGGAGATAGGGATAGCGCTAGGCCTAAAGAGCGCCATATCATGTATATTTGGTTCATTATTAAAAGATGATTGCAATATAAAAGATGAGATAATTGATATATCTAAACATATAAAAGAAAAATTAATATCAGATAATCATGGATAATAAACAACTTTATAAAATAACGTTGACAAGGGAGCAGCTAATGTTGATATCCCAATGCGTGGAAGACATCAGTAGATTCGCCGCTGGCGACATGGACCTACAACATACGACAGATACGTTGATAAATGATATGGATAGAGCGGAAACGCTGGGGATAAGAAGCTTTATAGTCAATAACTCACGAGCGATAAGAAGAAGACTGTTCCCTGATCTTGGGGATTATGAGCATATAGGATATGATGGGGGTAGTAAGGATAAGATAAATAGGAAGAGACTTATCGGTAACACCTACCAGATATATAGGTCGATATTACATCAGTTGGCCATTGACGAGAACTGGAATAACGTGTATAGCGGTATTACGTTACCTTCAGGTGATATGGGAACAATTAAAGTGGAGAGGGTTGATGATGAACGGGAAAGTAAGGGCAGTTCTCCGACTCCGACAAGAAGACGGCAGAGAACTTCGGGTGTGAGTATATGGATGTGGATGATTTTGTGAATAAATATAAAGACTGATAACGAAAATAAGAAGGATAGGATGATAATATCCTATCCTTCTATTATTATGTAAATCCATTTTTGGATTACATTAAGCATCAATAGTATAACTATTTATTTATACTCATCTTTCTTTCCTCGTTATCAAACATCCCATACAAAATGCAGTTATCATATATACAATTGTTGATCTTCCCTCAGTAGGGTTTTTACCATTTTGGGCAAAAACTTTATAATCAATATCTATTATCACCAGTAAGCGCTCTAATAGCCTTGCCTTTATCAGAATGATTACAGTGAGGGGCATCATATCGTAAACCTACCATATTTCTCAAAAACGCTCCTTTTCTTTCTTGACAATTCTTCCAGTTTAACAAATCCCTTTAATGTTATCATAATAGTCACGGCCTTAGCCTCCCAATATTCATCACCGGGATCAGATCCATATATAACCAATCCGGAATTACGAGCGGATTGATACGCTTCTATCCTACCTCTCTCGTTCCTAAAAACGTATTTCAATTCCTGTAATAACGGATACATGTTCTTTATCCCGATATAATATCCGAACTGCTCAAAATATTTTGATGATTCACGGATAAGGACACCTTCTCTTGGAATAGACCTTTTAAACATATCAATTACCGGTTCATTCTCCTTTATAGTATCTATAGCTGTATTTAATTCAGCTTGAACCATTCTCTTTTCTTTCTCACTCTTTTCCTTAGCCTCCAAAGCTAATCTAGCTTCCTTCTCAGCTTTCATCCTAGCCTCATACTCATCAGCCCATGCTCTTGCTGCTTCCGGAGGATTATTAAAATTTGGCAGCTTCACCAAACCAGTAGTAAGAAGTTCCTTTATTTTAGAATTACACCAAACCTTGAATTTAACATCAAGCCATTGGGCGAAATCTATAGCCACATCCTCATATAACCATGTTCCTCCTCCGTTTTCAGAGCTTCCTCTCATTTTTATAACTAATTGATCCTCAGATATGTGTGTCTGGCTCACAATTGTACTAACTAATTCATTTACATATATTTGTCTTAAATAGTCGACAGGTCTCTTATTATATGGGCGAGCCATATCAGTGGCATTAATAAGAATACCATAACTGGTCTTAATAAAAGCTACATTATTTCCATTGTAATTAAAAATGGTAGACAATCCCATTTCGTTGGATTCGGACGTCAAAATTCCACTACTGTTCTTCGTAGAATCATGAAAAAGATCTACATTTGTATTCATAAAATAATTACCTATTCCCATCCGTCCGAGATGGATAGATGGGAATACAAAAATAGCCAATCTGATTGTCTTAAACAATTGACTGGCTATTTTTTTCGTCATACTATATCAGTTATCTTCCCCTGTCAAAGTACCAATTAGCGTCCTCCCCAGACTCATCCTTATTCCTACCACCTAGGAAGAATCCCATCGTCATGCCGTTGGTCATCAGCCAGTAGTCGGATGTCTGCTTAATATCCCTAGCCGTCTTGATATTATACCATTGCTTACCAAACGAGAACTTCATGAGCTGTCTCCACAACTTACTCTCGCCCTTGTACACACCGGTCTGGACGGTAGCGAACGGGTCCCAGTTCCGGGGATCGGTGAGATCGCCTAACTTTCGGGCGGTGACCAGCGGATCCTGTAGCATGTCTATGGCGTTAAGCTCCATGAACGGGGATGTCTGGGAAGCGATTTCGTTGATCGTCCTGAATCCTATATAGGTAATGAACTGTCCGAACCAGCTATCCTCATTATCCTCCCTATATCCCATCAAGGCCCGTCCTATAGCCACCATCGTGGCGAATACCGCCATATTGATAATCGATCTCTTGATATTAATCTGCTCGTAGGGGGTAAGCTTATCATACTCTTCCTTAAGCACGTCATATGCCTCCCCCATCCTACCCTCGGACATCGAGCCATAGACATTTCCGGCCAATCTCCATAATGTTCTCATATATCCTTCCTCGAACTGGTTGGTCTGGAAATTGAAACCAGCTTTCTTATACGCCCGCTGTACGGCCAATATAAACCATCCACGGTGAGGCAGCACCATATTAAGGATAGCGTTCCGGCTAGCCCCCACCCGGTTCTGCTCGTTCAAGGCGCCGTCACAGATCTGCACCATGCTCCTGACCCTACTGGACAAGGTGGGTATATATCGGTCTATAATATCCTTGTTAGCCTCGTTCTTAGCCACGATCTTTCCGTCCTTGACATCTACCATGTTCCACATAGAATAATCCCTTAAACGCTCCCAATCGCGTTTAGCCTCGTTAGCGGACATATTCCTGTCCTTCATCATCATCTCCTTGAAATTGGAGTATGACCAGAACTGACCTTCGTATAGGCGGGTATCATCCATGACCGAGATAATGACCTGCGGGTCCAACGGGGAGTTAAGAACCTCCATCATCTTAAACGGCAGGTCCCGGAATAAGGTTCTCCAGATCTTGTTATATGCCGCCGATCTTACACGGTTACGAACGTTGAATACGCCTAGGGCCTCACCGACAACATATAACTTATTGGTACGATTTATGTCCCCGATCTCAGACACGTACGTACTTAACTGTTTCTGAGCTTCTCCATAAGCGTATTTCATGGAGTCCTTGCTTATGTACTGTCCTACCATACCTTCCAAAAGGAAGTTGGCCTGCCCGGTAAGGGCACCGGTAGCCGCCACGAACGGGGAGAAGCCTAAGTTGGATTTGGACACAAATTTGGTGAACATAAGAGCCAGCTTATTAAGATCGACCTTATAATTGCCTATATCCCATTCCGCCCGCTTATTGTTTATCCTGACGTCATAGATACTGGCGTTAACCCAGTCCTGAAACATTCTATAGGCGTGAGTGGCCTCTGGGTTCTTACCGCCGTCGTATTGCGTCTCCAGCATCATGTTCCTGTATCCCATGACATCATCCAAGGCCGCCCTCTTATACTTGTAAGAGGTCGCTTGTAAGGATAACATGGAATAGGAGTAGGCGAAGTCATGGGACACGTCATCGGCATTCTCTAGCTTGCTCAGATAGTACTTGGGGATCATGCGATATTTGTTATCGTTCTCATCAAGCCCTCCTAGGTCTTGTCCTTGACCATGTATGGGATCATCCACCCTCTCGCCAACGATGTCACGTACGGCGTTTCCGATGGCCGCCTTCGGGTCAACCCCGGCCTGCACCATCCTCTCCACGCCGCCCTTGGATATCTGTGGTATTTGGTAGATATTCCTGAACCGCTCATCATAATCCTCCATAGCCTTACGGCTTATGTTAAGAAGCTCCTTCCTCATCTCCCACTTATCCTTATTGATCGTAGCTTCCTCCCCTTCGTTGGTAATACCGTATTTCTTGAAAAAAGCCTCGTTCTTGTACTTATCGAACCTAGGCGTATGATATCCATAACCCAGATCGGGATTATAATTAGGATTACGGAAAGAACTCTCGGCGTCAGCCTCATCAAGCCACTGGTTATTGATCGTCAGATCGATCATATTAATATCAAACCCGAAACGGGATACGCTCTCTTCCTTAGATATACCATTTTCTATGGCATCAAAGAACTCGGATACCTTATACGTACCGTTATTTATCTTCCTAACGAAATCAGAATATCCCTTGGGAGAGTATCTCCTCATATAAGGATACAGCCGGGTCCTGGCGTACTCGACAAGGATCTTGTCAGTCTTACCCATCGCTATGTCGTTAGCTAGCTTATTATTGAAGCCAGGACCGTATTTCCTTCTCAAAAACGATGCCTCCACGGTCGTCCATGACGGGTTTTTCCGAGATAACTTGGCGGCCATCCTATCCACCTGACTCCGGGAGCTGGCAGACATATGTTCCTTGGCGAATTTAATCTCATCCATACCCTTGTCGTATGCCATGGCATCCCTTAAAGCGTTACGGTAAGAATCCGTGACTCCACTCTCCACCGTATCAGGCATATCCATCTCAATAGCCTCAGCGGAAGCGGTGGCGTTAATAACGCTCTTAGCCTCAGCCAGACGATCATATAACTCGTTTATCTTTCTTAATGAGGCGGATCCACGTAACCTATCGAAATCATATTCCCCGTATCTCGTGCTATCCCGGTACTGGATAAGCAAAGGCCTTAGCTGGTCATTGATCTCGTTTATTGTCGCCATCGCCTCCTCTACCTTCTCTATCCTTGATGATGATACAGATTGCTCCGTGATCTTATCAACAAGATTCTCGTAATAATCACCCTCCTCGGATCCCCACATATCCTTAGAGAAACCAAGATGACCGCCAGCTAGCAGGAACTCAAACGCAGCCTTGCCGCCCTCGGACCGCTCTATCCCACGAAGTATCTCCTTGAACTCGGCGGAAGCCTTACGACCCTCGTTGGTATTCCCGAACTCCTCGGCCCACGCCTCGTCCCATGCCTTGATCTCCTCGGACATCATCAGAGCCTCGGATCCCTCTTCCTTTGGTGTCCCATCGGAATACCACTCGCTCTTGGCTATAGCCCTATCACGTAAAATATCCAGATAAGATCTCCAAGCTATAGGATCGGATTGAAACGCCTTCCAATCGACCTTCCCGTTCCTCACGAACTTATCCATAGCCACATACCGGCTCCTGCGGATACGGGTCATGAAATCGGACGTGGCTTGCGATACCCTACGACCCAGTCTTTCCTCGACCTTCTTATTAACTTTCTCGATCTTATCGTAATAAGCCTGCACCATAGGTTTCTCTCGGTTCTCATCCAACCACCTATTTATCGCGTCGAGATATCGTTGCTGATCCTCGAACGTCATGTCCGAGATATCAAAATTCTGGATGGTAGGTTTGAATACATGATATACCTCCTTCGTAATAGGCTTATCCCCGTCATATCCTACTATGTCGTCACGGGTCTTCACCTTAAGGCCTCTATCGGATAGAAGAAGATCGATAAGTTGTTTCTCGGTCTTACCCGTAACATTCTTAAGATCATATATATCGATAATAGCCTTAGCCTGCTCGGTCCTGTATAGTAAATCGTATTTGGCGAAATCACGGGACGAGTCAAGGTAATCCGAGTTCTTCCCATTTATCTTCTGTATAAGATCCTCATTATCCTTTATCCCCCATCCACGCTCTTTCATCATCCTAGTCATCTTATTGATATTAGATATACCTTCGATATGGGCTTCATTATGGGCCTTGGCTAGACGTTGGCCTAACATACCTAAAATAGCGTTACCACTATGCTCCAGTGTGCCAAAGAATCGGGACATGACATTGATATCCTTATGGATGTTATTTATCAACTTCTTTATCCCATTCCAATATCTTTCCGGGATATTAAACATCCGAAGCTGTCCATCCAGCCAGTCCTCATTACGATCACTTCGAAGGGCGTTTATATCGGACATGGATGTCTCAGCCATACGTAATATATCATCCATATCCTCTACCATACCAACCTTATTGACGCCATAATAATCCGCCGCCTGATTATTGACGAATCCACGAAGATCCCTGATCAAAGGCACTATCTCCCCGTACACGTTATCGATAACCTGTATCGTCTCATAATCAAGTCCCTTGTCGCTCTTACGCAAGCTACTGGCAACAGTGACCAAATACTCCACCTCAGCCTTGGCGGTCGCTATGACACTCTTGGTGGATAGCAGGTTGTTGTTTTTATTAAGCTCACCACCGACTTGTCTCACCTTCTCGCCTATATCACGAAGAAGGGAGATACTCTCACCGATCCTCTGGCTTTGGCTTGACCTCATCCTCTGCAATCTAGTGTATAGCCTTTCCAATGACCTACCGTTCTTGATCAACTTATTAGCCACGTCAACGTCCGATAACGAATACATGAGATGATTGCTATCCTTTAGCAGAAGCACGTCAAAGGCGCTTGGATCATCAGCTAACGCCGACTCCTTTATCCTATCAAGTACCTTATTTAAATCCGATCTTTGGCTAGAGAAGAAATTACGTATAGCTCGTACCATCCTGCCAAACAAGGAGAGCTGGGCGTCCTCAGACGAGGCCAGATCCTCTACCGCCTGTTCCATGCCCGGCACGAACCGCTGGGCCAACGTCTTGCCTAGGATCTCCCGCTTCACCATCCGATCCAACTCCTCTCCTTGGTATTCCTTCCCATACACCTCATAGTAACGACCAGCGAACTGATTCCATAACGACGTACCAACAACAGAATCCAGCACCTCATCAATCTCCTGCTGGTTACGATAAGTATCGATCAAGAAATGAGCCACCTCCTCATTGAGATCCTCTACCGTAGCCCCCTCAGCCAAAGCGATAACCCCATTAGCCATGTCAGACAAGGCCCTAGCCGAAGGATCCACGCCATTACGCATCTTATACTTATCCATATACTCAGACATACCCATCACACGGATGCCTAACGTGGATAAGATATTGGTGATATCAGTCCTATTCTGGAGATCTTCCGCCTTCTCATTCTCGATAACCCCACGGACGTTACTCCCGTACAAAGCGTTATCCTCCATCATCAACGACAAGGCTAGCTCCATGAATCCATCATACTTATTATTAAGCTCCTCGAACTTACCTTGCCTTAACATACCCTTGATCTCCGGTCTGCTTACCGTAACCTTCTCCCCCGATGTCGTGATAAGATCAAGATCATTACTTACCTCCGTATCAAAACCTATAGAACCCAATACGTTCATCTCAGAGGATTGACTTCCAAACCTATTCCTGAGGCTGGATAAGGCATTCATAGCGTTATAGATCTTAAGACCATCAGAATTGCCGGCTCCAGTAAGATAATATCTATCCCCTAGTCTTATACGTTCCCCACTCAACATACCTTTCTTGATAAGGTAATTAATAAACCCTCCACGAGTACTTATATCTGAGTTTGAGCTAATACCAAGGACCGGGATAAATGACTCACTGTTATTGAGGGTTATGGAGGAAGAGCCAAAGGAGATGTCAGCCGTACCGGACGGGACGTCGCTCTCCTCGACACTGCCGGCCAAGAACCCGGCCTCGACCCGCCCACCGGACGATCCTTTTATGGCGTTGGCGTAAGAGTCGTGTATCTTGCCGTCATCCGATCTAAAGAACAGGCGAGGCTCACCGGAATCATATACCAGTCTTGAAGATGGAGGAGTATAATTCTCAATATTATTTAACGGCAAGACATTACCAGAAAATATGATCTCACCATCTATATTTCCACCCTTCACCCTAATATTAGGTCGTTGCCCGGTAAAAGCGCTTTCCACGGCCTTCCATAACATACGGGCTGTCTCCTTAATATCTATATTCTCCCTGATAGCCCTTATATCATCCCATGACGCCTCTTTCAGTATCGTATCGCCAATATTATCCTCGTTTATGGAATCCAGATCCACCTCCTGTACCGTGGATGTATCTACCACCGCCATATCATTGACATCACCTACCTCTCCGGAGGTAAGATAAGCCACGACACTGTCGCTATTCCCAAGGTTTCTGGCCAACGCCGGGGCATCCATGTCGCTTATGGCGGACAGGACCTTGGCTGACATAAGTTGCCCCCACTCGCTGGCGCTAAGTCTGGCGCTTATGGATCTGGCGGCCTCCTTATTTCTTGGCACGGATCTCGTCCAGTCTCCGAACTTAGACCTGAACTTATCGTTATAAATAGTCATATAAGCCTCAGCGGCCTTATTAAGGTCACTTACGGCGGCTATACCCGCTATCTTGTCGAACAAGGTAGATACCTCGCCGGAAGGGGTCAAGACACGGGTTATCTTACCCTTACTATTTCTTTTAATTACGCAACTCGACATAACTTCATGTTTTTACAAAGATAAATAAAAAGCCCCCACAAATAAGCGGAGGCTGATATTCTTATATTATTTATATAATTTATGACTTAATCCATATTCTTGCTATTGATGAACTCACTAACGCAATCACCAGCAAAACCGGCTATATACACCGCATGTTCATCCTCTCCGACCTTAAATCCAAGCGACATATTACAAAACTGACATACGCTCATTGCTATATGGAATGACTCGTGACATATATTTCTCATTATTAAATCATCGTCGCTCGAAAAATTCCAAAGTATGGCGAATTTATCGTCATCATCCCTATCCCTTACCAAATTTGCGAAAGACGCCTCCTTATCCATATCATCTTCATCTCCCCATTTCCCCTCGTGTTCAGGTTCCATATTCTCGAAACGATCACACGACGTCTTATAATCCAACCCAACCGTGATAATCAAATCCAACGGATATATCACGAAATCAAATTTCTGCTCCCTCATAACTTTCTCAATTTCTCTATTACCTTAAAACACATCTTACACTCAATCCTACGATACAACTGCCTTACGCCATCTATCGTAGTCCAATAACGATTCCCATCACGACGCAAGAACTCACTCATGACCTTAGTGTCAGCCACATCATGTAAATCGTATGAACTGAAACATAACTTACATATATCGTCAAGATCAAAATAAGTAACCTTATTATACGACATACAACGGATTTGTCTCCCATCAGGAATCTGAACATCGAAAACATCTATCTTCTTCATATCTAAAAAAACAGGGATACCGATCCCATCACAGACCTGTATCCCTTTATAATAAATTAGCGATGAAAAGCATGGTGATGGACATGCGCCACAAATGTAATTACAGATTTTGTAAAAACAAAGCAGTTCCATGGTTAAATGTCCCTGATGAACCGCACACTATAACGGCTGCCCTTACTGCTGCCGTTCACGCTGCCATCTTTGAAGTACACGCGATGCCCGCTGTTGGAGTCAAACTCTGAGCTAACCCAATAGGCTTTGGATGGACTGAGTTGTTGTCCACCAATAGCCGATAATGCGTTATTGACACTCGTCAAGTTCATAAATATTAACGCAAGTTGAGCGCATGATGGGATATACCAATCATCATATCCTTTAGCGTCAGCACTAGCTAAGAACGTATTAAGCACATGGCCAATTGTCGCATAGGAAGTATAAGACCCACCACCGGTAGTTATTCCTTTTAATATCTCTGAATTGGATTTTCCATTCCAATCAGATAAAGCCCCGCTTGTCCAGGCAGTAATATTTGCCGAAAGGTTAGGGGTACCATTGTATGAACCCGACTCCGGTTTTAGGTAACCTCTAATATCACTTCCATCTACTTTGTTATAATTTGTAATGCCGGTCTGATCCGTACCATATCCACCCCAATAAAAAATGGAAGTGCTGTCCTTCCCGGCTCCGGCTGTTACATAGCTTTCATTAAGATCCTCATATTTCTCAATCATAAATCTCTTACCTTGAGCGTTAAGGACAACGCCTATACAATCATCGGAAGGTGTGTACGTTATACTTCCATCAGGGCGAACATAAGAAATAAGGCAAGTACCGTTGCACTGACACGGAGCGTCACTCTTCAACACCCCATACACCCGATTGTCGCTAGTCAGCCACCGTTTACCGTCGCTTGTGATATAAGCCTGCCTACATCCCTCCTGATTCACCGTAAGCGTCTTCTTAACGCCTTTGGCAGTTGTTATCTCCAACTCAAGGGTACGATCAAGACCTTTGTTCATTACCGAGCCAAAAGAAACAGCGGAGTTACCGGTCCCGGACCCCGGGCTGATGGTCAGAGGCTGGTCCGTTACCTCACCTACCCCGTCTTTCCAATTAATATTCAAATCATTAGCCATATATATATCGTTTTTTCGTTCTATTGCAAAGATAGTAAAATAAATAAACCCCAACCGGCTTAAGTCGATCGGGGTCTGAGTAAACGAAAAGAAACTGATTATCGTCCCATCATTCTCAATACGGTTCTGGCGGCTGCTTGCGCCCAAGTCCAGCTGTCGTTAGATGTTACGTTAACCGTCTGTTGAGTACCATTTACATCCAAGTTAATAGTCTCCTTGTCAAGCTCGATAGTAGAGTTTCCAGCGGCTTGCGTTACCGTCACGTTGGCTATCTGGCCACCAGCGGCAGTTACCTTCAATGTAGCTGTCAGTTCCTCGATCGTGACGTTGGCCGGTACGTCCGAGATCGTGATGCTCCAAACGAACTCGCCAGCGGCTCCGGGGTCGTCGGCGATAACCGCTCCGTTAGCCGTAGTCTTTCCAGCCGCCGTGTAGTTAGCCGGGAGCTGTAACGTAAGCCCGTTCTCCTCAGCCGACGTGACCGAAAATGTAAGCTTAGTACTGTTAGACTTACCGGTGATGGTAACATTACCACCTGTCTTTTGTACGGAAGCGTTAGGGCTGTCTGATCTTACCACCTCAGCAGCCGCTGCCTGATTAACTACCAACGCCTTCTTAGCCCCGCCGTTCGTGGTGACCGTAAGGTTGATAGTGCGTTGAAGACGACCGGTGTGTTTCTCACCGGAGATATTAACCGCCTGATCTCCTGATCCTGATACCGGGTCGACGATTACGAAACCAAATTTTCGTGAAGCCATAATCTATTTATTTATAAATGTCATTTTATTATGCCAAAAATAACTCATATCATATCACAAGCCAAATATAGGGGGGGGTAGATACGACTAGCCCTGTACAACCTCAACATACAACCCTACTAAGTCCTTTAAATTATGACTAAGAGGAGTTCCACTATCCCTTGTGCATTTATACACGTCAGCGTTCTGAATGTAATATTTATCCTTAAATATCTCCATAGGAGGGAAATAAGGGATAGGATCACCTATAGTCCCGGCATGCTCCTTGTCAACAACCTTATATAAGGAGGCCGTACTGAGTCCAGGCTCCCATTCTGACGATAACGTATGAGGCTGGATAACCTCGTAAAGGATATCCGTATCCTCCTTAACTACCCTAAGACAAAATCCGGTATCCACGGATAGCCCGAACTCCGCTCCTTCTTGTCCCCATATAGGAAATAGGACCTTAACATCCAATTTCTCGTTGGATGATAAGGATAAAGATTTGTCATTAACCAACATCCTAGAAAACTCGACAGCTACTTTTTGAGGATCGAGAGCATCCTTCTCCTTCGCCTGCTGCTGGATGTACGCCGTGGTAACACTTACCTTATCAGGATAGCCGGACTGAACATCGACAGCTCTCACCTGTTCTACGGTAGTGGCTATACTGATCTGCTTTTGCTTGTCCCCTAACGCCGTTGTCAGATCGTTATCGTACTTATCCATCATCCCGATCAAGATCTTGCCTTCCGTCATATCGAACTCCAGACCCATAATCGTTATCTTACCGACTATAGCCCCATCAGCCAAAGCGCTACGTCTGTCATATTCAGGAATATAAATATCTTGATCATCCAAGAAAAACTCATGGAGATTTTCAGTCTCATAAGATCTCAGCTCCTCATATTTAGCCGATTTCTCCTCGTTAAGAACCCTTGACTCATCTAATCTAGCCTCAATGATCTCCTTAACCGTGGCTTTAGGATTAGCTTCCTTGAACGAAAGTTGTTCTTGTCTCAGCTCTATCCATGGAATCGGATTGCCATTAATATAATCATCATAACTATTACCCTTAGCGTAATTATCATCAAGAGGTTCGTCTAAAACCAACATATTGGGATATATTTCCCTGTTTATATATGTATATGCCATAATCTATTCTTTAATCTTGTTCTTTAACAGCGATGCTATACTTGCCTGAAGCGTAACACCAGATATTTATCTCGAAAGGCTTGTTAGCCGTAGTGGTTATAGAAGTACCACTCATGCTTACATAAGCTCCTGAATTTGGTATGGCTTGAGTAAAGACCGCAGACGGGACACACCTGATCATCAGCTCCTCTCCTATCTGCATACCTGACGCCACGGATAGGGTGGTAGCCGCTGATAGCGTGGCCGTGATGCTTCTTTTAGAGATAGGTAAGCTGGCTAATGTCGTGACCGTATTAACCCCTATAAGCCTGTTCATGGTCTTCTTATCGGCGGCCGCCATCAATCCATTAGTGGATTCGTTGGCCACGGCATATGTCGTGTTAGGAGGGGTAGCCCATGTACCATCTCCACGCATAAAATTAGAGGTGCTACCATTAAGCTGTCTCAATAAGCCGTTGGCGGAAGTGGAGGCCAACCCGTACGTGGTATTGGTAGGCACGACCCATGTGCCATCACCACGAAGGAAAGAGGTTTGCTTGCCGGCAGCCGGAGCGGGTACCAATCCCGCCGATCCTGCGGCTGAGGACGTCGCTCCACCCATGTTGCTATATGTGGTATTAGGAGGGGTTTGCCATGTTCCATCACCACGAAGATACTTGGCTTGCGCTCCGGCGGCAGGTGCGGGGACCAAGCCGGCCTTTCCCGCAGCCGAGGAGGTCGCCGCCCCCATATTGGAATATGTGGTGTTGGTGTCCGTCCACGGAACGTTCACATACATCTTACCATTTCCGTCAAGAGCTACCGGGTAATTCTTTCCGTTAGCCGAATACCCGATCTTAACAAGACCCAATTTATCGCTCGTGGCTTGGGTGTAAGTCGTGTTATTGTCAGTCCAAGGGACATTCACATACATCTTACCATTAGCATCCAAGGATACGGCATAGTTCTTCCCACTAGAGGTATAACCGATCTTAACCAATCCTAAAGTGTCAGCCGTGGCCTGATTATAGGTCGTATTATTATCTGTCCATGGAACATTAACAAAAGCGTTACCAGAAGCGTCAACCTGTAACTTATAGTTCTTGCCAGAAGTCGTGTATCCTACCTTTACGCCACCTAAGGTGGAGGCCGCCGCCGTAGGTGGAGCGAAGGTGCTAGGTTTGCCGGTCACTCCAGACCATGGCACAGATGACGCCGAACTTGCCGTATAAGGCTCGTAACCATCCTCGGTATTCAACTTACTATCATCCTTGACCAGATACATCTTATTCGTGGCCGTTACCTTAACCGTGTCCCCGACCTGAGCCGTGGCTGTAGTAAGTTTAAACCTTGCCGTATCATCAGCTACCACGATCAATCTCTCCAAAGCCGCCTTAGGTAACCTATCTATGCTGATGGTTCCGGACGCGATCTTAGAGGCGTCGAAGTTCGACAATGTCGTGGAGATAGTAACATTACTTCCAAAGTCCGATGAGACACTACCGCTAACAGCCCCGGACAGCACTATAGTCCTAGCTGCCTGTAATTTTGTGGCGGTAGGAGCGTTATCCGTCTTAAGAGCGTATTTGGAAAGATCAATATCATTAGCCTTATCCAAAAGCTGCTCTATCTGCTTACCATTGTATTTACCTTGAAAATCTTCCATATCATAATTATTTTTGCTCAAATATAGTTATATACATAAATACCAAGAAATCGAGGGGTGGGGAGATACGGGTAAGTGTTAGAAACCACCATCCCCGTGCAGGAATCCGCTACGGAATATAATAGCCTTGTCTTTAAGTTTCTGGACAGACTCCCATTCCCATTCACCTTCACAAGGCTTAATGACATACTTATTCCCCCATGTCTTAAATTTCCTCTCTATAACGAACATCTCCGGATCATTAAGGACATGGAAGATACTTCCTACCGGGAAATACTTATCCGTCCTTAATATAACACGATGATGCTTCTCGTCATATTCAGGATCACCCACGATACGAGCCTTATAAAACTGAAAATCATTTAACGTCCGATCCACAGGTTCTATCCAATAATACCCCTTACCCATTGCTATTCACGTTTATTTATCTATATTTGCGGTGTAGTAGTAACTCATAATGTTTTAAGTGATTTTCAACCAAGGGGAAGGGTGTCCGTGAGGATATCCTTTTTTTCATTCCCGCCCACCCTACCATGACAAAAAGATCTACCTCGAACAAATGTAATCATAATAAAGCTACGGTCAAAAAGAAACCCTATCGGTATTCTATTGCCGACAGGGTTCTCCAACGTTGTATCAAACCTAAATCATATCACTCCATTTGATTGTGTCACCGACGAAGCACCGCACCGCCAGATACCTTACGAACGCCGTCCCTTCCGGGGCGTCAGGGTCTTCCAGATAAGCCAAGACAGCCTTGACTATTTTCTGGTCGCAATCCAATACCTTAGGAAAGTAGTCGCTATAGAACATAGCGAACAGATATTGGATATCTCCCCACGTAGCGTTATCAGGTTTCTTAGCCCCGCATTTATCGAACATCTGCTTAGCGTCCTCCATCGTCCATCTTCTCTTGGATCCGTCGGCGTTAAGCATCTTGTCAGCGGCTTCCCTAGCCAGCTCCTTGGAAAAGTGATATCCATGGGTGTCTATATACCGCTTATAATCCGGGTCATCGGCGTCTGCTCCTCAGTAGTAACGACTCCTGCGTCCCCTGCGCATATACGGTTCGGTACCTTCGTACTCGTCACGGATGTTACGCTCACCGAACCATCCCCTGCGATACATCTCGTCCTCACGTTCATGGAGTCTCTCACGTTTCTCAAGCTCGCGCTCGTCACGTTCCAGTTCCCTCTCACGTCTTTCAAGATCACGCTCACGGCGTTCTAGCTCATCCATCCTACCGTCATGCTCCTTGCCATAATGGTCATATATTCCACCACCATAACCCATGTAAGTCCCATCCGAACGTCTGCTACGTCCACGGCCACCCCATAACCAGAACAGGACGATGATCCATAACCACCAGCCGTTGGCTCCTCCGAACTGGTCTTGGTTGTTACGACCGTTCATCAAAGCCGCTACCAAGTTCGGATCCATCTTATTTCCACCCAAAAGGCTGGTAAACATACCCGGAATCATAGATAATAAACCGTTAGTGGCGCTTCCACTACCGGAACCCATGCCGTCTAACAGCACGATTTTGTCTCCACTTGTACCCATGTCTATTTATTTTTGAATTAATAATAACCCCACCTGATGGCGGGCGTTACAAAGTTCAAAAATTAATAATCCTGGGATCGTGATATATGTCACCATCAAGGCACGTCATGTCATGCAATTGGTATTAATAAGAACCGGTACAAGACAAAAAAATCCGGAACGTATCACTACGGCCCGGATTCATGCAAATCTATAAATTCAATGTTTCAATGCTCGAAAGAAAACGTCTCACGACGTCAAAGAGAGATTAATTACACGAAAAATCTCGCATCAACTTATTTGTATTAGCAGTGTATTCATTAATTATCTTACTGGATGAGGGATTATCCTCTACCCTTGATAGACGGTTATCGTCACTTCTTACCGTAACGTCACCTATCTTTCGTACCATACTATCCTGATATGATGATGGGTCCGAATATATAAAATTATCCACGAAGCTATATATCCCGCCATTAACCGTCTCACCTACCTTCTCATATAAACCGGATTGGAATGACACGAAATCATCATACCTCCCACGAGCCAAGAACAAGCCGTCCGGTCTCGCCTCGACGCCGCCGTTGACCTCCCGGAGCAGGCCCGGATTCCTTTGGTACAGATACCTGTAAAACCCGACATCCATCATCCTGTCCTGACTATCCAGATAGAAAAGGTTTCTCATGCTACTGTCACCGGACTCGATAGCCACGTCAAACAGAAGATCCCTTACCTGACCATCCGGCAACGATATCTCTATGTTTTTTAACGTACCTCTGTCATGGTGGTTCAAAGATACGTTATAAAATCCATTAAAATCAAGGAAACGTAAGACATTATTATACAAATCCGATTTTTTTAACCTTTCCTTGATCTGGGTCTTCCTCAACGAGGTACAGGATTTGATAAAATCCCGATCCTTTCCCTGTCTAGCCTCGTATCTCCTGAACTCCCGATCAATATCGATATCATCCATCTTAGGGGTTACGGGATGCTGGTATATCAATCTGGTAAGGATCATGTTCTCGGTATTCGAGGATGAGATGTTATCCATAACCAACTTCTTGATATTATCCTTGACCACGCCAATATCAGATCGAGAAGCCCCTTGGGGAACCACGCCTGTCGGTAAGTACGAGGGCTGGGCTATCCCGATATCAGCCAGCACCTCATAGGCCTGATCGGTGTCGGTTATCGGGGTCGTGTTATGGTATGTATTTCTACCTACATACAACATGTTCCTGTCATACATATCGGAAGGAGATGTTTTCCCGGACCTTACATACCCCATCCTATCCCCGGTAAAGTAAGTATCCTGAACCTCATATATCGGATTCCCTTTCCCTGTTATCCTATCAAGATCGGAAATAAAGTCATCATATACCGGATCACCATTCTGTATAGAAGATAACATGACATCCAGCGACGCCATAAGGTCACGGATATCCTCCGGCCTAGATATAACCATCTCATCGCTAATCGCCTCGCTTATATCAACGCCCATATCGGAAAGATCCATGGCTATGTCATATAGACGTCCGGCAACGTCCTTGATGTCCTTAAAATCATCCATATCGATTATCTCCCCAACCTTATCCCTTAGACCTTTCATATCCTTAGGCATACTGATATATGGTATGGTATTGTAATAGTGTGAGTCGGTAATCGTATTTCCATCCTGATTCCTAACCTCCATACGGGTCATATTACGATACGTGTCATACATCCGATCTGCGTAATCCTGATCCTCCTGATACCGGAGCGCCAAGGAAGGGTAGGGAACGGAGGCGAAAGCCTGATCGAACTCCCGGCGGTCGCTGATACCGCCTACCGCCCTCATGATCGTATCCCTTACCTCCATTGGATTCAAGACCCTTCTCTTTCCCAATGAATCATACACATCCTCATATATCATATAATCATCACCAAGGCCTGATTCGGAGGACAAGAAATATGTATCCTTCTCATTGAGATCCCCCTCAGACATAAAATCGACAATCCTCCTCATCATATCCCTTACCCGCTCATACTCCAATCGGTTAGTCATGATATTATCAATCTCATCAGCATCATACATCCCGGATCGTTCAAGATTATATCTGTTGATGAATATATCACCGCCGGAAAGGAAGTTAGATACGATCATATCATTAAGATCATTGATATTATCAACGCCCAGGGAAGTAATGGTATTATTGATATCCTTAACCTCGTCAGCCATGAAATTACCCACAGCATAATTCTTTTGTTTGATAAAGGACATGACATCATCATACCTAGGCTCCCCATTGCTATCTAAGCCGTATTCTGATGGCATGGACATCCAATCGCCAAAGAAAGACACGAAGTCGGGGGAGTAGGCCGTACCCCAGACCGATAAGGCCTGCTTCTGGTCGCCAAGCACCTCCATCGCCCTTTGGTATAATCCGGATGGTTGGTCGTTCGGGGCAAGGACATTATCTACCCCACCCTCCTTATTTTTTATAACATAACAAGATCTACCCATAGCTAAATCGTTTTGTTACAAAGATATGAAAATCCCGCCTACTCTCACGAGCGGACGGGAGCCAAATAACAATAATAACAAACCTTATGTTTCTATTGAAAAGTACAAATCATTTTGCCGATCCTCACGGACAAACAAAAAACTCAATCCTAAAACTATAAAAACGAAACTTATTGTTTAGCAAAAATATTTTTATCCGATCTACTGAGAACCCTACCTTTCAACTCCAAGAACCTAGGCATCCATTCCCTAGATATCTTAGACACGATCCACTGGAATCCCTTAGGAGTCACATAGACGGTGTTAGTCCCATAGAACTCATCGTCATCACGATACCTGTAACGAGCGTAACCACGATCTATCATCCTTTGGGAAAGCAACCATCTCTTACCGGTTTTGGCGAAGAACTTATTATCCTCAAGCAATATACGAAGATTCTTCTCCGCTATATCATATCCATGAGCCTCTAGCTTTTCCCGAACCTCTCTGATCAACATATCTGTCTCTTGGGCTATTTCGGCTGTCTTAGCAAATTCAACCATAGGAGCCTGTTCTTTGATAATATTATCAGATATCCTCTTAGCTTCTTCTGCCACTTTCTTGGCTTCAGCTAATGCCTTTTTCTCCTTCTCCGATTTAATTAACGCTTCTAATGCCTCTATATAATCGGATGGTAGATCTCTTCTGCTTATATCAGAATTACTCCTATTTATTGATGTATGCCCTTTCAATAAAAGTTCCTTTATTTTATCTGTACACCACAGCTTAAAATCTACACTAAGCCACTGGGCAAAATCTATAGCTATATCCTCATGCAACCATACCCCACCTCCAAAAACCGGCATTCCAGTCTTCTTTATAACTAACTGATTTTCAGATTTACCAGTTTTTCTGGTAATTGCCTTAACTAACTCATTAGTAGATACTAACGATAAATAGTCGTTTGTTCTCCTATTAAAGTATTTAGCCATCTCCGTGGCATTAACATAGGTTACATCATCAACCGTTTTAAAAGTTACATCATTACCATTGTAACTAAAAATCTCAGATAATTCACTCATGATATAAAAACAACGAGAGCCATTGGCGTCCGTTATTCCACCAATGACCCTCATCTATCGCCTACGCTTAGGCGAGTTAATATCTTCTTATGGCCCAATAACGGATGGACACCGCAAATATAAGACCTTATTTTGAAACTACAAACAAACAGGAGATATTTTTACAAAAAATGTAATCAGCCATATTCCTCTGTCATATATAAAGCGTAGCTATACCTATCCTCTATCATCTCCACCACCTTCTTGATATCAGATAAAGTTAGTTTCTTTATCTCCATATTCCTACTATCCATCCTGACGAAAGAGTCCTTGAACTCCTGCTCGGTTATGGCATCCAACCTAAATAGATTGTATTTTATAAGTAACTGGCTTACGTCAAATATCAGGATATTAAGATCAATATCATCCTTCAACTCATCAAGAAGATCACACATCATGGCTTTGATAGCATCAGTATCAAGTTCCAGCTTCTCGGCTTCCTTCATTAACTTCTTGATAATACCATTGTGCTCAATTATGATGTTAGCATTATCATCATCGGTAGGTAGAAGGATATCCATCGTACATTTTATACCAACCTTATCACTAAGTCTTTTATTGAACTCAGTCATATAATCAAAAGCCTGATCCCTGCTTAAGGCGTATGTATGATCAAGCAACTGCTTTTGTCTGACCTTGACAAAATAGTTACTGGTGTATAGCATCATCAAGACCTTTACTCGCTGGATGCGTAGGTCTTGCATGATCTTCCGATGTAAAAAGGCATCTAATTGCATAATATAAAGAGTCCCCACCGGGGCCATCACACACCCGACAGGGACCAACTTTTAAATATCTTACTCGTCAGGTGATGGACTGACACCGCAAAGATAAATCAAGATAATTTATTTAGCAAGGATCATCGGCTTCTTTTTCTCCCGATACTATATTACCTTCGGAAGCCAAAGACTTATCCTCGGCCGCCTTCGTAGGCGAGGCGAACTCCGATTGGGAACCGGGCGGGTTGACGAACGGGGTCTCCGTATCCTCGAAGAACGTCTCATCCCTCCTGATACTCATCCTGAACTTAGGGGCTATGAAAGGATCGTTATTAAGATCGATGTTGATCGTAACGTCATTCATCAAAATATCCTCCTTGGTCCTAGAATCGCCTATCCATCCTCTTACGTCAGCGGTCATAGGCATCCTGCCAGCGGCTTCCTTGACAGCCTCTAGCCGTCCCTTGATAACATCCACGTCTCCCGCCAGCGGAATCATATATGTCTTGTTATCCAGCCCGGATCTGGCTATAGCGTTGTTAAGATCCATTATATCATCAATACTTACTCCACCACCTAGACCCTCTATAATCCTATCAGCCATCGATCCGATCATAGATGAGAATGATGATATATCCTGATTTTTCAATCTTACAGGGTACAGGTAATTTCTTCCATTTCCTGTCTTTATAGCTACAACCGGGATACGTGAATTTTTATAATCACCATACTTATCCCTAACAATAGCCGTGCAGAACGGGAATATATTATACTTAATATTATCCCTCATCGTAACCTCCCCGTTCTCTATATACCCTACGCTCTCTACCTTGCCAACCGTCTCGTTGGTAAAGTCATTCTCGGATACCATCAACGTGCCATTATCATCACTTACGCTAAAATTAGGTCTTCCCGGCAAAACACTGGTAACTGTACCTACAAACGGTATATCGATCTCGCCAGCGACAGATCCCACATTATCCCTATACAACTCAAAGGCCATACTCCTTAAATCAGCGTTATTCCCTTTTGAGTCTGGATCATTGGCCTTAAGCACCGAGACAAAATTACCGTCACCATCCACGATCTTAATAACCATATTATTAACCAAATCACTACGGGCAGACTTGGTCTCGTCAGAATTAGGATCAACGGCATAAAGGCTATTGTATTTATCATACAATTCCTTGGTATATGGATCTAACATATCCATCTTAAACCTTACCATATCACCATTGCGGAGGCTAGCCGTTGCTTCCTGATTCACCGACTCGTTGTTAGATCCAAACGTATCACCCGTATAATAAGGGACAATAGATCCATCCTGCCCCTTGCGATACACCATAAACCAGATGGAGGTCGACAAGGCGGTTTGCCGCCCCAATATAACACCGGTAGCGTTCTCGAAAGCCTGAGCGTCATCCTCGCTAATCATCCATCTTGAGTGGTTATTCGACTCTATAACAGTAAATATGTCGGTTCCGTTGGTGAAATCCATCACCCTTCCATTATCAGTATCAGTGGCATCAGACCTTTTAAGCCCGGACCCCGCCATAAACCTGTCAAGCCTCATTCCACCAACCTCATAGTACATGACCCCACCGATCTCCCTCTTCTGAGCCATCAACACCACCGGATTCTGGGCGGCGTTGACCTCCGTCCTGCCGGTGGATGTCCCGGGTTCGCTCTCTGTGAGGACATCACCCATAGGTATGGATTTATCGTAATCCTTGACAGCTATACTTCCGTTATCATACAACCTCATCCATTCCACGAACTGGAGAAGAGGCCTATCGGAATAGTTATTGATAATATCAATAGCCTCATTAAGCTTATCCTGGTCAACCTCATTGCCATTGTCAGCCTCATTCATAAGATCATTATAAGTCTTTATAGCTTCTTTGATCTGATCCTGATCAAGACCATTGATATTCATATCTACAATATCATCAACAGCGTCCTTGATATTATCATAAATATTATCATGGATCTTCAATCTATCTATTATCGATCTAGCCTTATTGATCCTTGAAATAGGATTATCCCCAAACCCGTTAACTAGACTATCGACACGAGGCTTGTTATTATCATATATCTGTCTCTCCCTAGGAGATAAGACATCCTCATTACCGTTCCATATCTTTATAGCTATATTATTGATTCTATCGTCAGAAGGATTTATGATATCCTCATCATCAGGAACCCTCTCGACTATATTACCTTCATCGGTCTTAATCTCGTTCTCCATAGATCTGGCTATCATATGATTATATGTCTTGAACATAAATGCCTCATCCTCCCCTATAAGACCATCTTGGTAAGCCTTGTCTATAGCTTGGTCGTTGGCGTAAAGATCATTGGCATCAGGATTATCAGTATTCCTGAAATCATACTTGCTATCATCCTCCTCATAAGTCTTACCCCATACGTTCGATAATATCTTCATGAACCCGCGCTCCTGCGCCCGGATGAATCTTCTGTCACGCATACGACGAAGAGACTCGTTTATATTCTTATAAGCCACAAGATTATGACGATACTCGCTAAGTAACGCCATAGCCTCTTTATAATTATCAACCCCACGGATAGATACAGCATTCTCAAAACCAACTATAGTCTCATAAGCTGCCATAAGATCGGCGGCACTGATCCTTGATTCATTTCTATTTAAGAACAACTTAGATATATCAGCCTCTGAGTTAATTAACGTAGTTAATTTCCTCTCCAATGCGATCCTATCCTCTGTTAATTTAAGAAGCCTATCATTCTCCTTGACCAACTTAGCCTTATCAGATTCAAGAGCGTCCTTCGACGCGACACTTTGTTGAAGCCTCAAGATATTCTTCTCCATCCTCTGTATATCATCCGTAAGCTTCCTGAGTTCTTCAAGTTCCCTGCTCGAATCAGGATTAAGACGAGAATATATATCAAGAGCGGGGCCTATATCCGTATTGTATATCCTTCTTAACTGATTGGCAATATCGTTCAAATTATCCTTCGCCTCAAGGCCATTATAAGCCATATTGGAGATATAGGCGTTAAACGACCTATTGGATATACCATCGGTAAGGGAGTCGGCAAATCTGCTGGCCATAGTAAAATTATCAACCTTCTTATTGAACTCACTGATAAGGTTGGACTTATACTCATTTACCCGCTCATCTGTCATATTCATATCGGAGGCTATATCGCTATTAGGTATAGACTCGATGACTGTCTTGAAATTCTCCCTAGTATCATCTAACATCCCCATTTCCTGATCATAACGAAGACGATTGAATACAGCGTCACTAAAAGTCTTATCTACGATTCTAGAATTAGGTATATCGTCAGCGTTATTATCCGTACTCAAGCCTGATAATTGAGCGTTCAGAGCCATGCTGCCACGAATAGCTTGGACGGCCGCCGAGGTCAAGGCGCCGGCATTAGTGTTGTAGGCCTCCACCATTCCCTTGTTACGGGACATGTCTTGGCTCCATTCCTTTATACCTCCAAGACTTTTTCTTCCCATAACCGATCCAATAATCATACCGATGCCGATCTCCTTCCAGCCCTCATTAGATCCGTAAGTCTCCTTGAATCCGTTCTTTATAGCTTCCATATAACCTATATTCTGACGGATGGCCATAGGATTATATCTTGATTCCACCCAATCCTCCGCAGACTTACTGGAAACACCTTGAAGACCTTCCTCGAACAAACCCTCAGATACCGGTCGCTTGATGATATTAAACGTATTACCAGCTATTTTCTGCCATTTCTTTGGTGTTATAGCCCTTAGTGCACCGTTGTCCATTCTCTCGGCTCCTACGCCAAATATATTGCGTTTTATGAACTTATCCACGCCCAGATCCATGCCAAACATATCACCAAACATAGCTATATTGGATAACGTAAGGATACCGATATTGGCAGCGAATATAGCGTTAGCGGCATCAGCATTATCAGCTCTGAACTTCATGAGTTCCTCATATGAGGCTTCTCTGCCGTAAGCGTTCCTGTAAGCTTGCTTGAAGTTTTCCTCAGACTCCATCAGCCCGCTCCTTGATTCCACGGAAGCTTCCCAAAGCGTAGAAGTACTCATAAAAGTCAGGTTATCCAACCCCTTGCCTATACCACGACCTATACGAGCAGCTCTTAGCATAGCATTAAACCCGGTCTTTGTAGCAGAAGCAGCCTTCCCCATACCGGCAATCGTAGCACCTATCCTAGCCCCCATACGAGCGGCATTCATAAGACCAGCTCCAGCGAAGGCGTAAGATGACAAAACGGCTCCAGCCGTAAATGCCGCACCAGATAGAAGATCATTCGTCAAGAAATTTGTAGTGAGCATGCTTTTAAGGAACCCGGCATCTCTCTCCTCCTTGCTGTAATAATGATTAAGCGTATAATCACCTCGCTTATCCATATCATCTAACCAATCGGCAAAGCCGTTATCAGATATGGCGGATAACGTCCCTTTTGTAACAAGTTCCTTTAATCCGTATATAGACTGACCTACGCCCCCTATACCATACAATGTGGACTTATAGATGAATTTACCCAATCCTCTATAAGTCTTCTCCCAACCGCTTTGGTTCTTTGACAGACGATCATCATTATCCACGTTATTGATATAACTCTCGTATTTTGGAATCCATTCACCTGTTGACAGCCTATACCTTGAATCACGAAGGTTGATCCTACTTCCAGTTATATCATAATTACCCTTAGGGATACCCGTCTCGTTTATCATCTGAAAAAGCGGATTCCTTGCTTTTACATCATCATGATAAGATGTCTCTACGGAATTTTTTATACTCTCTACTAATGATGGAATACTTCTGCTTCCCTCTCTAGACAAAACATCATTATCCATATCCGATGAACTGCGCATGCCAACAGGTATAGGGATAGAAGAAATATTATCCTTAGAAGGCATGGGAGATGGAATTGATGGAGTAGGGACATAGTATCCCTGACTCTTCATCACATTCCCTATATCGTTATTATTATTGCTCATTTTTTCCATCTATTTTATCCATAGTCTCTTTATCCAACACCGAAAGAATATTGCTAAGATCAGAGTGCTGCTCATTAATATCTCTACCCTTAACAATAACGTCTTTATTGATAGCCTCAACCACGGCTTGGGTAAGATACATCTGAGGACACATATTTATAATCTTCATGATATTATCAGCATAATCAGTATTATATTCCAACACCTTTAGAGGTGTCCCGGTCCTAGCCTGCCCGTGAAAATAAACGCCAACCTCAACACCTCCAGGAAAGCCCTTGGCTTTAATATCATACGATTTGTAATTTCTTAAAACCGTATTAATAATCCTAATAGCTCTTTTATTAAGCTCTGATGTAGCTAGTTCATTGTTCTGAATATTGTACTTATCAACCATCCTAGAAGCCTCCTCAGCCGCATTCTCGATAGTAGCGAAAGCGCCAAGTGAATTAGCTTGCGCCCATTTCTGATAAGGCCTATTGGTCGTGGCAGAAAAAGATACAGGGATGATCTTAGATTCGTAATCTTCAGATCTTACATTCCTTTCCCTTTCGTACAAACTATACCCCATACTATCTAATTCCTCTTTAGTAACTTGAACCGTAGCGATATTTTTTCCGCCAGCCATAGCTACCAAATCAAATGTATTGGGATTATCCGTAGGACGAGCATACAATATGTAATTATTAAGTCTGCTATCTTTATCCTTATTCAAGAAACCAGCTCTTGACAAAAGCAGACTCTCTAATTTAGCATGCATACGCCTATCTTCTTTAGAGGCATTGGTAGAATTAGAGAACGACCATGATCTTGGAGCAAACTCGTCATATCTTCTTTCATAGACCATTTTAGAATCCTGAATAGCCTTAGCTATATTACGACCTATATTAGATGAAGACCATTCTCTTCTAAGCGTAGGACCGTCAGCTCTAGACATATTCTTACCTAAGATCTTGATCATTTTATCCCTACTAGTCATATCGACATTATCGCTATTCATTACCGGATTGTCTACACGACTATAAGTTTTAGCTATATCATTTATATCCTCCAGAGTGAAATTTTCTCCTGAATATCTATTTAACAAATTTATATAAGATCTCATCAGCTCCGTATTAGCTATAGATCTATCCGCATAGTTGATGTTCTCGCTTATCAATCCAGCTATAGCGGAAACCTTTAAAGCATCTTCTGGTGAATACTCTTTCCCTCCAATAATAGCTCCATTCTTACCAACATCCCTCGCATTAACCATACCATTGTCAGTATATGTATCAATACCTCCAGTAACATAGTCCTGATCCCTTACAGCATCATTAAGGATATTTTCCGTAGCGACATCAAAGGCATTTGTAAGATAATCAACTTCCTCATCCATGATCTTACCATACCTATTCCTATTATCATTCGCTGCCATAAGAGCCTCATATTTATTCACCATATTTGGGGTTGATGATAATACAGAACTTGACGCACCGCCATTATTAGTGATCCATGCCATAATATTCTCGCTATTAACACCACCATGATATATAGAAGGATTGTTTTGTATATCGTTCTCTATGCCTCGTAGATCAACAGGATTTATGGATGATATTAAATCCTTCTCACCTGTCGATATATTATTCTCATTCTGAATATATTGATTGTCAAATATATTCTCAGGAGTAACATTAGGCTGAACCTTTTCCAGCTCAATCATAACACCTGTAGGGATATTAGAGCTATTACCAGCTTCCTTGGACATTACTTCCCTAAGCTTAAGATTCTGATCTATCTCCTTTGATTTCTGCCTCCACGAGAACTCTCTCTCCTTGAAATCAAGATCTCTCATCTTAAAGTAATAATCATCAGCGATGTAGTTCTCAGATGAGTTGTTATACGACCATCTAGCGGATACACCATCAAGAAATTCATTACGTACAATAAACTCCCCCGCTCTAGCCGGGTTCATATTATTGCCAATAAAGGAAGTAGCCTCCTCCACTAACGCACGGCGCTGTTCCCGGACCTCCTGTAGTGACGCCTCAATAGCCGCCTTAGCGGAAGGGCTGGCCTCGGCCCCTTTGAGTTTGGCTAAGAGTGCGCTCTCCTCAGCGTCAAAACCGGAAACATATTTATTAACGAACTGATCAGTAGTCATGCCACTAAACATACCGGGATTAGTGGCAGCCAAATACTGACCCTCTATCTGCATCTGAGCCTTAGCGTTCTGGGATATAGATCTAGCGGCTATCGCTCTAATCTGAGATCGACTCATCTCATCAACAGTAATATCTCTCATCCTACCAGTAGGCTTGCCATCCACTACCTCAGGAACAGAAAACTTCTTTCCCTTATTAAGACTGACGAAATCCTTCATCATCTTATTCATCTCCTCATTGTAATCCGTATAAGGAGTGTAATGAATAGGATTCATCCTTGTACCAACCTGACCATCATTAACCCATTCATAAAACGGCATTAAGGCCACAGCCTCATTTATGGCACTATATTGCTTAGGATTATTAAGCTTCATATCTTCGATCTTCTGAGAGAAAGACCTATACTCCCTAGTACCGGCGATAGCGTTCAATACACGGGTATCTAAAGCCTCTCCAAGACGGGCTTGTATGCTTCTAGCTATACCATCAGAAGCTAGATTGGATTTACGATACACGTTATTCACGTCCTGTATCAGCCCATTTAACCTATTCTGAAGATATTCCCTATCCTGAGGTTTTATAATGTCAGAATTGATAATATAATCAGCATACTCATTTATAGCCTGCCGATTGGTATCTATCTTCTGCTGCATGTACCCCATCCCCTGCATCATGACATCCATGTTGTAGGGTGATACGTACTTGCCGTAATTCCTTAATATACTGTATTGTGAAGCCATTATTTATCCCTTTTTGCCTTTAGTTACTTCCTGAGCAGGATATAATCTCCTGTAACTTAATATATCTCCTTGAGGGTCTGCGATCAACTGGCCATTGGGACCAATCTTAACATCCCCAAATATAGATCTTAATGTATTCATGGTCGTAGCCGTGTTCCACTTCTGCTGAATCTCATCATTGACGCTATCGAAATACCTAGCCCAGTTCTCGTCATTTATAGCCAATCCCTGCAATATCCGTTGTTGATAAGCTTGACGTTGGGCTATGTTCTTGTCGTAAGTATTCGCCCATGATTGAGAATTGACATTATCAGCCCAAGTCCTTTGAGCCACATTCCCTTGTTCTACCTCATTTATATACTTACCTATATTGGAACTCATGATAGCCTGTAAATTGGAAGATAAAGCCCCTCTCTGGGAATCCGGGACATTACCCATCTGATCCAATTGTGATTGGAAAGCACGATTAGCCTCAACCATATACTGATCAGCCGATCTCAACACCGGGTCCACGGTAGGAGCGTAATGTCTTTCCAGACCTTCCGTTGTCACGGCTCCCGGAGTCATCCTGAACACCTCAGGAAAGTCAAGACCACCACCTACTATATTCCTGCCTCCATTGCCGCCGTTCGACTTACCGGCATTTGTGTTGGTTTTAGGAAGTGTATTAGGATCAATCAGCTCAGGCATATCCAGCTTAACATCAGGATCCTCCACATCACCTATATCCATAGGACCGGGAGCCACCTTATGCGGGTCAAGTATAAAATCAAGACCTTCCATGCCTTTCATGGATCTTAACGCCTGCATCTTAAGCATATCCTCCCCAAGGATCTTATTAACAATATCTTTATTCTTGTCAGAAAACAGTTGACTGAAATGAGTGATACCAGCGTCATTAAGAGCTTTATGTTGATCCTCTGTAACAACATCCAGACCGATCATAGGACGAGATGAGGAATATTGACCAAACTTATTGTCTCTCATCCTATCATGATATGAGGCTTTCTTATCTTCCGGGTAATTACCTTGGCTATCCTCACCGCCAAAGGAAACGAGTGTCGTATAATCCCGAAGCGCCTCCGCGTTGGCGATGATCGGGTTCTCCGCCGTGGCCAAGCCCATCCACCCACCAGTAGTGCTGTATATAGCATCCTGAAGAGCCTTGGCGGCAGTAGCCTTCGGAGCGCTCATATAAGCATCATAAGCCAAAGGCATGAACGTCTTATAATACTCCAGTCTCTCATCGGTATTAATACCGCCATAGGAGCCATCCTGACCCTGACGCTGATACCCAAACGCGTTATCTTTATTATTGTACTTGTTCTCTACAGGACGGAAAGTAAGTAGGTAATCGAATAAAGAACTACCGCCTTTCTCCATCTTCTGGCGAATACCAGCCACTTTCTTAAGCAACTCTTTCTTAGCCTCAGCTATATCCTCCTCCGTAAGACCATATTCTTTCATGGATCTGGATATGATGTTATCTATCTCACCACCCTTAGCGAAATACGTATCCTCATCCTTCTTCATCTTCCGGTCTTCCTGCTCCCTGTATATGACATTAGCGAAGTCCGTAAACCTCCCCTCTAAACCATTAACAGTATCGTTACTATCATTTATAGCCTTGGATAATACGGAGGCGTTTAAACGCCTTGTATTCTCATCATCTATCTTATCGTTTTTCTTCAACTTATCCAACGCCTTCTTCTGGTCATCGTAAGCCGATTTAAGACCGATCTTAGCCTTATACCTGTCCATTAACGTAGCATACGTATCCTTAGGCGTGGCTTTGATCCCATACGTATCTCTGATGTATTTAGCGAAATCCGGCTCTATGGTTGTGTCGTCGGTAATAACCTTCGTACCTTCCTCCAAGGAAACGGGGGTTCCACCATCGGCGTGCTTCTGCCCCATAGCCTCCATCGGCGCCTCTCCGGGCTGCTCCACATATTCGCCCTTCTCAACCTCTACGTTGGCTTGATCTTCCATCGACTTAGGTAACGGATACAGATACTCACCGGTAAGGCTTCCGCTATCGAACCTATTATTAGGTCCTAGATAAACACCCCCACCATCCTTATACTGCATCTGGGATTGTCTTCTTTGCCTAGCCTCACGTTCCTGAGCCAACCTTATATTGGTACGAGTACCTTTCTCAGACGCTATCCCGGAAACCACGTTACGAGCCAATCCCATGATACCACTAATTCCTGAGGCTATGGTGGTTATCGTATTAGCTGTTTTAGCCCCGGTGGATAAATCTCCATATCCCTCGCTTCTCATACGCCCTATACCACGACCCATCTGGGTAAACCTAGATCCTATATCATCAGCGCCATAATAAGGTATGGTGGTAAAGTCAAAAACATCCGTACTGCCAGACTCGTCAACCTTCTTATTGCTGTCAACGATAGCGTTCAAATCACTTGTATCAATGGTATTAATATCAGGCTGCTGAATATCAAATCCTATCCGGGTAGACGAAACCAGAGGTTCCACTCCAAGACCCTGAAGACCAACAATATTACCAGGCATGACAGGATCAACTTCCCCAGCATCTTGATATTTAGGTATCTTCCTTTTAATTACATACTTTCCCATATATCAAATTATTTCGTTCTGATACAAAGATAGTTTAAAAAATACAGACTCACCATTTGACAATGATGAGTCTCTTTAACACTAATATTTTAAAGCCGCAACAGGATTACCCCATTTCTTCTTCCATTCATGTCCAAGATAGTCTATAAGCTTATCATAAGTATCTATAAAGCCCCCATCTATAATGCCGGTAATAACATTCTCTATAGCCACTATATCATTCAACTGATTCTTTGTGGCCATATTTCTTATCCCACTCTCATGTTTATTAAACACTATAAAATTAATAGCTTTAGCAACTCTTGATATCCTATCAGACAACTGACTCTTATCATTAACCAATCTAGCTACAGATAAACTCATTTTGATATAAGCTTCTCCGGCGGCATTCCTGTCCTCTATAAATCCATCATGTAGCCATATTATCACCTTGGCGTATATCTCTGGATCCAACTCCAATGCTACCATAACAAAAAAATACGGATTTACATACCATTTCTGCCCTTCTCCCTTTCCTCTTCGGTAAGCCATGCCGTATTTTTTAAGATCAGTTATCTTATTGATTTCCAATACATAATTTTGTACTGTAAGATTTCTTACAGTACATATATTGCTTATACTCAATTCTTTAACAAGAGCCTTCATCTTTTCCTGAAAACCATTTGTGGAGAACAAATGATCAAGCCTTCTAGACTCCAACCCCATAGATTTACGTTTTTCATTCAAGGCTTCCATAACTTCCGTTATGCATACAAACCCGTCCTTGGACATAACAGAAATGTTCCTACCTAATAATTCCCTACTCTCTGATGATAAAATCAAATTACTTTTCATACCTTTACTAAAAGTTTTAAATTAATAAATGCGCCTATCCGCTCGTGATGAGTAGATAGGCGCACAAATATAAATAATACTAATATAATTACAAAATATAATTAACTATATTACAGATAATAATACCTTGTAATTTTAATTCATCGCAAGATAGTTACAGCAACTAGATCCTTTTTACAAATAACGAACCTATTGCTTTCACTAGGTCATAGAATCCAGCAGCGCTAAGCCCGACTGCCACCCCATACAACAGAGCTTCCCACCATTCACTACCTACCAACAACGGGGATACCTGAAGAAACCACGCCAAGATACATGTCAACATGCCAATAACAATAGCCGATAGGATCTTAGCCCACTTGTGGGTATCGATATACGGTACTACCTTAGCTAGCTGGGTAGCTGACATCGTGACGAAAGCCATGATACCGGTAAAGGTAGTCAGATCAATAGTAATAGACCCTTCTGATGGGATTACCTCTTGCGCCATCAAAGCGAATGGCGTCAATAACATAGCAAATAAAAACAACAATCTTTTCATATCTAAAACGTTTAATAATTTAACAAATATAGCATTAATTCTGGGTTCTGCTCATACCTTTTATATTAAGACTTAATCCCGGTATCATGTTAAGCACCAACTGCCTTTTCGCTTGCTCCCTACGCATACGCTCGGCTTCCGCTATCTGCGCCTCTGATTGGGGATCATTCTTGATGTTATTAGCGATATCCTCTATAGTTTTCCTGTTGGCGCCGGATTGAGCTAGCATCTTATATAACAGGTCTTGACCTTCCTTCTCCCACCAGCTATCCACGGCAGGATGGGAAGCCAAAGAAGGATCGGCGGGGGCTACCGTCTCAGGCACGGGCTGCTGACCTCCGTCCCCCGTGCCCGAATCCCGCTGCCCGAACTCGTATCTCATTGGCTCGTTCTCCGGGACACCGTATCTGTTGGAGAACATATCGGCGAACTCAAACCGCTTCTCGTTTCTTAATGTCGATCCAAGGGGTCTTCCGTATCCTTGATTCCATGCTACGGTAGCGTCCTTATAATTCGTGGCGTTATCAAAATCAGCCTTCGAATACATATAGTAATTATATATATTGCCTTGAGCGTCCTTATCAAAGAACTTGCCTTGGTTCATGTAGTTCCAACCTAGCCCCGGTACACGACCTTGATACTCATCCACAAGATAATCCAGTTGTTGGGTCAATGTCGGTTTCTTACCATACCTGCGCTGTAGCTCCTTCTTCCTCGGTCCAAGCCATTGTTGGATGCCAAAATCACCGGCGGCTCCTAGGGCTTCGGTGTCCCCTCCGGACTCGGCGGCGATGTTCGACAGGATACCGATAGCTTGCGTTTGTGGTATTCCCTTCTTGTCGGTCAGATAATCCCATATCTCGTCATATACAGCCATCTTACTATCCTCTGATCTACGAGGATCAATTACATACTTGCCAGAACCATAAGCCCTCCCTGTATTTACCGAACCTCCTCTATCCTTTTTATCAATACTACCATCTATCTTAAATACATCCCCATTCAAAAGAAACTGGACAGCGGGATTGAAATCATATACATCCCTATATCTGTATCCGCCCATATCCTTGTCACGATATATCGTATAATCACCAAGTACACTATGAGGACCCGTCTCGTTCTTATCAAGTCTACGATCCCTATAATTATACTCATTCACGACACCATACCCCTTATCATAAAGAGACCTCAACCCTTTTATATTCATCTCGTCCGCTGATATGGCACCCTCTCTTACCCTTTTCAGATCCTTATATTCCCTCTGAATCCTCTCATACTCCTCTGGATCGGCATCACTTAAAGCTTTTATAAGTCCTTCATTGTATTCCTTAGTTTCCTTATCAAACAGACTCCTATTCACATCAATCCTATTCCTTACGATAGACGAATCAGGTATCATCCTATTAGATAATTCCTTTCGTATACTATACGTACCATCACCATTATCTATCAATACAGACTCATCGTAAGGGAGTTTATTGTATTTAGCCCAAGCCTCATCACTAGTTCTTGTGCCTAAATCATCATTATCACTATCGCCATATAACTTGTTATTAAAATCACCAGATATATATTTCCCGAACATCTTCATAAAATGAACAGGATACTCATACCATTCCGGATTCTTCCCCATAGGATCTATTGATGAATACGCAGCTTTATTTATGCGAGTAGGGCCATCAGTATACCTTGAATTAGCGATATCATATATTATTGACAAAACCGGGTGAGCAGAAGCTACGTAATTATCCAATACCCTGCTCCCGAATCTAGGTCTATCAAGAACAGACTCTCTTGTTTCTCCTCCATCTTGCTTCCTCTCAATTTTTTCTCCCCATAGCCCATATTTCTTCCTAGGCCATATGCCATCTATGGCATCCACATAACCAACGGGATGCTCCCCTTCCAGACGCCGGTTCCGTCGCTCGTCCGCAGGGTACAGGGCGTTGGCCAACGGCTGCGTGATATAACCCAATCCCTTATCTTTGGATCTCGACATAGCGTCCACCACAGTCTGATATATAGGTCTTAATTTCTCAGGCAAATACAATCCCGCCTCATCAACCAGCTCGCCTATCTTCTTATTTATACCCCTAATGCTGAAATTATAATTACCCATGCCATTATTCAACGGAGACAACGCACCTCTTATCCCATTCATACCCTTAACAGCAGCTCCTCCACTAAGGATATCAAACTCCGGGGATACGTTCTTTAAAGGATCATCATTCATACCCCTAAAATACATGGGACGCTCACCTCTTACAACACGATCAAGATCTTCCTTATACAAATCCTTTATCCATGAAGGGATTTCCTCTTTCTTATCTTTCTTAGCCATAAATCACGTTTTCTACAAAGATATACATAATCGGATGCAGGATAAAACAATAGGAGGGTACATGATTCATATCACCTACCCTCCTACACCCTCAATGCATATGATAAGCCGCCAGAGCTTTCTTGGCCAAATCCCTCGACTTATACTTCGCCGGCCATAACTTTCCAGTTTTGTTACTAACCACCCTCCAATCACTTCCTACTTTCTTGATGCACCCCGATTTAGGGCACTTGCCTGAGTTCTTGGTAACCTTCCTTTTTTGAATCATAACATTAAATTTTTGTTACGGTTATATTATAATCACTCGAATTTATTACTACTTGTTTCAACTCAATATTCGAAAAATCAACCATAACCAAGGATATATTACCATACAAAAAATTAGTTATAACATCACTTGTAGAAGCGGCTACATCGCCACCCATTTCGACTTTATAATACACATACATATGCTGTTTATTAATAATACAGCTTTTTATCTTATCGAAACCTTCCTTGGTAGTATTTTTCTTAAAATCAATTCCTTCTAAAATATAACTTGAGATATCCACTCCAGAAGAACCTATCTCCTTATAAGTCCCATCATCCATCAAAGCCTTGGTCCCTGTACCGGCCGTAGAGAAGTTGATGCCCCTGTTATCTCCGACTGGGTCACCACCAATCGTTAAGGATATGTCCTTGGTTTGGTTAGATACCGATTGTACGGTATGACTGGTGACAATGGACGTATGGGTAAGGTCGCTGGATATATTGATCATTACATGATAAGATACAATGACCCCAGCTCCCGTATTGCATCCAGAGCGCAACATGGCTTGAATATTCCCGGATGAATCCTTAATTAATATCAAGTCCCCAACCCCATACGTCGATGATGCTCCGGATAAAAGATATTGAATTGGTATATCAACCTCACATTTAGAAGCTATTATATCATATTTCGCTTTGGTAAGGGTAAATTCCTTATCAAAGCCCAAATTAAATAATATAGTTCTAAAATCATCCTCGCTATCGAGATTATCGCCCAAGAAGCCCGGCTCATGAACATCTATATCCTGTCATGTGCCGTCACCACGAAGAAAGGCTGTACGCTTCTCCGCGGCGGGAGCCGGCACCAATCCCGCAGCGCCAGCCCCGGACGCCGTGGCACCAACCATATCCTTGACCTTATCAAGCCTGCTGTCTATTTGATTACCATCGTACTTACCAATAAAATCTTCCATATCATTTCAATATATAAGAAGAGGCGGCAAATACCCCCCCCCATATGTTAATAAATCAATAAATTTTCTCATCATTACTAAACCATCTTACTATCATCTTGAACCGGCTCTCAATGTCATTCACGAACCTTGCCAAGAACCAATCGCCACGAAGACGATCACGCCACCTCCGGTGATAATCGACAGCCCTGGGGTCGATCTCCCGGCCAATATCGTTCACGTCCTTAACCCATACCGGTAGGTTATTAGTATCGTCTTTAACCTCGTTGAAGTAGTCGTTGATATTGATCTTCTGGTCCACTTCCGTCACCAGTATATCACGGCTATCGTCATTGGTTACAGGATACCTTAACCGCTGGCTCATGTCGTTCTTATCGGCGATGGTCATCCTAAGCTCTCCACTGTTGTTGGTATCGTTATAGAACCATGCCTTATTAAATCCAGTTGTTCTTCTAACCTGATAATTAACCTCATCCTGATACCTTCTGGCATCCATCCTATATTGGTAGTTCGTAAGGATCTTATTCACATACTGCTCACGTACCGGGACTTCTACAACAAACGGATATAGCTTACCATAAAATACCTGATACGATTGATTGGTTAAGCCATGAGACCACAATCCCACTTCTCGACTATCACTAGAATAGTTCTTACCAGACTGAAAATAATGCTGGTGCTCGATATAATAATCAGGGGTGTAGGATAAATATGATTTCCACTCACCCTTCAAACAATTATATCCAACGGTAAAGGAAACATCCGTGAAATGGCTGGTGTCCGAAAGCTCCACCGCCTGCCCGTTCCTGTAGAACCGGCCTCCCCTGAATTGGTACTCGCTTGGATTCCCTACCGGTATGTAATCCCTCTTGGTTATCAATACCCTCTTGAAACGATTATCCCAACCCATGGACAGACCTATACCAAAGAACTTGTTATCGATATCATAATAAGACAGCTCAGCATCCGTATCGGCGTTATATATCCGGCTACGGATGATCTTCATCTGAAGATGTTCCTTAAACCAGTTTCTAAGCCCCGGTGTGACCTCCGTAAGATCCCTGCCATTAGAATCTACCTTGAATACCTGACCACGCCTTAAATCGACCCAAAAATGCCCAAACTCGCAACTGATCATATCCCGGCTCTGGGTTCCGGAATATCCTAACGTCGTATTATTATACTCGATACCACGAGAGGCGAAAAGACCACCCGTACCTAGCTCGCTATTCTCCGGGGATATTCTCTCCGCCAACACGTCTATGGCGTTATATAACCCTACCTGATTCTCGAAGCGAGCCAGTATCTGATCCGACTCTATCCCCTTCATGCTTATGAGTTTCCCAAATGAGGTCTTGAACTCATGGTAATCCATAGGCTTGTACGACAGCCAAGGGTCGGTCATGCCGTTCTCCGAAACGTCGGCGGTGCTCCATATGACGCCGTTGGGTCTTTGGTAAGCGCAGTCCCAAAAATTGCTATCATACGTCTCTGGTAATGACCTTCCGCCTAGCGTAAAACGATTCTTGTACACAGGACTCATCTTAAACACATTATCCCTTGATATAGGGACATTACGCTCTTGGGTCCATGATATATAATCCCCTACTTCTGGATAGAAACCCTCATAAGGCTCAGACCCAGCTATACGGAAATTACAATTAATCTCAGACTCCACTAGAAACTGAGGTATGCCGTAAAAATACAGAAAGAAACGACCACTAAGATACATATCCCCGGTCTTGCAAGCCATCTCATAAGCGCTCTTACGGCTAGGGAACGAATATAGCGATCCAGTATCCGTGTCAGTCTTATTAAGATAATCCTCCCCGGTATCATAATTAACAAAATAACGTGGATACCCGATATTCCTATAGTCATAGTAAGGGAATGGTATCATATCTCCCTGACCAAACTGGGTCAAGTAAAACATAGGCATTTTTCTTTTAAGCGAGAATCTGGATATAAACACATCACCTCCAAAAACAGGTTTACGCTTACCCTCATCCATCAACCCGCAACCACCTAACGATACCCATCTGATATCCTCTATCTGCCCGTATTGAGCCGGAGAATATTTCTTTATCCTCATATAGGGGCAGGATACGAAAGATTCACGTGTCATAAAATGAGGCGTCATACCAGCCACCTCGTCGTTACGAATATTACACCCATCCTGAATACGGCTGGTATCATAACTTGAAACCAACTCCGGATATTCAAGCATATACTTATCCATACCAAATGACATGAACAACGAATGCTCACGATCGAGGTTGTTTATGACAATAGGCTTACCGCCTACGGTCTCCCCTTGCGAAGAGATATCTGTTACCGGATATAACCCGCTCTTGATATATTTAGCCGTTGACAATCCACGTAACTCTGACTCCCCTATTTTTTGGTAAAATAAATTATAATGAGCGACAGAAGTATAGTAATAAGCATAGTTCCGTCTAGGTCCCCTATCTATCAATGCCGTTAACCACTGATACCTATACTTGCCTATATCCACCACGGACTGGGCTGTGGCCTTGGCGATACCTGTAGCCAGACGGATAGCCGTCAGCGCTATGCCGGCAGGGTTGGCCAAAAACATCACGCCTCCACCGACATATTGCTGTGAAGCCGACTGATATGTATACTCAGCTATAGCGGATATTAAATTAGCCATAGCCTCCACCGTAGCCAATGACGTTGCCATACTATAAGCCTTATCTCCTAATATCGTCCATTTAGGGTGATCCTCCACCTCCCTGAATATACCAGAGGATTTACCTAATTGATAACCATCAACAAGGCACTCAGTGGGAGCGTCAGGCTTGTTGAAGGCAATATCAGGGCTTAAGAATGAATACCAGATATTACCCTTCCTGTTAAACGGATGCGTTATAAAATTCTCACGATTAATATCCTTATAGATATACATATCATAAGACAAATCGTTGTAAGGATAATTAGGATAAAGGTTAGCCGATCCGTCGGGATCATCGTACTTAAACATATCATAAGCCAGACCCGTACCAATAACACTCTTATCCAAGGCCCTATCTCCACGATATAGCTCGTATCCGATTATAGAGTCACGTCTAGCCTTATCTATAAGACCATTCTCTACCGCTATATCCAGAAACTCATTAACGATATCGTCATCAAGCATCACCCCCATAGGATAAATATAGGAGTCAACTCCATATTGACCGGTCAGTTGAGACGGATTACCCATAAAAGGAGCGACAGAGTTATCAGGGAACTTGTAATGACGTATAGGTTTCTGACAAAATGTGGTTGACGTATTGGGGTACTCAGCGTTATCCCCATTACCGGTGAAATAAGACTTACCCTCAACGGATTTAGGAGACCCATAGTATTTCGTCAAAGAATCTATTATATCCTTCCTCTTCGATCCTCCCGATGATATCCCGATCTTACTTGAATCATACAACTCAAAATTAGCCGGATACTTATTGGTAGACTCCCAATATCCGAAATCACCATACTGATATGGTCTGGGAGCGCAATCAGCGGGTTTATCTCCACATGAGATACATTTCGCCTCATAGGTAACAAATCTTCTTAATTTCAATTCTTTCGTGAAGAAGAATACGTATTTCACCTCCAGTGGCCGAATGCCAAAACAGAACGGGGCGGGGAAGATGGCGGTGCCGGCCGTATAGAATCCGGCAAGCTCCTTCATGTCCTGCCTCATGGCGAAACCGGTGAAGAACACACATACCGCTGGCTCGATGCAAACATATATCTTATGGAAAGTAGTCTTGTCATCATTCCAGAACAAGTACTTTGGCATCATAAATATCTTATGATCCACGTAATTCACTATAACACCTTTCTTGGCATCATTAGCCAAAGGATTAGGAGCCACGGTACCTTCCTTATCCGAGAAAAATGTTATACGAACCTTGTTGTATGATGATGAGTCACCGATCGGATAATTATAGTTACCCATCATCTCTATATACATAATACCGTTATCAGGATCGGATAAACCGCTTACGTATTTTTCGTAATCCAACTCCACCCATCTGGCGTATGAGGATACATGTGGATAGAACTTGAAATAAGTCAAGTTGCTTCTACCGAACCAATTGGTCTTGGCGTCAATATCATTCTGCACAGACACACGATCTTCCCAATCAGTAGATATGCCGGTATTGAACTTAGAGTTATCACCATCACCAAAAAGACACATGGCGTTCTCAATACCAAACTGACTCTCATATTGGGGGAAATAAGCCTTCATCGTATCCATTAACCGATCAAGCATCGTCTCCGTATGCTTCTTTCCTTCCCATCCGGGATATTGATACAAATATGTGCACTTACCCAATGACCTACCTCCTTGGAACGTTGGTAGTTGCACATCGTCAATAGTAGGATTCACGTAAGGATCACCTACCGAACACCCATTAGTACATACACCCTCATCATATAACTGCCGGACATTAGACATATCCTGACACAAGACCAAGGCGGAAGAATCTATATCAGACGGGAATTTGTCCTCATCCTGACCATCCAGCCATTCTTGAACCAGATCTATGATATTCTTACCTCCACTGGAGTAATTATCGAAATCACACAATACAGGAAATTTCCTTTGTGACTCGGCGTTACTTTGTATTAAGGTGGTAGGCTCTGTCTCCGTATAATCACTAGCCAACTTATATGTAAAATCAATCCTAGAATCCACCAAAGAGTTTTTATCCAATATAGTCATGGTCTCTATCCTCTCGATATCATCACATCCACTAGGGAAATCGGGAGCCTTTATACCGTCTTGATCCTCTGGCAATGATATAGCAGCGCATAACTCGTCAGTAATACCTACATTGGATTCTATAAGATCACACAGATTCTCTATATTGTCAGCAATATAATCAATAGCATCATCTACCGTAACATCTTCCCCCATTGTGTTGATAACGAATTGGGTCTCTCCTACCGTGGCATATTCCTGCTCTACATATCTGAGTTGCTTAACATCTAGCTGATTCTTGCATTCTCCCCCAAAATCATCAAATCCCCAAGACGGGTCGTTTATGATCTTTGCCGTATTCTTAAACTGCCAAAGATAACGGCGGCTGTTCCCGGCGCACTGCGGGTTGTTCTCCAATACCGAAGCCGCTGATAGGTCTTCAGAGTTGCCGTCCTCATCAACGATAACCCCCATCTCCTCCCTTGTGGCCGGACGAGGGATAAGCGGGAATCTAGCCGTCCTGTATCCTGTATTGGTAAAGAATCTTATACCCAACGGATATACCTCGTCACGCATGAAAGAGGCGTATTTAGAGCAAGCCACACCGTCTTTATATAGATTCTCCGTGGCTATCGATGTCTGCCATTTAACGAAATGACCCAAGAAATTAACGACCGGTTGAAGATTCCATTCATTCTCCACGGTCAAGCCGTATTGAAGAAGACGATTCCCGACAGACGTCATGCCTCTGGCTGTCTTATATACCGGTATTTCCTTGGATAACTTCTCCATGGTCGTACGCTCGCTATATTGATCCGTAAGGTAATAGATGGTCCTTTCCGTTATCGGATGTATACCTTCTATGAAATACTCAAGAACCGGGCTTTGCTCACCATTAAACCCAACCGTGTTCTGTATAACACCTATCTTATAATGAGATACCTGCTTATCTATATTGGATACAGTAAGGCGGATACCCATATTGGTTGACCTACCCCATAAACCATCGCGAATAACCATATCTTGACGATCGAATAACATGATTGGGTTGGTCAATGAGCAATATCCGGTCTTCTCAATCCCGAACTCATCGCACAACGCCACGCAGAACTGGTAGGTCCCGGCACGCAGGCTCCCCCCGAACTCCACGACCTCAGGCTCCACGCACGGGGCCGTCAGCAACGGGAACACCAGCAGCTTCTCGCAGGCCAGCCTACACCTCTCTATTGGTTTGTCATCCCCACATGTCTTATACCCATGATAATGATACCAAAAGTCACCATCATCATCCGGATTAAGAGCCTTATCGACCATAACATATCGCTGGGGATTATATCCATCGGTCCAGTATATCACCTTCCCGCATTTCTCGTCCTTGATCTCTATATCGAAGATCGGATGATGAATGGAGAAATTAAGACAAGGGTCATCAACCCAGTCCTCTATCAGGACCTCCATCAAATCACATATCTCATCAAAACGACCATCCGACTCCTCAAGCCTCTCGCCAAGGATACGATGGATGTCCTTTCCCGATCCAGCCAATTGATCCTCAACGGTCTTGATATAATCCAATGACCGCATGAACGTGATCTTAGACGTATTATCATCCGGATTGGATAGAAAGAAATAAGTGTTATCACCAGCTACGTCATTCTTATACCCAATAACCTTATAGCCATCAAATCGCTTACATAAAAGGGTACTAGGCTCGTTCTGGATCTTAAGCTGGCTTCCATCGTCACCCTCTATGGTAGCGTTCAAGGCGAAACTATATTCAGACGGGGATAGATCCTGTGGATGCTTATCCCTGTTCATCCCGGAGTCGGGAACCGCTATGTTAGAGTTATTTTGCACGACATTATCTTTTTCGCAAATATAATAAATCCACCAGATAATCACTTATGTGGCGGATTCTAATAAACAGTACGTATTATGCAAAACATTCAAATCGTACAAAAATAAAAAATCCTCCAGACTTTCACAAGTCAGGAGGAGAACTAAATACTTTTAAACGCTCGTATAAAGTACAAAAACACAACAATTACAAATTTTTACCCATGTAGTTCGATTGCTTATCGGCATCCTCTACAGATATGTAAAAGAAACCGTTAGTCACGTATCTCTCATTGACATCCACAAAATCAGTAGATCCTTTATCCACTCCTTTCTTCGATCCCTCATCACACACAGCTACCAGACTATTAAAGTCATTGGAATAACCTACGACTACACCGTGTATATCCCGATTTCGAGGATCGAATACGTACCTCATCTTACATCTGTCATAAGCTAACTCTAAAGAGCTTTTGCTTAACCTCTCATCTAATCCAGCACCCGCTACCAAGGCCAAAACGCTCTTTGATATGTCACTCATGGTGGTATCCTTGGTCGGAGCCTTAGGCATAGAAACGCCTTCCATGACAAAATCCAACGCCTTATCTACAAGACCATCGAAATCATCATCTCTTATATAATCCTTAAGTACCTCCAGTATATATAACCGGACATGGAGTTCGTTATTTACATCATTCAATGTGACCATAATACTAGTTTTCGGCAAAGCTAGATTATTCCTGCGCAATAAAAGATCAAATATGTCATAAGTAAAGGACTAAAAAACAAAAAAAACTCCCCATCCTCACGGATGAGAAAGCTGATAGATATTTGTATTATGAAAAAGAATAATTACTCACCTATTCTTACAATACAGTCACGAGACTCCTTGTTGTAGATCATCGTGCCTACCTTAGAATACAAGGTCTTTATATTTTGCCAATTATCCTCACCATGGGCGGATACGTTGGTAGGGGTATCACCGGTATAAACCTCCTCGCCTCCGATATTGACAAAATCATATCCACGTTTCTCCATAGAACCGCCCTTATATGCCGTGAACCTGATAGTGACATTACCTTTCTCACGACCACCATACCAGTTACCGTATATACTACACCTGATCTCAAGAGGTAATTTATCATAATTATCGCCATCCAACAACGGCCCCATCTGGATCAAGGCGGCCTCATTACCTGATTCCATGTTATCACCACCGTGGATAAGATAATCACCTACCCGCTCCTGCGCGGTCTGGGACTGTTTACTCCAACCAACCAGCTTGCCGTCCACGTCCGGGAGGCCGGTGTTATCGAAACCGGTAGCCGTGTCAAAGTCAATGCCGTCCTCGTCAGCCCAGATATACCTAAGCACAAGGTAATCGAACTCCGGGATGATCACCACCGGGACGGACTCCTGCCTGCACACGAACGTCTTCTCCTCCTTGGTTCCCTCTTTTATAACCTTATACGTTACCTGACGTATCTCACCAGTCTCATTGATATCAGCGGTAACCTTAACCCCAGCAGGACCAGTACCACTTGTCTTGTCTAAATGTATCCAATCATTTTTCTTTGCCATATTATCTTTTTTCTTTTTAAAAACGTATATTCGCATCATAATCGCGGGGTGGAGAAGAGGTATCTCATTAGGCTCATAACCTAAAGATCGAGGGTTCGATTCCCTCCCCCACAACTAAACCAATTTGATATACTTATCAAAAGCATTAGGCCACATCCGCTCATAAGACAACATCCTTCTCCTATTATCCTCAGCCAACTCCCGATAATCATTTAACGTGATCATCGACATCTTAAGCTCCTTCATAGCCCTAGCGAACTTACCCGGCTCCTGCTGAGCATATAATTTATAAGCGTCACCAGCGCCTTGTATCAAGCCATTCACGGCGGCATTCTCGAAGATCTTCATCTTGATATACGTCTCGACATAATCCTCAAGGTATCCTAACGCCGTTTCAGGTATATATGGGAGACCGTCATCATCCTTAGGTGTAGCACGATATATGATATAAATAAATCCATCAAACCCTGTATACATAGTATTGCCGGATATAGTTATATCATAATTATCCCAATCGTACTTATCCCGATACTTGTCAGCGGCGCAATCACGCCTCAACCCACGACCTATCGATAACCTTACGGGATGATGGTAATGGAAGCGAACCTCGTGAGACCCGATATATATCTTCTCCGTGATCGTCTTCTCAAACTCCTCCTTACAGCACTCGGTGCAGGAGTTCCAACGAAACCCACGCTCGGTGCGCTCGACCCAGCCGATCTCGTGTTGGAGGTCAGCCTTAGCCTTGTCGCCGCCCGGAATCTCACAGACAAGAGGCTCACACCTATAGGCGTCAAGCATGTCGAAAAAATCAGAAGGCAATACCGCCTGTTTGTTGCTGGTCTTGACAACCGCCTCGGACATGACGGCTATAACACCCCCGAACCTTTTCAAGGCGATCTCAGCCCACCTATAAACAGATGAGGTATCTATAGCCCCGCTATCATCGTATTTATGTAAATCGGCCTTGATCTCGGCCAATAAGCCCTTTATCGTCATATTTAAGTCTTTTGCACAAAGATATGTATTTGAATCCGTGATACAAAAAAAATCCAGTCTACCCTCACGGGCTAACTGGATCACAAAAACTTCTACAGTTTGTAAACCCATTTAACTCCAAATACCTTACTCTCCGATTCAACTTCCCTGTACAAGAACTTATATCTCCTTCCAGACTCCATAGCCAGTCTGCACTCCTTGTTTAACGCAGGAGAAATATAGAGATGGAAATACCTGTTCCTTGGCATGAAATCAATACACGTATGGACATAAGAATATCCACCCGTCCCACGTCTGTTAATAGTACCAGTAAGCTTATTTAGATATATCTTACGATTGGGATTGATCTTATGGCATAGATAGCCGATGTTGTTTATATAAACTCCACCCTCATTCTCCAGATACTTATCACGTATGACCTTCCATATCAAGGACTGACATTCGAGAATATCATTCTTGTCCACGATCGTATGTTTCCTTCTCTTACCGTTCTTAGACATAATAGATCTATAAAATCGGAGAAAGTACTGATCAAGTATTTTAAATGACTTTGTTTTCATAGTTGTAAATTTTATAGAAAAACATAGTAATTGCTATAAAATCCTAGACGCTTCATCGCAGCTCGTAACCTCGCTGCTCTGCGTCCGATTAGAGAGGATGTCAACTCCTACCCTCTGTATATTTATCGCAGCATTCAAATCCCTGTCAATTTGAGTGCCACAATTTTTACATTCAAAAACCCTATCCGATAAGGTTAAGTCTTCTTTCTTCCATCCGCATCTAGAACATGTCTTTGATGACGGGAAGAATCTGTCTATTACAATAAGCTTTTTCCCATACCAATCACATTTGTATTCCAACATGCTTCTGAACATCGAAAAACTTGTATCAGATATAGCTTTTGATAATTTATGATTTGACAACATCCCTGAGACATTCAAGTCCTCTATACAGATGACATCATAGTTATCAACAAAGAAAGTAGTTATATTATGCAAAAAGTAATTTCTTCTATTAGCAATCCTGTTGTGCAATCTTGCTATTCTTAGCCTATTCTTCCTGTACCTATTACTACCCTTCCTTTTTCTGCTTAAATATCTCTGAGCTTTAGCTATTTCAGATTGTTTCTCTCTGAAAAACTTTATATTATCAATTATAGTGTTATCAGATAACGTGGCAAAAGACTTCAGCCCTAAATCAACCCCTACTGATTTACCTGTTTTTGGCTTATGGCAAATGGCTACATCAATCGATATAGATACAAAATACTGATTGCAGCAATTTTTAGATACTATACATGAAAGTATTTTTGAGTCATCCGGAATAATTCTATCAACTGACATTTTTACCCATCCTATTTTTTCTAACCTTATCTTATTCTCTTTAATTGAAAATTTCTGATTAGGAAGTCTATAAGACTGGTTCCTTGATTTCTTTTTGAAAGAAGGTCTATGTATTTTCTTCTTTCTTGTCTTTGAAAAGAATTGTTTGGAGGTTTCTTGAAAATCCCTTATCTTTTGCTGTATAGCTGCCACAGAAACATCATTTAACCAAGGTTTGTCAGCTATTAAATCAGATTTGGTAATTACCTTAGGTTTAGGATTATTTTCCTTATCATAAGAATTAAAAGACTCGACATTAGTATTCCAAATTACACGGATACATCCAAAGGTCTTAGAAAGCAATACTTCCTGAGACCTGCTGGGATATATCCTGTATTTGAAAGCTTTAATCATTATTCCCTAGCTCCTTGATAAGTTTTTCCGTATTCTTTTTACTTCTTCTTTGCCCATACAGTCTTGCCGTAAACGATGTTATTATTGAAACAAAATCCTTCATCAGGTCATCCCTGTCGTTATTTTGAGCATTAACAACTTCTATCGTCCTACCGTCAAGTTCTAATAACTTTTGTATATAATTCATTCCGAATCGACTAAACCTATCATAATGTTCAACAACTATCCTGGTTATTGATTTATCTAAAAGCATTGATTCAAGCTTCTTCCTATTGTCGTTCAACCCGCTCCCTATCTCGCAAACTACTTTATCAACCTTATATCCTTTTGCTGCGCAATAAGATAAAAGTCTTTCTTTTTGTCTTTCAAGATTTGATTTGTTCTCAGAAGAAGACACCCTGCAATAAACCGCTACTCTTTGCTCCTTATTTTCATCAATTACAACAAGTATATGGCCGTTTGGAGTCTTTTCATACTTCAAATTCCCTGATTTTATCCGATTCCATATAGTCCTATATGTAACCTTTTCTATTTTTGCGTATTGACTTATCTTTAATTTCATGACATAAATATAGAAACATTTCTATGATATTGCAATAAAATACCATGAAATTAATAAATTTTAATAATACAAGAAATTTATACACAAAAATACACCGCCTGCACCAAGGACGAGGCAAACAGGATAGCCGACAGCAACCTACAGTCAGACGGTATCTCTTACGCTAATGGATTAGCTCAGGCCGATAGATGCGATTGCCCACAAACGTGGAGCGCCAACGCTATGCTGAGCGGTGATCCTTGTAATGGCCTGTCTGGTTCTACATCTGCATTAAGGTGCTCCTATGAAGTGTCTTACAATAATCAATGTGGATCATCTAAATCAATAACTGTAACTGTTACTGGTAGGGATGATCATGGACAAACCGTTACGGCTGGAAGTACTACCGTCAGTATACCTACTGGGTCTGGTAAAAAAAACGGTGTCATAGGTTTTGATTTAGGAGTACAATGTGGATCCATAAGTGTTTCTGGGGGAGGATCTGGGAACTGTTAAGATTCTGATGTATAACAAAAAAGGAGAGGCTAATAAGTCTCTCCTTTTTATTAAAAAACCATAACAGCAGTGATTGTCAACAATTACCTGAATCATGATCAGAGATTGTTACATCTCCACATACCACTTCTCGGCTAAAATATACACTTCCACTCTTGGTTCCGGATCCTGCGGGAATTGTAAAGCTAGCGCTATTGACTTGCTCTTCTCCGTTTTGTGTATACCCTATACCACTCACAGAACCAGATATAGATCTACCACATTGATTATTATACGTAATCGTAAATCCTCTTGATGTGACAAGTTGTTCATGACTCATGCAATCATTATTCATAGATACAGACCATGACCACGTCTTTGTTGGCTCCGGGCAATCGCATCTATCGGCCTGAGCTAATCCATTAGCGTAAGAGATATCGTCTGACTCGATGTGAGTTTAGCTTATTCAATGCGCATTGTTTATATATTAATTAAAATCATTAATATTGTATCGTTAATATTAATACATTAAGTTATGGCTTGCAATAAGAAAAAGAAAATGGCTAATGGAGGCAAGATCTCCGAGAAAAAGAAACCTCAACTGAAATGTGGAGGCAAGGTTAAGAAAAAGAAGTAATAACCGGAGGGGTATATCCCCTCCTTAGTATTTCATGCATGAAAAATTCAGAATTTGTATCTAGGATCATGAATGACATGAACTCCATCAATAAGGACGCTCATGTCAGTAGAAGATGGATATTGTCCATAGGCAGGCAAAAAGCAAGGTCTTATATAGCCCAGAAATACGCTGACGGTACTTTGTTCGGCGAGGAATCATTATATACCCATATCAATTGTCTGGAGATGGAGAGAGTCCGGAAGGTTGATTGCTGTTTTGATGAGTTCAAGTTATGCCGGATTCTTATGAGATCTAAGAAAAGGTTGCCCGATATGATATATACCCGTATAGGTCCGGCTATTATAAAGGTATCGAACATCATGGATGATATCATATTCACTCCTATATCGTTAAGAAAATACGCTAATAATAAGGAACGTAAATATGGTAATATAGATCAATACTATTATTACGTCAATGATGGATATATCTATATACCTGATATAAATATAGAGGCTATAAACGTGGATCTTATAACCCTTGACAGGAAAGCAGCGTTAGAGCTAGGGGGATGTGGAACGAAAAAAGATGATCCATGTATATCTCAATGGGATTATGATTTCATATGCCCTGATAAGTTACTGGAATATGTGGTATCTGAGACGTTAAGAGAGACGATAACCAAATTGCAGATCCCCACGGACGAGAATCCGGATATGGATATTAACAAGAAAACTCAAAAGATTCAGTGATGATAAATATAATAAGGTCAATAATTAATTTCTTCGGTTTCAATGATGCCATAGTTGATGGTATAGGCGAAAGAGGAATGAGGGATAGCTCAATCATAAAATATAATGAGATACATGATATGTATGATGAGATTATAAAGGATCTTGGAGAGATGTCAGCATACGTATCAAAGAACTATATCTATGATAAGATAAAAGACAAAACAGGTTTTAGTACAAGGCATATTAGTAGGATATTTAATCATACTAAGAAAAGAGATCTTAGATTTATCTAAAAAGGAGAGGCTAATCAACCTCTCCTTTTGTTTTTAACATCCTCCACCTTGACTTGGGTTAGAGATATACATATTTGTGGCGTTACTTACGCAATCACTACCTCCGGATACTGTTCCCGATCCTGGCGGTATCGTAACGGTCTTGGTAGTGAAGAAATATTCCACATCTCCGAACGGTTCGGATCTAGTATAATACACATCGAGTGAAGCTGATTTAGATTTTCCACATGGATTATCGTAGCTTACCGATATACTTAAACATTGACCGTTGAAACTTCCACTAGCGTAAGCGCTCCACGTCTTTGTTGGCTCCGGGCAATCGCATCTATCGGCCTGAGCTAATCCATTAGCGTAAGAGATACCGTCTGACTGTAGGTTGCTGTCGGCTATCCTGTTTGCCTCGTCCTTGGTGCAGGCGGTGTATTT